ACCAAGCAAGATCTGCACAATACCAGTCGTAGCACTAGTAGCTATCAAGACCGGCTTCCGGAATGTCCCGACAGCAGTAGGAGCAGTAGACGTCAGAAGCCCAGCAATAGAATCAGATAAGTAATATCTAACGCCATCAGTTAGACCGGAAAGACCAGTGATCTCTCCAGCATAAACTACTGTGAACGAAGAAGCATCAGCATCCTGGATAACACCAGCAGCCTCAGCAGTGTCAACATCATCGGCCTGAGCTAATTCCCAAGTACCACCAACATCTCTATAGACTACATCCCCAGCCGAGAAAGAATTAGCTTGACTAATCTCCTGTATCGTGTTACTAGGTCCAGTTGGGCCAGTAGGCCCTGTATCGCCAATTGGGCCTTGAGGACCAGTAGCACCATCAGCACCATCAGCGCCATCAGCACCGGCAGGACCCTGATCACCCTGAGCACCAGTAGGTCCAGTCGGACCAGTAGGTCCAGTAGGTCCAGTCGGACCAGAAGCACCAGTTCCAGTCGGACCAGTAGCTCCAGTCGGACCAGTAGGACCAGTAACGCCAGTCGCTCCGGTCGGACCAGTAGGTCCAGTCGGCCCAGTCGGACCGGTAGCTCCAGTCGGGCCAGTCGGACCAGTAGCTCCAGTCGGGCCAGTCGGTCCAGTAGGTCCAGTAGGTCCAGTTGGTCCGGTTGGGCCTGTGCCACCTGGTCCGGTCGGTCCGGTTGGGCCTGTACCACTAGGTCCAGTTGGGCCAGTTGGTCCGGTTGGCCCTGTATTCCCAGGTCCAGTTGGTCCGGTTGGGCCTGTACCACCTGGTCCGGTTGGTCCGGTTGGGCCTTGTGCGCCAGTTGCTCCTGGAGAACCATCAAGACCATCAGTACCGGCAGGTCCAGTTGGCCCGGTTGGACCTGTACTCCCAGAACCAGTTGGGCCGGTTGGGCCAGTTGGGCCGGTTGCTCCTGTACTGCCGGGTCCGGTCGGTCCAGTTGGGCCAGTTGGGCCTGTACCCCCAGGTCCAGTTGGTCCGGTTGGCCCTGTACTCCCAGAACCAGTTGGGCCAGTTGGTCCGGTTGGGCCTGTACCGCCAGGTCCAGTGGGACCGGTTGGTCCAGTTGTTCCTGCACCTGTAGGACCAGTTGGGCCTGTACCGCCAGGTCCAGTGGGACCGGTTGGTCCTGTACTCCCAGAACCAGTCGGGCCGGTTGGTCCAGTTGGACCGGTTGCTCCTGTACCACCTGATCCGGTTGGTCCGGTTGGTCCGGTTGGGCCTTGTGCGCCAGTTGCTCCTGGAGAACCATCAAGACCATCAGTACCGGCAGGTCCAGTTGGGCCTGTTGGTCCGGTTGTCCCTGCACCTGTGGGGCCAGTTGGGCCAGTTATTCCGGTCGGTCCAGTAGGTCCGGTTGTTCCTGCACCTGTGGGGCCGGTTGGACCAGTTATCCCTGCACCTGTGGGACCGGTTGGGCCGGCTACACCAGTTGGGCCAGTAGGTCCTGTGCCTTCTGGGCCAGTTGGGCCAGTTACGCCAGTTGGGCCAGTAGGTCCTGTGGTTCCTGTGCCTGTGGGTCCAGTTGGGCCGGTTGTTCCAGCTATGCCGGTTGGGCCTGTTGGGCCGGTTGCACCTTGTGCACCAGTAGATCCCGTAGGTCCTGTTCCGCCAGGACCAATTGGGCCGGTTGCACCTTGTGCACCAGTAGGCCCCGTAGGTCCTGTTCCTTGTGGTCCCGTAGGGCCAGTCGGACCAGTAGCGCCAGTTGCAGAGGCAGTACCCGCAGGACCAGTAGGTCCGGTTGGGCCAGTCGGGCCAACAGGGCCAGTTGGACCTGTATCGCCTTTCGTGCCCTTGCCGCCTTTACCGACAGCGCCTAGTTGTCTTTCGTAGCGACGGAGTCCGTCACGTTTATTATTATCCGACGTGGCCATAATACGTTCCCGGTACGAGATCTCAACGTATTTTTGCCACCTCTTATTTTAAAACATCAGAGAAATCCTTAAATGCACATATAACCGAATTGGTCATAATATCAATAATCCTGGAATCATCAAAAGAACAAGAAGAAGCAATATTACGATACTCATCATCTAAAGTAGTACACAAAATTTCAGGATCATCAGTGCCAATAGTAACTCTACAACCATGATCAACAATCATCCTAGCAGGATGAACAATATCCCTAGGAACCACACCAGTATACCAATTCGAAGATGGTGCAATATCAAAACAAACATTATTTCTCTTAGCTAATTTTAAAATATCTGGATAAATACATGCGGACACACCATGTGCAATCCTATTAACACCAAGCCTCTCGATAGCTAAACGAACATTCTCTGCACTCTGTGATTCACCAACATGCGCTTCCAAACCCTTTCCGGCATCCTTCCAGATGCCAAAAATAGGCTCATAAAAACCAACATCAAATCTAGCTTCATCCCCAACCAAATCAATACCAACAAAACAATCCGCAAACGACCTCTCAGAAACCTTCCTAGCTATATCAGACTGAAAAACCCTATCACTCTCATATTTAAGACTCAAAACCAAGCCAAAATTAATACCCCACCTACCGAGACCGTCATCAAAAGCATCATACAATAACTCAGCAACACTCTCAGGACATAACCCAGTATGCTCCAGATACCTATCAATACTCAGCTTAATCTCAACATAATCAAGCTGTTCTCTAATAATCCCCCAACATATAGAGGAAATAACCTCGCAGATAGTATCCTTATCCCAAATTATCTCTCTTAATAATCTGAACTTATCTAGAAAACCGTAAAAAGTCCTAGGTTCATCATCTTCATAGGTCATAGACCTCCGGACCTCATCCAGAGAATATTCATGACCCTGTGCTTTAAGCACATTGTGAACCATCTTATAATTTATAGAACCACCAAGATGCCTATGAAGATCAACTCTCATCATTCTCTCTTACATCAGCATTCAACAAAATACGTTCCCTCTCAGCGAGCCTAAGATCCCCATTAATCATCTCAGTAACAAGATCATTAAAAGAAAACTCCGGAACCCACCCAAGAACCCGTTTAATCTTAGAAGCATCACCACGCAACTCAGGAACCTCAGTAGGTCTCAAATATCGCTCATCAAATCTCACATAATCCCGCCAATCATAAATACCAACCCTCTCAAAAGCAGCAGTAAGAAAATCCCTAACAGAATAACAAGTACCAGTAGCAACAACATAATCATCAGGAACATCATGCTGTAACATCAAATGCATCGCACGAACATAATCACCAGCATGGCCCCAGTCTCTCTTAGCATCTAAATTACCCAAAGTAATATGATCCTGTAAACCATACTTAATCCTAGTAACAGCACGCGTAATCTTACGCGTTACAAAAGTCTCACCGCGCCTTTGCGACTCATGATTAAACAAAATACCATTGCAAGCAAACATTCCATACGCTTCACGATAATTGACCACCTGATTAAAAGCACAGGCCTTAGCACAAGCATAAGGACTCCTAGGCCTAAACGGAGTATCCTCATTCTGAGGAACAGGCATATCCCCATACATCTCACTAGAACTAGCTTGATAAATCTTAGACTTAAGACCCAACCGCCTAACCGCTTCCAAAATATTCAAAGTACCAACAGCAATAGTCTCATGACAATACACAGGCTGATCGAAAGAAATCCTCACATGTGATAAAGCACCCAGATTATAAATCTCATCTGGTCTACAAGAATTAATAATACTAATTATACTACTAGAGTCTGTTAGATCACCATAATGCAGCTGTAATTTATCAAGAATATGATCAATACGGTCAGTGTTAAAAGAGGAACTTCTCCTCTTTAGGCCATGAACTTCATAACCCTTCTCAAGCAGATATTCACTCAAATAAGAACCATCTTGACCAGTAATTCCAGTAATAAGAGCAATCTTCATAGTATTCTCCAAGAGTTTATAATACTTACTCTTGGAGATGACTGACCTTAAGGGTTGGCAACAGTTACAGCGACCCTTAAGTTAGGGCCAGCTCTCTTTAAGCGATCCGCAATAAGCTCTGCTCTCTCCAGATGACATTCCGCAACCACGGTTATGTCGTCCATTACCTCTCGTGCCACATCCAGAGCGAAGTCGGGTTTAAAACCAATATCGGTTAGTGCTTTAAAGACATATTCTGGATCTTTATACTTACCTAGGATAACGTATGCTATCTTGACTTTCACGTTCTTATACTTCTCATCGTGCTTTCTGATGATCTTCTCCACTTCGTCTATTTTCTGTATCTTTTTGCGTCTCATGATGTCGTTCCTCCTTTTTCTGTTATATCGCATAGATAAATAACAGAAAATGGGAATAATAATGAAACTACCCAAGAAAATATTATTCACCAATTATCAAGCCCCTGGCGACGTTCTGGTACTCACAGCTACCATCAGAGACCTCCATAGAAAGTATCCAAACAAATATCTAACCGACGTAGACACCACAGCAATGCAGATCTGGGAAAACAACCCCCACATAACCAAACTGGACTGGACCAAAGAAAACGAAACAATCAAAACACACGAAAATATCAAAATCATAAACTGTAAATACCCACTCATAGACCAATCCAACACCGCACCATACCACTTCCTACACGCATTTGCACAATACATCGAAACCAAACTCAGAATCAAAATACCCCTAACAGAAGCAAAAGGGGACATCCACCTATCCGAAGAAGAAAAGAACTGGATCTCACAAGCAAAAGAAAAAGGCATCGAGAACAACTTCTGGATCGTAATAGCAGGCGGAAAATATGACTTCACCGCAAAATGGTATCCACCAGAACGACACCAACATATCATCAACTATTTCAAAGACAAAATAACATTCATACAATGTGGAGAAAGCCACGGACCGCCACTAGACCAAAACGGAAACAAAACAAACAACCACTTCCACCCACAACTCAAAAACGTAGTAGATCTAAGAGGGCAAACAGATATACGACAATTCATACGACTAATGTACCACGCCTCCGGAGTCCTCTGCCCAGTCACTTTCGCAATGCATCTAGCGGCCGCCGTAGAGACCAAAACAGGACCAAAAAACAGACCCTGTGTCGTAATAGCAGGCGGAAGAGAACCAATGCAATGGGAAGCCTACCCACACCACCAATACATACACAAAAACGGCTGTCTCCCATGCTGCGAACAAGGCGGATGCTGGAAATCAAGATGCCAACTAATTGGCGATAAAGACGAAAAAGACACCGAGAACGTCTGCGAAAACTACACACAAATAACACCAAACTTCAGAATACCAAGGTGTATGGACATGATCCACACCGGCGAAGTAATACGTAGAATAGAATCATACTACGAGGGAGGAGCACTACGATATGATCAACACTGAAGAATTATACAAAAAACTGTCCAGCAATGACCCAATAATCAAATCAAAAGCTGTAGAAGAATTCAAAAACCTCAGCATAAGAGAAAGGAACATATTCATCGCAGAAGTAGACGGAGGACTAACCAAAATATCCGAGCTAATCGCTGAACGAAAACCACCAGACACAAGCAACATACAATTGAAAAAACAGAGAATCGTCAAAAGACGCCAACCACCACCCCCACCAACAGTAGAAAAGACCATAGAGAGAGGCACTTTCTATAAGTTCCTAAAGAGCAAACAATGGGAACCTACAATAAATAATTGCTCTAAACATCCCAAAGATCTCGCCTTAGTCATAGAACAAAAAACACAATTCTGCTTAGGATGCGCAGTAGAAGCCAACAAACTCTGGAAAGAAATGAACCAATAATGCACATCGGAATATTCTCAAAATTAGGCGCAGCTGGAGGATCGGAACACAGATGCGCAGAAATGGCCAACTCGATAGTACGATACACAGGACATACCGTAACCCTATTATGCGAAAAAGAATTAAACGAAAGAATAAAGAACCTGCTAGACAACAAAGTCAACATAGCACTCCACGTCCTAGGAGAATACGGACACAACCGAAACCTCCTACACGAAGTAGACTCCCTACTAATAGTAAACAGCGACAGCTACTCATTCAGTAAACCAGAATACTGGCATGGCAAAGCCATGAACAAAGACAAACCACACCACACCTTCGACATAGACCCAGCCAAAATCCGACAGATGGTCTTCCTATACAACTTCGTAGTAAGCCCAGCACAAAATCTCAAAAAATTATACCAAGAATGTCCAGATGTAAGAATCATATGCGCCAACAAACGTTTCTTCGATGAAATAAGCACCAAAGACAAATTCAAAGGAATGAGACACCTACCAAGAACAACACTAGACTCTCCCATATGCCCACAAAGCGTATCGACAGCCAAATACCCATCGGAACAAATCAGAATAGGCAAACATTCCCTAGCACATGGATATAAATTCAACAAAGAACACCAAAAATTAATCGAGAGGATAAACGAAAAGTATAGTCATAAGGTCATCTGGGACTTCATGGGAGTGCCAAAAGACCGCATTAAAGAATTATCCAGAATACCAAACGTCATAATTCGTGAAGCATTCTCAAAATCTGTAAAAGAATACCTAATGGGTATAGATATCTTTCTCTTTTTCATAGATTGGGGAAGAACAGAACCATGGTCTAGGGCAGTAGCAGAGGCCATGATGAGCGGCACACCAGTAATAGCCACAGACAAAGCCGGCAATAGAGACCAAGTCATCAGCGGGAATAACGGGTTCCTATGCAACACCGTAGACCAAATGTTCGACAGTATAAGCTTTTTAATAGAAAACCCAGAAATACGCAAAACCATGGGTCTAAACAACCACATCTATTCCCAGAGATTCACAAGCCAAAAAATAATCAACAACTACCTAGACTTCATAACCACCAAAAAACATACATAATCACCGCATGCGGAGAAAAACACACCGCACGAATCAACCCATGTATACAAGCACTCAAAAAATACACCACAGCCGATATCATAATAATCACCTCAAGATCAACCCAACATATCAACCACGACCAAATAATTCGACATACAATCCCGGACAAATATGACGATGCACAAGCCAGTAGAATCCTAAAAACCGGAATACAGAAAATCATATCACTAACAGAAACATACTGCTATATGGATACAGACATATTCGCAGTAGACCAGGAAGCAGACGAAATATTCACACACAGAAAAGGAATCATAAACTTCGCCAAAGACCCAGGAAAAACAGTCAAAAAATTCTCCAAATATGCCACCAAAATACCCCTAACACAAGCAATAAAAGAAAAATTCAACCTAGATATACCAGAAAAATGGCAAATATGGAACGGAGGACTATTCCTATTTGACAAACACTCAATACCATTCCTCAATACCTGGCACCAATTCACCCTAGACACATTCCAAGACCCCATCTGGAAAACAAGAGACCAAGGAGCACTAATAGCAGCAGTATGGAAACACGGACTACAAAACAACGACACAATACCCAGAGAATACAACTGGCTACATAAACTACAAAGCGGACTAAAAAACCTACCAAACGGATTCAGAACCAAAAAAGGCCAAAAAATCAAATTCCTACACTTCCCAGTATCCTATGGAGACACCAAATCAGAAACCTGGAATAATCTACAAAAAATACTTAATCAAGCCTAATATTTCATGCCATGTACATATATTCATGATCACATTATACCACAATCTTAAAAATGACGGATGGCATGTCAGATTATTCAGCGAGATACTCGGCTTAGTTGAAACATCCAAAGAAATAATTACGCCTACTCTCAAGATCGGCGAAGACATAATAAAGATCAAGAGATTTGTAATTTTTCAGAAAGACGAAGAATATTATATAATAGAATTCCAAGATCAAGTCAATCCAAAGAAATTATCAGTTAGACACTTCATAAAAAATGAAGCTATCAAGATCGTGCTCAAATGCATGTATCGAGATAACTTATATCAATGGGACAAAATCAGACCATTCTTGTACTTTGAAAAAGACCCACATATTTGGCAGAAGCACCTAGGATACCTCAGATCAGGCCCAAGGAATGTACCAAAATTATACTTCCGTGGTACCTCGGGATTTGGAAATAGGAAAAACGTCCTCAAAAAATTAAGAATACTAAACCCAAGCCAAAAGAAAATAGGACTAAACCAATACATAGAAGAATGTAGACAACATATTATGGCCTTATCCCTGCCAGGAGTAGCCAATACCTGTCATAGAGAAATAGAAATGTTCGGGGCCGGAATCCCGGTCCTAATGCCCAGACAAAAAACCGCATTCTACGACCCACTAATACCAAATTACCATTACATCTCAGTAGATGTTGACGCCAAACAGGACGCTACTGACACAATCGTATCTAAAATAACCAAAAGATTTTTGGAAACATATAAAAACGAGGCCTTGCTGCACGACATCAGAAAAAACGCTCTGGAATGGTACGATAGGAATATACTAGTTGGGAACAGAAGCAAAATAACTTTACGATTACTGGGTTTAAATGGATAAATTCAGAAGAAAACTCCAAATATTACAACATAAAAAACAGGGGGCACCACTTCCGCCAACCAAAAAAGAATATATACCACCAGTACAACAGCAGCTGAGCATTTCCTTATGCTGCACATGTAAGGGAAGAAAAGAACAACTAGGATATACGGTACCTAGCAATCTTGAGATCATCAAAGATGACCAAGATATAGAATATATCCTGTTAGATTATGATAGCCCAGATAACCTCAAAGAGTTCGCCCAGAGATATCCACAACTGAAATATTATAGAATAAATGATAGACCATACTTCCACCATAGCGAAGCCAAAAATTTTGCACATGCGCAGGCATCAAATGCAATTGTAATTAATATAGATTCCGAGACATATTTCACTAAAAAATTCATTGATAAAGTAAGAACAGAATTCACTAAGAATATAAACATTATATTACATTGCGACCGCCATGGGGTTATCGCGTTAAGCAGAGAAAACTTCCAGAAACTAAATGGATATGATACAAGATTCATAGGATGGGGCTCAGAGGATAATGATTTAGTCAACAGAGCCAGGAATCTAGGATTAAGACATAAAAAATTAAGAGGAAAAGAATATACCAGCTACCATGATCACAAAGACAAAGTAAGAAACAGATTCACCATAATACCAAAACACCTTTCCTATCCGGCAAACAAAGAAATCCTTAAACAAAACGAAAGAAATAAAATAACAAGAGTAGAAAATAAACCAATATTCAGAAACAATAACCCAATGAGGTTCGTAATCGTTGTAGGCCTACCAAGATCCGGAACCAGCTGCGTAGCAGGGACCATCGAAAAACTTGGTATAGCTTTCAGCCCAAGCATGTATGGACCCAAACAAAACAACCAAAAAGGATTCTACGAGTGCGTAGTTCTGGCCAATGTTTGCCATAGGTGCGTAGCACAACCAAGTTTGGAATATAGAGTAAGTATCGAAAGCCGCAAAAAGAACTTGTTAGAATTGTATAAGTATTATAGATTCGGTATCGATAATAACAGGACAGTGGGTATGAAGCATCCTCTTCTTACGATGATGCTCCCGGAAGCTGAGTATATCTTCGGGAATATCATATGGGTTAATGTGATAAGGCCGCTGGATAAGATCAAACAGTCAGCTATCAGCGTGGGTTATTTTGGGAGCAAATCAGAGACTATAGCTATGCTGGATAATATGAATGCGGAACGGAATCACCAGATGGATAAGAGGGAACATTTGGATGTATATTATGAGAGGTTGTTGCGGAGGCCAGAAGAGGAAATAGAGCGTATTGCTAATTATCTTGGAACAAATATGAATATGAGAGCGTTAGAATTTGTGGATGATAAATTAAGGCATTTCTAATGATTAGCTTCTGCACCACTTGTATGAACAGAACATGTCATTTGGCTAGGACTTTACCGATCAATTTGGTAAACACAAGAGATTGTGATGTGGAGTTTGTTGTTTTAAATTATGGCAGCAGGGATGATTTGGATCATTTTATGGGGATGTTTTATCATTTAATAATGACTTCTAGAGTCAGGTATTTCAAGACACAACAGGATGTCTTCCGGATGAGTCATGCTAAGAATGTTGTGCACAAGTTGGGCGATGGAGATATTTTGTGCAATTTGGATGCGGATTGTATTATTGATGAGAATTTCGTTAAGGAGGTCAAGGAACGTGTGCTGGGCTCTGTGGTTAGGGGATGGTATGGTGGTCTTATTGCGATAGAGAAGAAGAATTTTATGGAATTGAGGGGATATGATGAGAGATTTAGGGGATGGGGTCGAGAGGATGATGATTTTGTTAACAGAGCTGGGCGTCTGGGGTTAGAGTTCGTGAGGTTAAATAGGGATGTTTATAAACAGATTAAGCATAAGCCTGATGATTCTAACCTGGATATGAAGGCTGAGGAATCTATTCCTCTAAACAGTGAATTGATGCATAATAATACTAAGCTAGGTATTATTACGGTCAATCAAGTTTCTTTTGGGGAGTGTATGATTGAATCTGGTAAAGTTGAGTTGACGAAGCCAAACAGTATGGTAAGGAGAGCTGTATCTAGATTCTCTAAATAAAGTCTGACCTCCCAAACATAATATGGACAAGGGAGGACAAGATGAAACAGAAAAATGTGGTTACCCTCTACAGAGAGACATGGAATCTGGGCGATGCAGTACAGACTCTAGCTTTGTCTAGGCTGATTGATGTCCATGCTGGGATTTTCCGTGGAGAGAAGATTTATCTTGCCAATGATTATCTACATGTGAATAATGGTTATATCAGCGAGAAAGATTTTATTCCGCATCATGATGCTTTGTTTGCTGGTGTGCATATTGATGTCTCATCTGGCGATGATAATATTTTGGTGTGGTTAGAGAATTCTTCTAGGCCTATTGGATCTAGGGACCCTTGGACGCATGAATATTTGTTGAAGAAGGGGATAAATTCTGAACTTGTTGGATGCGCGACAGTCACTTTCCCTACAATCGGTATGTGCGGTAAGGATGTTATTAATGTTGAAAGCAGTTTGGAATTGGATGGTTGTATTAAGATGGACCATTTGATCCATAGGGAGATGTCGTGGGGTATGCAGTGGAATAGGGCTCAGAGTTATGTTACTAGGTATTCTATGGCGAAGTTTGTTGCGACATGTCGTTTGCATGTGGCGTTGGTTTGTATTGCGTATGGTATCCCGTTCTTTGTAGATAGGCCTAGGAATGAGAGTATGGAGAGAAGATTTAGTATTTTGTCTGAGATGGGTGTAAGATTTGGTGAAATCAATCAAATTTCTAATGAGGTTGTTGATGAGTGGAGGTTGAGGTATAAGGGGTTTTTGGAGAGGTTTGTTGATGTTGAGGAACATTCGCCAGGATTTGTTAAGCCGATATGGGATGTGGTCTGAGGATTGTTTCTCCGTATTTTGATTTTACCCCTCCGGTTTTAGTGGAGAAGCAGAGGGAGGTTTTCGAGCGTTTTGATCTTCCTTTAGAACAGTGCAGAACGCGTGCTTCCGAGGGGAGCTTTTTGGATGAGGTAGTTCGTTCTGATTTTTCTTTGTTATTGTATTTCAGTCCTTATTGTGTTCCGTTGTTTGGTGATTTTATTAGGGTGGTTTGTTGTTTGGATCCGTTTGAGCGGTTGGTTGGTTTAAGGAGTCCTGGGTTTGGTGAGTGGGTTGTTGGTGGTTTTTTCGCTTTGAGTAGGGATGTTTATGAGAGAGCTGGTCGTCCTTCGTTTTTGCCTTATGGTGGTGGTGTTTTGGGTCAGAGATTAATCAGAGGTTGTAGGGTAAATAGGATTGATGTCAGGTTTTTGGTGGATGATCAGTTGGTTTATCGTGGTGTGGTGAATGGTTTTAGGAGAAGGTGCGATAGGATTCTTTCTGAGGTTCCTGTATTGAGTTATGGATAAATTTCGGATTAGATTAAAGAATCGTGTTAAACCTAGAAAAATTAATAAGCATAATTCTGATAAATTATTTCTAAGGAATGTTACACTTATATGTATTGATTGTGTGAATATTGTTGGGGCGTTACGTAGTCTTGCGATATGCTTACATTATTGCGATTTTCAAGATATCAAGTTTTTAACATCGGAAAATATGAACTTTAGATATAGGGTAGAGATACCTAAAATTCACAGCAAAAGAGAATATTCGTTTTTTGTTGTTAGAGAATTATACAAGTATGTCGATACTAGCCATTTACTCATTGTACAACACGATGGATGGATTTGTAATCCCAAGGCATGGGATGATGAGTGGTACAAATATGATTATATTGGATCGAATGTTACGTGGATGGATAATAAAGGAGGGAATGGCGGTTTTTCTTTTAGGTCTAAAAGGTTATTAGAATATGGTTTGAATATTATTCCGGAGGGGAAAGAACATCCGGAAGATGCTGCGTACTCGTCTGTAAAGAAAAAGAATACTGGATTTAGGAAACAATTTGAAGATGCTGGTTTAAGATTTGCGGATAGGGAATTACAAGCAAAATTCGGATGTAAGAATAGGAAGAAATGGGAAGGTTCTTTCGGCCATCATACGTCTAAATTGGATGATTGGAGAAATCCAATTGGATAAATTCAGAAAAAGACTTATAAATCGTATAAAACCAAAGAAAACTAATAAAATTGAGATACGAAATAAGGCAAATAAGATTATATCCCGTAATCATCTAGGAGGACATGAGAACATAACACATATAGATGAAGCTGTCCTAGATTATTTAATAAGGCGATTTAGACCACATTCTTTTTTGGACGTCGGTTGCGGTCCAGGCGGCATGGTTTCTATAGCTAAATCAAGAGGATTATATTCAAAAGGAATAGATGGAGATGATAATATCAAATTTGAAGATTTGATATTGCATGATTTTCAAAATGGAAAAATAGACATCAAAAGAAAATTCGATATAATTTGGTCCACTGAATTTTTGGAACATATACCCGAGGAACTATTAGGAAACGTATTTTATACTCTAAAGAATTGTAGTAAAGAAGGAACAATTTTAATTATAACTGCGGCCCCGCCAAAATCAAAAGGACATTATCACGTTAATTTACAGAATTCAGATTATTGGATAGAAGTTTTCGAATCCAATGGATTTCAATATAGTAAGAGTCTCACTACATCAATACGAAGGTTATCTTCTATGAGACGCGAATTTATGAGAAAAACAGGTCTAGTATTTCAATTCAGGAGTAAATCAGAGAATAAAAAATCAGAACATCAAAAAACAAAAAAGATATGCTTTTATAGTTATTATGGCGGAGGCAAAAGACACGCAGAATTACTTAGGAAATATTATGAATGTCGAAATTCAGAATTTTCAATAATAAAGCCTTGTAGTAAATGGTGTGAAGACGTATTTTCGGTAGTTACAGATATAATTTCGTCAGATATTATTTTCATCTGGAATGGGCAGGATCCGGGGTGTGATTGGATCAAATCTGTTTGCAAAGCTCATAACATCAAATATTTATACGCAGAATTGGGTCTTCTACCTCAGAAGAATAACTGGCATATCGACCCAAACGGTATAATCGGAAAGTCCTCTTTATGCAAAGAACTCAGTTGGGTTGATGACGAAATGATAAGAAAATACGAACAATATAAGGAAACCTATATTCGAAAAAATAAATTATATTATAATCCTGGTGAATATATCTTGATTCCTTTACAATTGGAATTCGATAGTGCATTCTATCTCTATTCTGGTTATGCAAGAATATCTGATTTTATAGCGGATATGGAATCAAAATATGACAAAATCATCATCAGCCCACATCCTGTTAGGAAAGATATCAGATTATATCCCAAAAAAGCTAAAATAATCAGAGATACCCCAACAATTAAGCTAGCTTTGAAATCAAAACAGGTAATAGGTCTGACCTCTACTATATTATACGAGACATCCATGTTGGGCATCCCAACAGAAGCCATAGGGGATTGTCCTATGAAATACCATAAAGATGATCAAATACGTCTATTAGCAGCAGTATACCACAGACAAATACCAGAAGAAACAACAGATTTAACTAGATGGATAAACGATTTACTTTAGAATCATGTTAGCTGTTGCAATACAGGCACCAGTATGTCCTAATTCTGGAAAAGTTAACATAACATCAGAATCAGCTACAAGACCAAAAACGATAAAATAACCCTGAGCCTTATCCGTAACCCTCAATTCAGTTATCTTTCTCCAACCAGATTTCAACATGGTCTCGCGATATTCGGATGTACCTCTCGGGTCTATGAACGAATATAACCTGGTTCCTTTTGGCACAGATAATTCGACAGACGATCTATTGTTCATAGATAATCTTAAAAAGGATAAACCTATGAGTTCCTTGGGTATATCTTTTATGATATAATTCCTATCTACTAGATAGACAAAATTAGAAGATATCGTAACAATATCTTTTTTACCATTGTGTTTAATAATAACGTTATTTCCAATCGAAACATTTGGTTTTTTACTCAAAACACTCATACCCTTCCTAGGCTCTTCCTTGAAATTAACCTCCTCAATATCATCACCAGCCTTAATCTGAAAAGTCTGATCACGATACCCCTCCTTCGCAATAGAAACGCTCCTGGTCTGCGGAGTATAGACCACAGTACAAGGAGTCACAGCATCCTTACCAAAAACATCCTTAACAGGCTTACCATCCACAAACACCCACCAACCATCCTCAGCACTCAAAACATCAGCCTTCAACTGTACCGGCTTTAGCTTAACAACATCCAAACGCTTAATACCCCTATTCTCCACCTTCAGAGCAAGAACAAAATCCTCGTAACCAGCCTTCTTGAACAAAAGCTTCTGATCCCCAACCGGAACACGCACCAGACACTTCGTCATGCCCAAAGGAGCATTCATCTCCTCCTTGACCAAGAAAACAGCAGCCTTCGAAGGAGAAGAATCCACATAAAGCTTGCCCTCTTCTCCAAACACCACACCAACCAAAAGGAACAAACAAACCAAATATCGCATAATCAATCTCCTTTCTAACCTCTTTGTATCGCGCCCCGTCTAATACGCAACCCGTATATCTTAATCACAAAAACTTCAGTACGGAACCTCCCCAACAATACTCGTTACAATCTTTTGGTGCTCCGGATCCATCTTCTCATGATCAACAGCCTTATCGACAACCACACCACGAGCTGCAAGATGAGAAAGATTAAACCGACTCATAATCTTACCAAGCTGACCACTCTTCGTACCACTCGGAAAATCATCACCATGCAACAAAAAGAACTTAGGACCACCCTCAGCCCTCAGACCCATCTCCAGATCAGTAGTAACATCAACACGACCACGAGGAACACCCCTATAAGCATCCTCCAAATCGTCAATATTATCCTCAATATCATAATGATCAATCAGCTTAGGAACAATATACTTCATCCAAGCCTCATAATGCGAAAGAGCACCATATTCGGCATCCGAAAAAGTCATCAAAACCCACTTCGGCTTCAAATACACATAATACCAAATGCCAGTAGAAGGCTTCCTAGACTCCTCGAGCTTCCTCACATCCTCAGCGCTAATCCCAAGAACCTCATCCAACTCGCTAGACAAATCAGACATGTCATTCCCTCCTATACATCGTTGTATCGTGTCAGCGGAAAAACGCTACCTTTTGGGAGATACTTGACAGACTAGAAAGAAAGGATAGAATGACCGAATACTACCGCCCTAGGCTTCAGGCTGACGCGACCCTCCCTGTTGGCCTGAAGCCACAATCACTCAGTATCCTCATCCGGTCTAGCAAAATCCACAAAATGAGTAGTCTTAACCTCAGGTACAGGATAATGCATCCTAGATTGGCAATTATAACAAACATCTTCAACCGTCGCAGGAGGTTCCTTACCAAAAGGAGGATTACCATCACTCCTATGGCGTCTGCTACGCCAACCACAAATCGTGCATTGCAGGATTATATCCCATTGTCCCACGGCTTCTTCCCCCGCCTTACGAGTATCTCCTTAAGCGCCGCAATAAGGTCGGACTCGGGATCCGGATCTGGCCATTGGATACCAATATATACCAGTGCGTAACATGTCTCCGTATGTCGCAGATGATATCTATCGAGTATCGCCACCAATTTAGTCATATGATACGGCTTGGCCACCAGATAAAATTCATTACAAAGACATACAAGAGAAATGGTTTTTGTGAACACGATCCTCTGACCATCCGATACAGGCAAATTAAGCTGTTTAGAAATCTGTTCAAGAACCATTTCGAAGTTATTCTGTCTTCAAATATTTGCTCCCATCCTTGATAATGCGATTCTGAGCAATAAGCGTATACAACGTAGAAGACAAGCTGCTCATCCTAACACTCCGCTTGTTTCTAATATGCCTATAAATACCCCAAGCATTAATCGGGCCACATTCCTCGATGGCTTTACAAGCCAAACTGGCTACAGAATTAGGATCCTTCTTTCTGCCCCTAAAAAGCCTGGGAGAATCGGTCATTTCTGGTTCTACCTGTTCTCCCTCCTCTTTTTCTGCCTTCTCTTCAAGCTCAGCAATGAGCTTCTTGGAAGCAGACAAATGAGAGATCGCGGCAGTGATGACATCCACAGACCGAACATGACGTGATCTCTCTTCGCGGAGACCATCGATCAAAACACCTAGCTCTTTGCACATCGTTCTTCTCCCGATATGAAACTAAACAATACCTCACCAGTAGGAACATACAGCAGCTCCACAAGCACGCCTTCGGGGAAGTCCAATTTCGACATACCAACCAACGCCTCAGCGTTCTTCTCGAACGTGGCTACAAGAACGCTCATGACCCCCTTCTCGGTAGAACCAGTCAATACCAAGAAGTAATCATGTTCAGACATCCCAGGCAAAAGCATTTCGATACCATAATATCTGGATAAAAAGAAAATAATTATCAATCAGAAATCATACCAGACTCACGAGCAAGATCCAAAACCTCCTTCTTGGAGCACTCATGAAGCTCACGCCCAGATCTCTTGCGAAGATCAGTGAACTTCATAGCAGCATCTTGCATCTGTTCATGAGTCTCCTTGGTACCACCAAACAATACAAAATCAGAAGATTTAGTAATCCTCTTATGGCCATCACTTTCGGTGATTCCGACAATAACCATTTTACTCATAGCGTCCTCCTCTGTCATGTTTTATCACATAACGATACAGGGGAAACTGGGCAGGGATCGGAACGGTCTAAAGGCCGTAACTCATGATCCCTGCCCCTTCCTACAGCAATTTCAAAATATCATAAGCAACCCAAATAGAAATTAACTCACAATCTCCATCTGCCTCAAAGAATACTCATTATAAGATTGCAGCTGATCCCTAACCTCCATAGAACGAATAACAGCCCCAGGGAACATCCTCAAACCCATCTTGCCAGACAAAGTCTGAATATTAATCGGGAAATAAGGAGTATTCACAGCAACAGGAGAAGTCTGATCAGCAGAAAGCAAAGTATCCGGAGATACTAGCAACCCATTAAACCAAATCCAAACCTGATTATCCCTCACCAAAACAGTAACATCATTCCACTTCTCAACCTCACCATTAATCGGAGCAGGAAGCTCACCACCAAAATAACAACGAAAAGCCTCAGGACTAGAAGAAACACCAGAACCAACACCATCAACAATAAAACCATTCTGAGAAAACACCTGACTCACAGCACTACCAGGCTGAAAACCACGCACCAAATCATCCTCAGAATCCTCATCATTCAAATCATACCGAGTATTCATATCCAAAATACCAACCTGAACCTTCAACTGTACCTGCTCAGAACCACTAGACGTATTCTGAGTAAACTGGAAACGCACCGCAGGACACGTAAAATCCTTACGCAACAACTCAACAACAGTTGTATTCGTAGGAACCTCAACAGCCTCAAGATCAGTAATACCAGTCACGTCAGTGCCACCAGTAGCATCATATGTCGGACAACAAGTACCACCAGTCTGATCCTGGCTAGAATGATCAACAGTACAATCAGTCGGACGAACAATCTCATAATCCTCATCAAACGGAAAAACATCATCCCCACCATTAATAAGAACAGCACAATCATCATCCCAATTAGAAAAAGCCAACTTAAAATCATACTTCCACAGAATATTACGAAAAGCACCCGTCAAAATACGCAAAGTACCACGAGGAGGAAGCTGATTCCAGATCCGCCCCTTCACAACCACATACGGAGCACCCGCAAACGGACCAGTCGTATACACACCACGCTGCAAGACCTTCAGATAAGTATCATTGAAACTATCCACCGGAGCATTCAGAAGAAGATCATATGGAGGATAAGTAAATTCTGTCTCACGAGGTTGACCAATCTTCAAACGAACCAAAGCATTCTTGTGATTCTGACGATGCCACAAGAAAACCGGACGATCAGCAACATTCTCAGCAACAAGATCAAACTGCTGACCAAGAATAGACATATCGCGAATATCGACACGACCATCCTTATTAAAATCAGCCGCAGGATTATAATTACTATCTAAAATCGTAGAACCATAAGCACACAAGAAAATCTTCAAATCCTCATTATCAACAACACCATCACCATTCAAATCCCCAGCCAAAGAAGGCTCCTGCCTAATAATCCTCAAACCAGGTATACTAGGATCAGAATCGGCAACAATATCATTATTGATAGGTTCACCAGAAGGTTCCCGCCGAATAACACCATCAACATCCTGGACCTCACCACCATCGTCCGACAACAATAATCTATCTTCAAAATTAGTTAGGCCCCACTCACCCTCCCTCTCAACCAAACGGAAATCTGGAACATCAACTTCTGCAGCACTAAGATTTCCCTCGGTATCCGAATTAATCTCATCCCTAGCTTCATATAAATCACCAAACTGAACCATACCAGACAGAGCCCAGAGAGACTCAGGATTAAGTTGAGGTTCCTTACTAAAATAAGTCCTGACCGTTCTCTGGTTAGCATCCCTAGTTATCTCAAACTGCCAAATATCAACCAAAGTTCCCAAAGGAAGTATAGAAACAGTAGAATCCAAAACCAAAGTCTTGGGGTTGGCAAGATCCGTCGTAGCATTCTCAGGATTCAAATACCTCCAAACATTCGTAGCACTAAACTCATTGCCAACCGGAACAGCATCCTGCACATCCCACAATTTCAACTTATACTGATTATTACTTAACACATTCGGATCGACATCCACCACAACCGCCATCTGCTTAGTAATAAGATGGCCATTAGCCAAAATAGAACCAAGCAAACCAGGCTCAGTCTCCGGATGGAACTCATACTTCAACTGAGCACCGTTCTTATCCTGACCAACAAACCAAACGCACTCAGCCACCCCGGCAGTGCCGGGAGTAAAGGACCAACCAGTCTGGGAAGTAAGATTCTGATTTCTCTTAAGAACTACCTCAAAACTATTCTCATATGGTGTAACCCTGTTATCGTACCTCTTGAATATTAAAGAAGGAACTATACCCTTCTGATTGAAGAAATCATCCGGATTAGTTGGATCGAAGATCGTGCTCTCGGGGTATGTGTAGATCTTTAATTCACCATAAGCGCTTACATCTGGCATGATGCCGTTGCAGCTTGGTGGTCGTACGGATCTAGTCTCGCTCTCATCTTGTATCCAGAATATTCGAGCGCAATCTTCACAATTACAGCTGAGGGGGAGAGGAGAATCGACTGTAAAGCGGACAGTATTTCCGACTCTTTCGAGACTTATAAATTCGCTACCAGCTGCTAGGATAATATCCCCTACCAGATAACCTCCGTCATCCGCCATTCCTGCGCCTTGATAGCCAAGTACACCAACCCTGGTCTGGATGGCGGCATCTAATTTGCATTTGTCATCTGCGCTCATCAGCCCAGGTGAGTCACATGTGGCGTCCGGCACTGGGTCTTCGGATATGTGGGTCGAGCCATGCATGCTGGGTATTGCTACTTGGCTTTCTCTCTGATATAGTGTGTTTGTCTGCTCGTCATATTGGAATCCGATGAGCTGCCCGTCTGCTACTGGCACCTGGAAGTATTGGCGGTCTACCAGACTCGAGGGTTCCGGGAGTATTCTGCAGGCTACCATTTTAGTCTCCTATTTTGATTTTACTTATGTTTGAGGTTTCTAAGCCCTAATGTTTTTCTGATGGCTTCTACGGTAATCGAATGTCGATATCGGGATTTCACCACGATGTGCACAAATATAATTGCGGAGGATAATAATGGTTAATTTTCAAACAAGTCATTATTGCGTGAAATGTAAAATAGTGACTAAACACAATAGAACGCCTGAACACCAAGGGAGGATTAGTTTCGAGTGTACCAAATGTGGTAGAAAAAGAACATCTACTACCAGTCAACCTATCTTAAGAAAGAGACAATATTCAGAGATATTTGAAAAATCGCAATAGAAGAAGAACCGAAGTACAAAACATGGCCAAGGCCAAAACAAAAAGGCTATAGACATACAAGCAACCACCAGTTTCAGAAGGCAGGAACACCCGGCCATACCTCTCATGCAGATACAGATGCACAATCGATAGAGTGACGGTCAAAATAACAAAAATTATCGACAAATTATCAAAGAAACGCATACTTACCACCAAAGTTAGACCCAAACTAACTTTGAATAATACAACCATATGGTACCACATCACAAGAGCAGAGAAAAGACATGGCCAAACGATCATTCAGATGCCCTATAGGTCTAGTGAACGCAATAAAGGAGACCTGCCAAAGCAATGTCGAAATAATGTCGGCATTGTGTAGAGATGATCTACAATCATTAGCTAGCGAACTTTGGGAAATAGGGATACGTCCAGGACCTGGTCCAGACGAACGAAAGAAATATAAACTAATATTAAACGACGAAGATGAGAACGAAATAAAAGAAGTGGCAAAGAAATTAGGTGTACCAGCAGATTTCCTAATTATCACATTACTCAAAAGAAATCTACAGCCTCATAAGAAGAACCCGTTCCGGTAATACGGAACGGGTTCCAAACTTATCCAACAGGTAGACCATCCAGGAACCCTTCTTGTTTACCATTTAAATCAAGAACACCACCCTTAACAATATCAGTGAACTGCTCTTCAAACACAAAATACAACCTAATCATCGAAGAAGGCTCTTCCTTCCAATTAGACAGGTCCTGATCATCTTCTTTGAGTTCCTGCCTAATTTTAGCACCAGCACCAACCGCAACATAAACAGACCTCTTTAACGACCTCTCGTGTGTACGATGTGCATAGACCCATGCCTTAGACATTTCTGCGTCCTCTGAGTCATAAGAGAGAGGAACAGCACCATAAGGGCTTGTCTTCTCTTGTATGGGGGTATTAGCACTCATGGAACTAGGAGAAGATGTAGAGGGAATCGCTGAATTATATGGAATCGAACCCCCAAAAGAAGCAACCGTAGACCTCAGAAAATAATGAGGAGGAACAACCTTTTCCTTAGTTTTATAGAAAACAAAACCAAAAGCAGGAACAGTATTCTCCTCGCCAATCACCAAAGAAGCAATATCCCTGGACTCATCTTCACTAAAGAAAAACTGCCTCACAGAACCATCAGGCTGTCTAAAACCATCCCACCATAACGTATTCGGAGAACACACATAATTCTGAGGAGGCCACTTATACTCACACTCCGGACAAAAACGATCACCTTTGAAATCACAACCATGTTTAGGACACTTCTCATCATACTTATGCAACCCTATACCATCAATCTTCAAACCAGTAATAGGATTCATCCCCTTAACACTAGCCATAATAGCAGTGTTATAACTATCGTTCATTGTCCAATCGAACCACAAAGCCCAATTCGGCCTAACTGGACACACGAAACTTCCAGGCTCGCGAACCCAAGACTCGGGAGCCCCAGGTAATGAGTCCAGAGGAAAAACAGAAATCGTTTGGCCAGCAGGCAAACCATGTACGTGACCGTTATCCTCTAGCTTCTCAGCACGACGCAGGACAGCCTCGAATCCCTTATGAGACATGACCTTAACACTGGCTCCGCGAATAACATCTGACATAGAATCCATGACGAAATCTCCAATTCTAGAGTTGAAAATTAGTAGCGCTTATGTTGATTCAGCGGATCAAGTTTACCATTACGAGAAACAGATATACGCTTTCTCAACTTAGGCAACGTACCATCTTCCTGCATCTCGGAATAAATGCGACTGAACGATGGCACTTTCTTCAACTCATCAATACCATGTTGACGCAACCTAACAATCAGAGTAGCAATATCCATAAGATTACCAGTAGAGACCATACCTCTTACCAGGGCTACATTGGCCGCAACCCTAACCTCATCAGAGATACCTTCCCAAGTATTATGACACTTATCACAATACCCATTAGTCAAGATCGTACCGGCATGGAACGGACATTCCTCTACGTACGTCATAGGGAACTGATTCACTGTATAAACACGAACCTCTTCCCCATCAACAATACATACCGGGCTGGTCTCCCGACGACGGGCAATACGCAAATGCTCCAACGTACGCTCAAGATCAATAGTCTCGTTATCTGATTTATAGATGACGAAAGGACGGCCATTAGAACGCTTCAATAACTCATCTATGATCTCGGAACTTGATTCAGGACCGTATTTCTCTAATAATTCCTTATCACTCATCCTCCCTACAGGCTTAAGAGCTTCTAATAACGAGGAATTATCTTCGAGAATAATATTCTCTTTCTTGACTCGCCCCTTAAGAACCTGCCAACCAGCCGAAAATCTAGCTGGTTTTACCTTAGTGCTCTTAAAAGCCTCCTTGGCGTCTGCTTCTCTTGTCGTATCTGCTTCTAGAAGAGAAATCGCATCCTCATCTTCCTTGTCTACACCAAGCTCAGACAAAGCTTGATATACAGCCTCTTCTGTGATTTTCATCACTTCAGCTGCTTTGCTTACTCTACATTCTAGGGGAGATACAGGAGGATTAGCCATGGTTATGGCTCCTTATTCTGTGCACCTTGATTTTCGGTGCTGTGTTGTCAGGTTACTTGGGCCACACTCGTGGTACCGTTCGCCAGACTTCATTCTTATTTACTTTTGAGGAAGGGGATTAGCGCATGGACGTGTTGTTTATTCACAATTTGCGATTGTGCGCTCCACCATGGAGCATTTTACGCTTACGCGTAAACTAGGAATCGAACCTAGCAGACTGTAACGTCGTGCAGTTCCCCAATCCTCAAATAGCAAACTTACTAGCACGGTTCCAAGGAGCATCTTTAGCCCATTTAGCTTTCGTAAACATCGAAGCATAAACAATAGACCTAGATTTCCTCAAAACCTGACCATTAAACTGATCATTCTCCAAAGACACAATATCATAACCATTCATTGTGTCCTCAACCTTATCGGAAAACGGGTCATCTAGCAGTTCCCGGACGATTTCACGAACACGCTTATCCTCTTCTGCCTCTGCCCGTTCAATCTCACGCTCAAGATCTTCCAATGATCCGAGACCGCGAGATTTCAGAGGAACACGCAAACGAGAAGTCGGGGTACGGCTATTCTTACGAGCAACCTCGATAGACAATGACCCATAACACTCACGAACTAAAGGCCTCCAAAGCTCTGACCAATATCTAGGATTAGGAGCACGCTCCACGCCAGTAACAGAACCATTGATCAGAATAATCGCCCCAATCTGTTTAGGAACTATCTCAAACTCCGCAACAAACTGATCCAACTCATCCCTAAATGCACTAAGAAAATTATCCAAATTACCAGTCGCACTAACCTCAAAAGAAGCATTAAAACGAGAAATATCATCCCAAAGCTTATAATAAGAACGCTCACCCCGCTTGTTAAACGCAGACTCACGCAAAGAAAAAGGAAGAACCAACATATCATGCTGGCCCTCGGGGATATAGCCACCTTGCGATTGCTGTATACACATCGCATCATCAAAAGACTTATCGCCCTTACCAACCAAACCAGCCCTGCTCATAGCATGATCCTGGGCAGCATGTTTCGTAACATACCCAGCATGACACGGAATAAGCAGGACCTTCTCCGGATCAGGATTACGAAACTTCATCTCACCATAATTGTGAGTACTTAAGCTCGTCTCAACGTCCTTATCCTGAGGAGAAATAATATTCAGATCATACAACTCCTTATCTTTACAAATAAGAGGAATAATCTGCATAACACCAACAGACTGCAGATTGCCAACCTTCGTACCACGCAGAACCTCACTGATAGTATAATCCATGCTAGATATCCTCCAACTGAGGCAAAGCGATCCTCGCCAGACCCTCGATAGCCTCTTCCAAATTCGTAACAAGAAGAGACTTCAAAACCCGCATGCCAATCCCCTCAGGTTTAGACAACGGAACAGCCTCAACCTCCGGAGCCAAAGTCCTGAGCGCACCAGCCTTCTCCGCAGCCACCACAGGGGAGACCTGAACCACCGGAGTATTAATCCCCATCTCACGAACAATCTTCAGAACTTCAGAAAATCTACCCGCAGGAGCATTCTCGTAACCATCAGACAACACATAAACAATCTCAGGATCATACTTCAAAAGAGACACCAAAGCAGACGCCAAAGAGGTCGGACCACAGGGAAAAACCAAACCGCCCCTAGGGGCACCACCACAATGGACCACATCAGCAGAAGAACTAGCCTCTTTTAACATATCCCTTACAGCCAAAGAAACAGCAATCGGACGATTCTTCTGAGTATCATCACCCATCATGGACCTAGAACAATCCACAATAATACCTATGTGACCATGTTTGGAGAACATCGCCTCAGCAGATTTCTTTGCTTTCTGCTTTAATGCTGCACGGATCTCGTCTGTCATCCCCATCTCATAAGCGTAGATATAAAGCCTTACGGCATCCAGAGAATGAGGATTAAACTCGACTTTCACACCAACTTTCTTTGTAGCCTTCTGGACAAGGGCCTTCTGTCGTTTGGTCATCCCACTCTTTGCTAACTCATAAACCACATCCTTGCCGACGCTAGTATGGAACCTACTTCTTAAGTAAAAGAGTTGCTCTTTGGGCAATCCTTTCCCTTCGGCAAGGTTCTTCTTGGCTTTGATATACTTCTTCATAGGATCGGATTTGATCCTGTTCTCAAATCCGAGTATGAAGGCCAGAGGCTCCGTGACGTCGGCGTCTGTATATGGCTCTACGTATTTGGACAGGGTTGTTTTTTGTTTTTCTGTCCATGCTTTCTTGACGCCTTTTCCGTGTTTCGCTTCCAGGCATTTATACACGGATTTAAAGACGTTCTGGCCCCAGGCATGTTGTAGGCATTGTCTTATTTTGTAGCGGTATTTGACGCTCCAGTGTTTGAGATTTTTGTTACCTAATAGGCAATTTAGAATGAGTTTCCTAGTTCTAGAATTGTTGATTCTGTTTTTTCTGAATTCCAGGAACGCTTTGATCATTCTCTGCGGTTCTACGGAACCTGCGAGATGTCTTATTAGTTTGCCTTCTTGCGCCGGAGTTAGGATTGCTTCCCCACTTCTTGGATTATCAAGGAAGAAACCCATTCCGAGCTGTTTCGAGTAGTCGTTTATCCCAGGCAAGCAGAGACACAGACCGTAAATCCCACGGTCGATTGAGAAGATGTCTTTGTGCAGTTGTAATATTGCTTGTTTTTGTTCTTCTCTTGTATTGTAATGTGTTGCTCTGTCCGTTGCTGCAGCTACGGTATCAAGGAAACTACCCAGGAGCCCTGGCAGTTTTCGTTTCTGCGCTGTACTTAGATGGTCTATTTTGGATATCGCTAGTTCTGTGGTCATGATCTCGCCCTTTCCAGTGATGAGGCTGTTTATCAGCTTCGTCCTGGTAGTTAAAGTAGATGCGGACCTGATTGGGGTCCGCATCTGATTTAGTGGGGGATTTGCGCAGGGTCAGTTTTCGTCAGAGAGGGAATTGAACCCTCAACTTCGCTTTATAAGAGCGATGTCCTATCCATTGGACTATCTGTAATGACGTGCAGTTCCCCCGAACTTGCTTTTTTGTTTTGGGATTAGTTTGGGGTTGGCGCAAAGTCGTGTTTAAGTGGAGCAGGACTTGAACCTGCGACTTATCGGTTATCAGCCGATCGCTCTACCATTGAGCTATCCTGTAACGACGTGCAGTCCCCAAAGATCATTTTTCGGTCAGTGCCAAACCAGAAACATTGTATCACATCCAAACCGCTTTGTCAAGTACCCACTGCCATCTTCTTTGTCGTCTTCTTCTTATAAGAACGACGACCCCGTTTCTGCATCTCCTCGCTCTCATATAGAGAACGGGCCATATTTAAAAATTGTCTAGTAACCATCCTAAGAACATTCTCGAACTCTCTAGAATTCAAAGCACAATTATGATAACAAGTATAGGTAACTATCTTCACAACAACTGTACCAGGCATAGAAGAATCATTCACAATACCACTAGCTATAATCTCAGCATGAGTCTTATCATAAGTCTCACCACCAAAATAAGGATAATCAAAAAACACACCGTCCTCATCCGTATCCCTAATCAACCCATAGAAAATCGCAAACTTCTTCATTTCCGATGGTCTAGACAAGAAATTCAAAGGTGCTTCCATGATGCTCTCCCTATTTTCCCGATGAACCAAAACCCGCGACACCCCGCTGATTATAATCGGGGCCAAACTCACACACCTCAACAATATCAACATTACAATAACGCTGTATAATGACCTGAGCTATACGATCATGAAAATTGACCTTATAAGGCTTATCCGAAATATTCATAAGAGCAATCATAAGCTCGCCACAATATGTGCTATCAATAATACCGTGAAACGGCGTAACCCCCTGGACCCACATAGAAGACCTACCCTCAACAGTAATATAATAACCCTCAGGACAGGAAAGAATAACCCCAGTATGGATATTCTTAGTACCATGGGGTTCAATTACAACCTCCTCGATAGAATAAACATCATATCCCGCATCCGTAGTCCTCTTACGAGTAGGAACTTTAGCCTCATCGGATATGGGTTTGCATTCTAAACGAACTGGTGTAAGGTTGTCTTTGAGGTATTCAGTAGAGGATGGAGTGGTGAGGTAGATGTTTCTTGGATTTACTTCTAGTTCTGGCTTTATTCTATTTATTGTAATATTATTTGGATCCAGGTATTTTCTAGTATTGTAGCTTCTTCCTCCTTGTAAGTGCCATTGGTATAACATATCTTCTGATGTTATTGTTGGCAAATTATGTATTAATAGGTAATTTTCGAATCGTTGTAAGAGATCTTCTGAACATTTTTTGCAACATGCTCCCAATCCGTCGTATCTTTCCGGCATTATTATAAACTGGTCTGTTGTCCTATAAATTTTGCACATGTTACACCATTTGACCCTGGATATGCCGTCTGTCTTGTGTGTAGGGCACCTGTGCAGTTGTCCTATTCTTTTGTATTCTCTCTCAAACTCTTCATCGCAATTTCTACAACGCACTTTGATTTTGTCGTTGGGTTTCGGTATTTTGTCTACAATGTGGTTTATTGGTTCAACTGTTCCGACTCTTTCGTTCATCTTCATCTCCACAACTTTATCTCATGTAATAACGAGATATTATAGAATTATGGTTAAAGAACTGTTAGAATCGCATGAGAGATTCTCCAAAGAATTTGGTAAGGGTTTCCTTTCTCTTATCAAGTTCAGATTCTATCTCGAGTCCTTCGAAACCGGTAAGCTGCGTTCTATCATACACGAAAATTATGGTAAGTGGCCCCACACATCGAGCAGAAAAATATTAACAAGTAGTATAGGTAGAATTGCTCAAAAGAAGTTTTATAAGGAGATATATGGAGAAGAACCCAACGGGAATATAGAGAAGGAAGATAAAAAGATCATATGTGCATTGGCTCTGAAAGATGAACCTGTGCAGCCAAAGAAACCAAAACCAAAGCCAATAAAACAAAAGAAATCAGAAAAACCAAAGAAACCAAACAGGCCAAAGAAACCGACAACGGTATTCTGCCATAAAGTACGTAATATGAGCGCTGATGAAATAGCACAATGGGCTAAAGAGTTGGGTGCTACTGATAAGGAAATATCGTATCGTAGTCCGAATAAGGGTCTGACTAAGATGAGGTTATTATCTTTAGTCAGGAAATATTTACCCAAAGAGGCGTTAATGGATTTGGATAAGTTTATACCCCAAAACTAGAGCCAATAGGAGAATTAACAATTTCGGGATTATATTCTATTGGCTCTTCTGGTTCGGGAGGAACATACTCCCTTGGCCTTTCAGGCTCTTCTTTTGTTCTTTCGCCAGCCACAGTCTTCGCGACTAGAACCACAAACTCTGCGAAGTCCATGTTCTCTTCTTCATCCATCTCGGGTGTTTCCGAGACTAAATTTTTGGCTTTATCACCAAGGCTTGATATAGCTTCCTTGACTCGTCCACCAGCTTTACTTAGGGAACGTTTGAAGCTACTGAGGTCGTAGCCTTTATCCTGTAGGCCATAACGGTCCATTAGCTCGTTTATTTGGTCATCACTGAGCCCTAGATCGGACATTACTTCCGACATTCTAGCTTCGGTAATGGTCAGAGTATCTTTATAGAGTTTATTTTCTTGTACTCGTCTGCGGTATGTTCCTAGGACTATGGCTTTAATTCGTTCGCCTTGACCGGTGACGTCGTCTACTAGTTTCCAGAATTTCTCATCGTCGTAGATGGGTTGTTGGGTTCTTTGTGCGTACCGTAGGATGGCCCCGAGCTTGGGTTCTTCGTCTATTGCTTTGGATACTAGTTCGTGTTCTTGGCGGTCGTCTACTTTGAGTAGGGACCGGAGCTTTTTCATTACGAAGTCGCCCATGTCTGAGAATACGTTCTCTTCGATGAGGTCCCGGACGACGCTTTCTAGAACGGTGATTTTTACTTTTCTTCCGAATGCTTTTCCGGTTTTGGTTTCACTTGGTTTTGCTTCGCTTATCCATTTTTGGAAAGCTGCTTTGCCATGTTCTGTTTGACCTATTTCTCCGCCCATGAGCATGCGTATTTCTCTGGCGAATGGGTCTGGATCTATGCCTTGTTTTGCTGCCATCATCTGGAGGTAGGCTAGACCTTCTTGTTGGGAGAGGTCTTCGGTTAGGCAGATTCTACTTGAGGCATGCAGGTTGCTGAGTTTCATTGATATCTCCTATTACTCCTGAATATTTTTGATTGCACTCAAAAATATTGTACAAAATGGGAGGATTGGAAATGGCGTACACTTTGATTGATACGATTCAGGTTAAAAACATTAGTACTCAGGTGCTTCCGATCAATATCAAAAAGCAGGTTGGAAGTAGTATTCAGAGTGCTCATGGTACGATACAACTAAGCGCTGGAGCTTCGATTGAAGCAGAGGATAATCGGTTTGATATTTCCCAGCTCCGATCTCTTCGCAGCAAGAAGCTAATTACCTCCGATAGTTTCCGTAGACGGGTCGATGTCCCTGATTCCTCGGGCACAGATGTGACTAGCTCATAGGTATTCTGAGTAATTTTGGGCTGTTTTTTCTAGGTTGATGTCGTCTTCGGCACTGGCTGTCACTCTTATGGTGGCGTCAGTGCCGAAATATATCGAGACTTTTTTGAAGTTTTTCATTGTGGCTTCTAGTCCGGTTACTCCTGTTTCTCCTTGGTTTTCTATGGCTTCTCTGCTTCCGCCGTAGTCCGTGGTGTCTATGGAGGCGTTTCTTATTTCTCCGAGGTTGATTGATACTTTCCTCACTTTGAGTTTTTTGATGTCTGATATTTCTTGTTTTTCTTCTAGTTTGGTTAGTATTCCCATTAGGTCTACGTCGATGTCTGTGAGCTTGTAGTAGTCGGTGTATTGGAAGTCGGCTGGGTTTTCTTGGGCTTCTCTTCCTCCTAGCCTGAGTGCTAGGGCGTCTAGGAGGTAGGTTATTTCTGAAATTTCTACTTTTGTTCCTTGGACGTAGAGCCGGTTGTTTATTATTTTGAATTTGACTGCTCTTATTGAGTTTATTTCGTTTGTTGTTACGTCCCATAGTTCGGGGTCGAAGTTTTTGACTTTGATAATTCTGAGGTATGTTAGGAAGTACCAGTCGTCTTTCTTCCGCAGAACTCCTGGTTTGCTTTCTGGGGATGTGGATACGAATTCGTTCATGGCCTGTTTTAGGTCATCGCTGATCCATAGGTCTCTTACTGTTAGTCCGAATTTCATGATTTGGCCTCAGGTTAGAACACAGTATTATCGTCGCTTTATAACGCATGAAATATGTAGGCGGCTGGACCTTGTCCGACCGTCTTCGATTATAGGGGATTCCCATTCATAGAAATAACATCCAGAGCATATACTACAGACCTCATCGGCTTCTTCTGTTGTCATGTAAATACTTGCTATCTTATTTCCAGTTTGTAATTTTCTTAATAAATCATAAGTATTGTGTTGTTTATGACTTTCTATGAAGCTATATTGCAAATCTTCTATAATATAAAATCCGCCAGATTTAACGAAAGGAAATAAGAACCCGAAACTTATTTGCTGTTGTTGATTCTCATGCCCACCATCGTCAATAATTACATCGAAATCAGATCCAATTTTATTTATTAAATCAGATAATGCTTTACGGTTTGACTGATTTGCCTCATGGGTTCGTATTCTATCACCAAAATTTGGCATTTTATAAATATCTAGGCCGTGTATAACGGAGTTACAAAAATAATCTCTCCACATTTTCAGAGATTTACCTTCGAGAATTCCTATCTCCAAAATTTTCTTAACAGATTCCTTAATTCTACACAGATGTTGATTATAAAATGGTGTGTAATTATGAATCTTCGGCCCTTTATCTGTGCCGTATTTATCTGCCAATACAGACAATTGATCAAACATCGTCTTCCTCCGATAAAGGCCCAGATGGCTTCATTCTTATAGAATCTTCAGGATTATCTGGGGTTGATACTTCTACAAACACTGCTCTGTTTTTTGTCGCCCAGAACCTATGCGGCTGATTTTTTTGTATTGTTATGCTATCACCTACATTAACTTTAGAACCGAAGATCTTTCTCATCGAAATCGGATTATCCCAAATCTGTAATTCCAAAACGCCCTCAATGACATAGAAAGTCTCAGTTTTAATTGCATGATAATGCATACTGCATGCGTTGCCATTTGGCTCTACGGTCAATACTTTCCCAGTATACCCAGATTGCCCGTCTACAAATGAAGCTATAATTTTCTCGTTGCCCCACAATTTATCAATTACCTTACATTCGTTCATATTAGCTCCTCTTTAAATCATTTTCAAGAGTCTTTAACCCAACAGCCGGGTCATACTTACTCATGGAATATAGATGTTTAAGATATTTTGGCATCTTATTCTTGTCAAATGTCCCGAATCTATAATTGTTATCTATTTCCTTATCCAACCTATGTTTCTTGATTTCTCCAGCTAACATTTCCTGACAGATTCTTCTTGCATTTTCATAATTTTGGCACCCTGGATATAATTTAGCGTGATTTATATGCTTTTGGCAAATATGATAGGGAAAACACCAACCAACATGGTATATCCTGATATTTGACGATAGTACAGGATTAATATTCCCCGAAAAATTAAAACCATCCTGTATACTTTGGGCACCATTGGCTGGTATAATTCTTATGGCTCTATCGTAAGTTGGGTTAATAATAAATTGAAGGAACCCATTTCTGAAATGTATAAATTTAAAGGATACCGATCTAGATTCGGAGTTAATAGACTTTTTCAATTCTTTTTCATCATTCTCATGATAAACTTCGTCTGCTTGCACATAAAATAATTTTCTAGAGCCGTTAAGAACGGGATGCCGTACCGCATTATTTGTAGCTACAGCTATGGCATTTCCTAATGCTGATTTATCTGGCCATCCAATTTTTACCAGTAAAAATTTGGTGTTTATATTACAAAGAGATTCCAACGATTCGGCTGTACCATCATCACTTCCGCAATCAAATATCACAAATTTATCGCAGCAAGTATGCATACTTGCTATGGATTCTACAAATGGGTATCCGAGCTTTATTCCGTTTTTTATTACCATGAATCCTGTGTTCATGTTCTTCTCCATTTTTCAAGAAGTTTAAGAGCTGCGTTCGCCATTTTTTCAACACCTTCTTGGTGATTTATATCTATAATATTATCATCGCTGAGAAATTTTTGAAATCCAACCAGACCTATTTTAAATCTGTGTCTGTCCGTTATACATAATTTCGGTGTATTTCTAGATCCGCATGCCAACCAAGTACATCCCGTATCTGGTCCTATATAAAGAGAACATCTATTTATTGCTTCTACAGTACCTAGTAGCGATAATTTGCCGTGGTAGGATTGCGCTCCTTTATAATCAAGACCGTCTTTACCACCCACGGTAATTATTTTGTTGCCAGACTTTACGAGTGCATCAATCAACCACTGCCTTTGTCTAGATGGCCAATCAAAACACGAATAACATGGACTAGAACAAATGGCTATAGGATCTTTAGGTAAATTCAACGAATCTACCTCCTGTTTAACCTTTTGGTCTATATTAAATTTTATGCGTCTTTCTTTAAGAGTAACGTTACTCCATTTTGCTATGAGGTCTATTAGATGTACGTTCTTTCCTTCCCATTCCGCATGTCTCCACATTGGTTGAGCTTTGATCAGCAAATCAGGTGGTTTTGGCTGCCAATTGGGATATGACCCAAATGGCGGAGAGCCATGTGGCAGGGGAGTCCCGCAAGACGGCACTAAGGGAACATATTGCGGTAAAGTCAACCATCTCAGATCCGCATTCGGATATTTCTCTCTTAAAGCATAAAAAGAAGGTATGCCACAACAGATATCTCCAAGTCTAGCAGATAAACAAAAGGTTATCTTCATTTATATTCCTCAAAACCTAGTTCTGCTTCTAGTTCTTCTTTTGTAACAGCATGAACCCCATCGTAATCCGCAGCTACCGCACCACAAGCCATGGCCAACACACAGGATCTGTTTAGGGATAAGCCCGTAGACAGACCATAAGCCAAACCGGCTAACGCATTGTCACCACAGCCGATAGCACACCCCTTTTTTCTTTCTCTTACGTTCAGGGTCATATCGTCCCTATTTTGGGATTTTAAGACAGCTCCTTTTTTAGATAAGGTCACAAGGACAGATTGAGCATCCACTTGTGAGATATCGAAATTTTTATCCACTTCGTGTTCATTTGGTTTTATACATAAGCTTTTACCGTAGAATGATATTTCCTTTTTCGGGTCTACTATAAATCTTCTGTGTTGGATCTCCTTCATTAATTCCTCTGTAATTGAGCCTTTATTATAATCAGATACTACAATAAAATCTGATTTATTCTTGATTTCATCTAGGAACAGACTTGTAATTTTCTGCGATACAGGGTTGGTATTCTCATAATCTACCCTGCAAATATATCTTCCTTCTTCTGTGTAATATCTTACCTTTCTCGTTGTCATTCTGTCGTCTGGGATAAGCAATGCATCGAAATTGCATAAGTTTTTTATAACATCCGAGTACTTATCCTGACCAACTACCGATAATAATTTAACATTGCATCCAAGTTGTATCAAATTTAAAGCAACATTAGCAGCTCCGCCTAACCTCGTATCTTCTTTAATAAAACGTAATTTTGGAGCTATAGGATCTTCTGGTGTTAAGCCGCTAGCCGAGGTAAGAACATACTCATCTAACATGCAATCGCCTATGACTACGATATCGGGTTTTTTATTAAACATTGTGTCGTCCTCATTGGTATTTACGAGTAAATATTTGAAAGGGGCAATAGATGGAAAGAACTTCAGTTTTAGAGATTGTTGAAAATTGGAAAAAAGCAGGGCTTACGATCGGGTTTACAAGCGGAGTTTTTGATTTATTACATTATGGTCATGTCGATTTCCTCACCAAAGCATCGAAAATATGTGATAAACTGGTAGTCGGCATTAATTCAGATGGTTCTGTTAAGAAATATAAAGATCCCAATTTACCAATAAACGCTTCTGCACATAGAGCAGGGATAATATCCAGTCTGAGGTGTGTTGATGCAGTATTCGTGTTTGACGAAAGAAGAAACAGAAAGAATCTGGAATTATTAAAACCAGACTTCTATATCAAAGCTGGTGATTATGATATATCCCAATTAACAAGCAGAGATGTCGTTGAAGCTTATGGCGGTAAAGCCGTCATAATAAAAGACATCGAGGGTATATCGACTAGCTCATTAATAGAAAGAATAAGAAATCCAAAGCAAAAAGCAGTCTTCCTAGATAGAGACGGCACAATAAACAGAGAAGTTGAATACCTACATGAACCAGAAAAATTTGAATTTCTACCGAATGCCGTAGAAGGAATAATCAAGTTTTACAATATGGGTTATAGAATAATTGTTATAACATGTCAGAACGGCATCGGATTGGGATATTTCACCAAAGAAGATTTTTTCAAGGTCAACAAGGTGCTATTAGGCGGCTTATCTGAAAAAGAAATTAAAGTAGATAAAATTTATTTCACAACTGAATCTAACACTAAAGAAAATCCCAAAAAGGAACTGATTGAACGAGCCCAGAGGGATTTAAATTTAGATTTACAAAATTGTGTAGTTATAGGTGATAAGGAAGTAGATATAGAACTTGGATCGATTTTTGGGTTTACAAGTATTGGAGTCAGAACTGGCCATGGATGTAGGACCGCAAAATTGAAACCAGATTATATGGCATCTGATTTAATGGATGCTGCGGATCATATCGAACGAGCAGCATCTCTTAAGATCTGATAATAATCGTTTGGATATCCCAAATTGCTTTGGAAATCTGGTAATACAAAAAGTCTGCGTTGTTTGTCTACAAACGGTTTAACCAATGTAGAGGAACCGGGCACCACAGACAGAGCATCACTTAATGTTAATCTAGAATTTTCCGTGTCTATTAACCCCGGAACTTCTACGAAACCATTTATGACCGGCAAATAATTTCTTTGATTTATATTTACCATAATTATCTCCCTAATTATTTTTGCAAAAAGTCAGATAGACCAGCTTCCTTAATTCTATTACATATTATGTTGTTTGATTTAGCGTCAAAATGATTCGTCCAATCTCCCACAATGCCCTTTCTAGGCGATACAGATTTATTCCCCAATGTAGGAACGACACATCCGGTTAAATCTCTACCTAATACTACGGATACCTTACGCATTGCAGAAGAAAAATTTGTCTTCATTTCTTCATAAGTTATAATAGTAGCTTTATCAAGCCATCCTCTGACATGAGTTATCCAGCGACTCACAAAATCCTCTGATTTAACCAAACTATATGCACCATCAAATGGGTACCGATATGGTTTAGTATTGAAGGCCAAATCACACACGTTCTTAACTCGTGGGAACGCCGTTACATTGGATCTATTGAAGTAATAATAGCAACTGACCAAAACGTCCCTAGGATCCCTTACTATATAGAAGATATGGTAAGATTCATTTAATTTATGAATATCAAAGAAACCATCTTGGTGGTGTGATTTGTAAATTCTGTTATCTAGACCCTTTTGTAATTCGCAGAAATTTATTATTTTAGATCGATATTCTTCTTGATTTGAACGAGATGGGTTAATCGCGTCCCTTGCAAAGACATCAATTTGGTTATTATTAAAACCGAAGTTTGCAGATATACTGTTTATCAGGAAATGTGTGCCGGATCTCTCATGAGATACCACTAATATTTTCATTACTTATCCTATGTATTCCAAAACTGCGTTTACTACCTGGGATATTTCATCATCATCAAGCGATGGGTACGATGGAAGTATTACACATTGCTGATTCAGAAGTCTCGCGTTTCCCTCGGAATCTTCATTCGCGTATTCAGCCAAACCATTATGTTTGGACATAGGATAAAACATCGGCCTAATATCGATATTGCGCTTATTAAAGAATTTTTCTGCGGCTTTATAGGAAGGATTACATAATATTCTTACCCCGAACATCCAATAGGAATGATTACAAGCATCATCTACAAATTGAATTTGTAGTTTTTCTTTATTTTTAAAACATTGTTGATAATGTCTATAGATCCTTTCTTTGCGAGCCATTATATCTTTATATCTGCGTAATTGCCCATATAATATAGCTGCTTGCATATTCGTCATTCTATAATTATAACCAATATAATTATGAACAAAGCGAGTTTCAGATTGTCCTTGTCCATGCAACATAACAAGATGCTTGTACAATTCCTCGTTGCCAGTTATTACGGCTCCGCCTTCACCACAGGTAATACTCTTATTACCGTAGAAAGATAACGAAGATGCTAGGCACTCTGTTCCAGTTAATTTCCCTTCGTAACGTCCAAATATTCCTTCACAATTATCTTCTATAACAATAAAATCTTGTAATTCTTTCCTTAATCGCGGAACATTAACAGGATTGCCAAGATTATGGACTGTCAATATAGCAGTGTCGTTAGGATCATATTTTAGTGCCGTATCGATTAATCTGTCTACGTCTATATTCCATGTTCTTAAGTCAGCCTGTACCGGAACTAATTCAAATTTTGGACCATATATCATTGAATTCCATGCCGCAACATATACGTTATCTGGAACTAGAATTCTGGTTATATTGGGATTTTCATGCTTTATAGCGTGTGCAAGTAGATGCGTGGCAGATGTGCCATTACTTGTCAATAATACAAATTTACCAAATATTTCGGATAATAATGCTGATACTCTTTTATTGTATTCTCCGGAAGACACCCAGGTAGATCCTAATGCCTCGGATACGAGCTCTATGTCCTCCGGAAGTATTTCTGGTTTATAAACCGGTATCATCAGTATGTCTTATGCTTTCTCTGGATGTGTTTGCCGGAGTCTAGATCTGCGCCATTAAGCGCATCTCGTATTATTTCGACAATTTTTTCATCAATCTCATCTATAAGCTGGCTGCGCTGCACATTGAGGTCACAACATTTCTTCAAAACTTCGTATAATTTCTCCAGATTCTCCTCATTTTCATAACGAGATTTGAATTCATCAAAATCCATCCTCCGTATTTTGTACAATAATTCCTGATTACACCACATTTTCGAATCTGCAGTGAATAATTTGTCAACTAAACCGCCTAATGTGTCAGCCATCGTTATCCCCTGGATTTAGATGCAAATATTCTTGACGTATATATTTACTATGATAATTAGAAAAGCATATAACCCGAATGATATTTCACAATTTATATCAAATGCTGGGGCATCATTAAAAACATTCAGATATTTCAAAACAAGGCCTGTAAATATCATAGAGAAGCATCTAATAACTCTTGTGGGAGTAAAATCTGGAAAGATAATAGCATATGGGCATCTAGATCAGGAAAACGGGAATATTTGGTTAGGCATTTGTGTGGCTGAGTCATATTCTGGTTTAGGTTTTGGATCACAAATAATGCAAGAATTGTTAAAAATAGCTTATAATTTATCAATTAAAACAATTAAATTGAGTGTCGATTCCGATAATAAGGCAGCTATAAAATTTTACAAGAAATTCGGATTCACAATCATACAGAAAAATCTTAAAAACTATCTTATGATATTTTCATCCTAGCCTCCGGCTGTTTTGAAGACAGCATATCCGTTGCGATACGACCTATCTTCCTCAATCATAACATACGATTCATCCATAGATAATTTTTTATATGAAGATAAATTCTTAATGTCCATAACATCATCGAGTATAATAATTTTTGTCCCCCATAACTCTATTAACTCGGCATAACCGGAAAAAGCGGATCCGTCTATTAAAGCCATTTCAGGCACATCACACCCCAGGATCTCTTTTGCTATTTTTATACCATTATGTGGGATATCAGCAGCCTCTTGTATGTCTTCTGTACGCCATGACTTAATCATTTCTAGCGAATATTGACGTATATTCAGGTTGGGATTTTGATGCCAAAATTCATCTATTTGTTGTTCTGTCATCAGTGAGGTCGACGGAACAGAGGATGCTCTTATTTGGCGCACAAACCCATATTTCGACGTGTTTGCAACCAAGGCATTGTAACGTGGCAACACAGACTCGATACAACATAAGGTTGAATTTGCACCGCTTTCGCGTATACCCCTTATGAAAGCCTGAGTGCTGCCCAGGCCAGTCGCTGATCCTATTTCTATTATACTTCTTGGTTTTTCGGTCTTAATCAAGTCTATTATTTTATAGAATAATTTATCATCTAGGATCTCTGGTCGGAAATCTACTGTCTTCATCCCCATCTCCTTGTAGCTTCTTTTGCCACTGCCTTGATATCTTCGGTTATATAACTTATCCTATCATAATCATAGGACCAAAGGCGGTTCATTGGCGATTGTTCCCAACTCTTGGTCATGGATACTATTACCTCTCCACCAGCAGCCAACATAAGAAAGAAATCGCCAGTACTGACACCAACATATTTCCCGATTGCAGCGTAATAACATACAAGATCGTCAAATGATTTGTCATGTAATTCTACTACGTTATTTAATTTCATAATATTGTCACTCATGCCAAATTGCAAGACCGTGAAATTCTCAGACAAAAGATTAACAAGATTCTGTGTGTCCTCAACTGACATTCGGCGCAAATGTGCCCAACGCTTTGAACAATTTGATATAAACACAATTGGGTTATCATAATCCTTTATTAATTCTTGCCCCCTAGATATCTCTTCTTCCTTGATTTTCATATAAGGGTAATAATCGTTATCTGGTAAACCTAAAGTTCTTAGTTTTTGTTTAGACCAATGATCTCCCCTACCATCTCCTTTTGTTTCTATGGGATTCTCTACCAGTCTAATTTCTTTGCATATACCCTCGAAAATTCTACTAAATCTCTTTGAATTATGATGCAAATTAACGATACAATCAGGAACAGCTTTACATATTGGGGTAATTGTGAAAAGATCTCCAAAGCCCGGAGAATCACCAGGAAGGCCAATTATCATTTTCTGTCCAATCTATACATATTCCGTGGCCTAATAGTATCCGTAGCTAGACCCAAATGTTCAGCAACAACAAAATTAGTTAGATGTTTATTACAAATATGATCAAGCATTTCCTGAACAGACCCAAAATCCCACTCCTGGCCAGGCAAGGGTTTACTTCCCCAAGATTGTTCTTTGTGATGTTCCTCCAATAATATAGAGGACCTTACCTTGTTATTTAAAAAAGCATAAATCTTATTCTTAGGGTTAATATGATGTATAACAGAAAAACACAACGCAATATCACATTGATCAATGATTTCCTCTTCGCCAAGATTACGATGAATAATCGAGATTTGGTCTAATTCTTCTAACTCGATAATTCGCCTAGCTGCCTCCGCAGTTTTCCCACATACCTCAAACCCTACCACCTTTTGAGCCCCGAGTTCAGCAGCTAAATGAGACATCCTACCCAAATTGCAACCAATATCGAAAACCACTTTATCCTTAAAAAATCCAGGTAATTTTTCACGAATAATATTAGGCCTTTGATCTGCTCTGTGTCCACGAACAGTGAAATTCTTGCCAGTCCAAGCGTAATAAGGCTTATCGGAACCAGTAGATACAAAGCCCTTCATCCAAGGTTCATCAGTAATATCTCTCTTCATCGTTTTCCCCTTAAAACAATTAATCTTCTTAACTAAATATTTGTAATTAGATGGATCCCACCTCTTGGAATTATTATTCCCGCACATATCCGGAGAAGACTCAAACGGTACATTGTGAACCAACTTATATGATCTATTAAAATCGATCATATATACCTCGTTTCCACATACCACAAAACTATCCAATTTTATATCACCATGTACAAATCCCCTATCAAATACGGCCCTTATTTGACCAAGAACCACATCCTCAAGACCATCAAAATAAGTATCCTCAGATATAGGACCACCAGACTTGAAATCCATAATGATCAATTCAACATCACCGAATTTCTTATAAGAATGCACCTTCGGTATAAACGGTAAATCTAAGGAAATAATAATATCGTATTCTTCTTTCAAAGATTTAATATTATTATTCGGAAAAGAAAATTTGAAAAAGAGATCTCCAGACCTATAATATTGCGCTACATGCGTCAGGGGGCGAATAGGCAATCTATAGTAATCATCATACCCCAAAGACCTCAATATCTTCTCAAAACTGTGTTCCACTTCATCTCACCCTCGTAGCAACCAAATAACTACCCTCTTTAAACGTCAAAACATCACTACCAACAAACCCCTTACACCACCGCAAAGCAACCACACCAGACAAACCAGTCACAACACGCAAACAAATCCTCAACAAACCCTCAACCGAACTAGAAACAGAAACCGACATCTCAGAACACAAATCAAACTGAGACTGAACACACAAAGACCCCTCACAATACACATACGAACCCAACCCAACAGAACCCTCCGGCGCACAAACCTCAAACTTCAAACCAGTGCCAGAAGAAGCATCATCAAAAACAACAAACTCCAAAACCCACTCACTATCATTACCAACATCAATAAACAAATCAGCATCATCAACCAAATCAACATCATCAACAACCTGATCCGAACCCTTAGTCACCACAACAGAACCACCAGAACAAACACCAGCAGGCCCAGTAGCACCAACAGGACCAATCGGACCAGTAACACCAGAAGACAAACCCTCAAAAACAGGAGGACCCTCAGCACCCAACTCCTCAACCTCAATATTAATAACATCCCTCAACTTCGAATCAAAATCCTCCAAACCAGACCTATCAAAATCATAGCGAATAAAAACCGTATCACTGGCCCTGATCGTAAAACGATACAAATCCTCCTCAATAAAAACAAAATTATACTCCTCATTATCAATAAAAACAGACTCATCCAACTCAATATAACTGGAAACAGGATCAACCAAACGACCAGTCAAATCCAACAACTGTCTAGCCTGAGACTCACCAATAATCTTCTCAGTACTAGCAATAGAATCATCACTAAGCCTAATAATAAGCCTAACATTCCCATCAATACGATCAACAGTAATATTCGACATCGAAAATCCCCTGTATATATTTATAAGGAGACCAAAATGTTAGAACCATATAGACATAGAGGCATCAAAAACCACGAATGGGGCCAAATCAAAACCGTCATAGACGGACCCCACTACTCCCTGAGAATCCTAACAGTATATCCAAACAACCTAACATCCCCACTAATCTTCCACCACAAAACCCAAAGAACAATACACACAACATCGGGATTCCTAAACATCCAAATCTACACCTGCATCCAAGACAAATTATCTACAGAAGAAAAAGACTGGGGCAAAATATTCGACTACATATTATCAGAAGGAATGAGCATAACCATCAACCCATACCAAGCATACAAATTCTGGGCATGGGAAACAACAGCAACAGCCATCGAAGCCTCATGCCCAGAACAAAACGACATACAAATAATAGCAAATCAAGGTTATGCACCAGAATTAAGCAAATAAAGCATCCTCAAACGAAGAGAATTCTTTAACATCCAAATATTCCCCACGAACAAAATGACCCTTCTTCCACAAAGACGTAATATCCTTCCAAATGTGCACCTCCTGGCCACAATGTCTAGACTGCACAATGTCCCTGTACTTATTTGGACTTACCTCCTCAAATAAATTCTCTTTAGCCAAACTACGCTCGCGCATAACGTCAGTCATGTCAAGATCTCCCCCTACATGTCCAAAATTCTACGCTCAAAAGGTATCTTCCTAACCTCTGGTTTCTTGAACTTCCTACGTTCCGCCTCCTTTCTAAACCTCTGGTAAATCTTAAAATCACGTAAAGCACCATCTAAGATCTCTTTTTTATCAAGGAAACCAGGTAACCCCTCAGTAAAACGAACTATGATGTTCTTCAAATAATTAATTATGTTAATCACATGAGTGTCAGATAATTTAGATATTTTCCTGGACACCATCTTACCATTACATTTATAAGTCCAAGAATCAGTATCCACAATATTAAAAACGCTAGGCAATGGACAACAAAACAATAATTGTTCTGCACATAGAGCAGATAAGAAAACAGCAACATCCGAATCAAAACACCTAATAACATAACCATCCGGACGCAAACAAATATTCACCTTGGGTATAGTAACATCATACTTACATAAATTAACACAAAGAACATTACTATTCTCATTATTAAGATCATCACTAAAAATGAAATTAAAACAACCAAGCATACTAAATAATATCCCGAAGACGTACAATAGAAAGTAAATACAACAAACACAGGAGAACAACAATGAGCAAAGAGCAGGAAACTAAAGAACAAAGTGCAGTAAAAATCAACTACAAACTAGTAAACAAATACAAACTACTATCCGGAATAGCCAGAAGAGCAGGACTAGCCGCAGAAGAACTGAAAAGAGACCTCAGCGGAAGCCTAAAAGACCTAGTCCAGAAATCCACCAAAGCAGACAGAGAAAGAGAAGACTTCGAAGACAAAATAGCCATCAAACAAATCGACGACGAAAACTACCAATTAACACAAGAAGAAAAAGAAGAACACAAAAAAGTAAAAAGAAACGAATACGACGCAAGAACAGAATTAAATAACAAATCAAGAGAAAAAGACAAAGAATTCACAAACAGCAAAGAATATAAAAACCAAATACAATGCGAAAAAGAACTAGAAGAATGGCTATGTAAAGTCAGCAACCATCTCGGCTGCAGCCAAGACGCCATAGACTGGGAAAAAGGGACATACACCCCAGAAGAAGATCAAGACGACATACCAGAAGACCTGTTATAACACAGGAATATCCGGCCTTAAACAACCACTCAAAAGAACCAAAACAAAACACAACAAAAGCCTTAACAAAATCTTCATAGGAATCCTCCAATAACAATAATTTTGACTACACATACTTCTCAGGATTGAGCTTAAAAAGCCGCATAAGCTCAATCCTAGCTTCATCGTTAGACTGCATATTAATCAAGTCAGCAATATCATCCCAAGACCTGACCTCTAAACCACTTCCCGATGTGCAATTGCAGCTAGGGTCAAAAAAACGGAACACCATTAGAAATAATATACCCAATCATATGACCACAAACCACAAGAACGAAGAGAAAAACGTCTCTCACCACTACTGGTTATCGCCTCCTGCACTTCCTCTATCGTGGCATCCCTCATTCTTCTTATACTCCCTAATAACGGCCTCTTCGAAGTCCCTAAAGACTTCTACCAGTCTCATAAACTGAGCAAATTTGCAACCGTAATCATCAAAAGGCGTCAACTTCAAAAAATTATCATTAATCTCTATATTCTTACGACCACCAACCGGCCTAAGATCAACCTCTATACAAGCAGTAGACTGTCTAACTACCTTATCAGCCAACATGATCACCCCCCATCGAGACGTAGAACCTGCCCCTCATCAAAACACTCCATATCAGAAACGAATTTAATTACAACACCGCCAACTCTATACATCATGGAAGTAATCTTACTAACATACAAACCCTGATCACGCAACAAACGCAAGACACAAGGAATATGTGACATAGAAACGGAACAAAGAATTAAAGAAGTCTCAGAAGCCTTAATCGCATCAACCAAAGGACCGATATCAACCCTCCTGTAAACATCTATCAAATTTAACCCTCCCGAATTAATATCCATCATTTACCCCAATCGAAACATCGACCCTACGGCACCCAACAACAGAACCCATAGGGACCTCTAAAAACAAATAACAATCATCACTATTACCAACGTAAGTATATCTTTTACCATCTCTAATTATGAAATGCACATCTTCCTGATCAATCCACAGTTCATGATTGCTAGAGTGAAGCTCGTTTTTCTGTATCCTTATCATTTCTTCTCTCCATATCTACGTCAGTCAACACATTGTGCAAATCCACCGTATCTTTATGTTCAGCATTGGTAATCAAATACAAAATCCTAGAAATAATATTATCCTCAATACCACTACGTGCAGTATATTCATCAAGCAAATCTCTAGCCTTAGAAACAGAATCAACCTCACCAACAAAATCAGACAACATAATCTGAAACTCAAAATGCAAATCTTCAGGTAATAAATCAATCAATTTAGGATCAACAAAAGACATGCTAGCATCATCACTCATCTTCGCCCTATAATAAGGATCATCATCCTTGATATCGCCATATAAACCCAAATTCTCCCTAGGATAATACTTCATCAATGCACCTGTGCTCATCTCCCTCTTGCCACCTATCGAAATCGAAATCGAATTACCCAACTGGGGCCTATGGGAGGACTCATCACTAGCAATAAAACATCTCAGCAGATATAGGATCTTTGCGTTCTCTGTTGCCTTCCTTTTTATTTCCTCGACATAAGCTACCTTATCAGGTATTTCCTTAACGAAATCAACGAGGAGCTCGTCTGCCCTCTTCTCTAGGTCCTCCAGAGGACCGAGCTGACCCACAATATCCAGCTTGTCCTCCAAAGACAACCCACCAGAAGATACGAGGCGCACAGCCTCATGCAATTCGTATAATTCCTCGGGATATAATCTCATTTTATAACATCCAAAACTTTTTCTACTTCAAGACCCCTAATCGTGCCCATAATCTCCTTAGTCTTATGCACAATATGCGGCAGTATCTCATTTTGACTTAATACGATATCACTATTCCAAACCTCATGCCCCATAAATTCAACATGAGTGCGAATACCAGTAGAAACAAGTTTAAAATGTTCAGAATTAAGATTGATATTTAATAATCGAATTGTGCTGGCCAGAGACTCGCTAATAGGATCCTGTAAAGCAGCTCGTAAAAAATGTTTTAAAGCACGACAGACTGCTTTTCCTTCATTTTCATCCTGTGGAACCTTTACACCACGAATAAAAAATTCGCCATTATTAGTTATTTTAAGTATTTCTCCTTCTTCATCTGATTTGAAAACGAAACTATCTTCGCTATTTTCTGACATGTTGCCCCCTTGCTTTGTAGTTGGTGGTCCCGGCAGGATTCGAACCTGCGACCAGCTGATTATGAGTCAGCGGCTCTCACCTCTGAGCTACGGGACCTATTCGTAACCCTTTTATCTGTTCTAAATTTAGGATAAATGGTTGCGGGCCGTGGTAACGCTCCACGATTAGCGGGTTATGAGCCCGCCCAGGAGACTTCTCCTAGCCACCCGCAACAGGAAGAAAGAACAGGCCTGGCGAGGGGGCGGCCCTGTTCCTCCAGGGGAGAGAAATCACGTGGTCTGACCGCGACCTCTCCTTAACATATTAACCGTAGCACGATAATCACCAGTCGATACCGCACTATTCCCAAAAAAATTATCCAATTGCTGGAATAACGTAATACCATTACCAAGTTCAGTAGCAGTAATAGCAAAATCCGTCAAATCACCATCAACAATCTCATCCGCGCCGCCACTATTATAGCCATTATCGAAATATTCTTCGGTCATAGCATTGATCTGATCCATGACCTTAGCTAATTCCTCAATCCTAGCAATAAACGTACTCGTAAAAGCACTCTTGTGATTAACAGCCATTAGGAAAGCCTCCTCAAGGGTTCACAAATATCTTTGAGCCTCTACTCCCTCCCAAGAATCTCCCTCATATCCCTCTCACCAATAGCCTTCCTGATCGCAGATATATCCGCTTCATAACTAGCAACACTCTTAGACAAAACCTCAACCTCGCTAGATTTGGACTCTAAACACTCCTGCAAAGAAGATAACTTCTTATCCCTTTCAGCAATCATTTTTCTAGAACAATCACGCATATCCTCCAACTCCTTGGTAATCTTATCAACAGCAATTTGCTTCTCTTTAGCCTCTTTGACAGCCCTATCTCGGTGCGATATCATATCAGTGTACTTCTTATCCATCGGAAGACCGACAACGAACCTCGGAGAGATATTAGTCAAGATACTATGAACTGGGCATTCATAATTCGAATTATCAACATCTTTAAATTGAGTCTGCTCATAAATTACAGACAACAAAATATACCCATCAGGAATACCACCACCTGCATCACAAGTACGAATGTCCGTATACTCATTAGGATCAACAAAAATAACTGGTTGTGGAACACCACCAACTGGCCCAAGAATCGCCTTCGTGCTACTGCCCATGTTGTTCTCCTTTCTTAGGTTATTATCCCACAGCACATAGAGTGAAATACAACTTACACGATACATCAGTCGTGATAAAATAAATAAGGAGAGACACAATGGACATAGAAACCGAAATCCAATTATCATACCTAGACGAAGATATCGAAAAAGCTATAGAATCCTTCTCGGAATTGTCCGAAGAAGACAAAGATAAAATAGTAACTAGATTAAACAAATCGGCGGATGAACATGATGTTACCATTCAAGAAGCAATTAGAAGATGCTCTGAACGAAGCTAGCATAAAAGACCTCACCAGAAAAATCAAACGCACAAACGCAAGACGAAAAACCAGCTCAAAACCAATCCCGCCACCCAAAACCATAGACAAACCACAAGACATCAGTAAACTAATCCTACCACAAGAAGAAAGAGAAGCCATAAAGAAAATAACAATAAAATTAAACAGCTTCCTTGCGCACCTTGTGAAGATAAAACCCGAACTTAGAGAATTCGCAATAAAAGTCAATAAAGCACTAAACCAACTCTACGGAAAAACCAAACTGCCATTATCTGCACAAGAATTCGACACGATAATGGGAGAAGACCTAGAAGACACCACAGACAAAATCGCCAAAGCATTTTGGATCGGAATATCGCACATAATAAACATAATCAAAAAATCAAAATACAATACACCAGACCAAATCAACGACTTCTCACGAGCATACCAGAACATACTAAGGATGATCGAATCCGGACTCAGATCGAGTTAGCACTCAAAGTCCTCTCATCTAACAAAGGGCGTTCATCATTATCAACAGCAAAAAACATATAAGACAAACAATGCTTAGACCTCGTCCATAAAAACTTTCCACCGCCATCATCTGGCGACGACCTCTCTATAATATGTTCCTTATGCTTATCAAAATCGCCTATCCATCTATTTCCTCGCTCATCATCTTTATTCTTCGGAGCAACAAAAGACAAATCCAACTTCCTGTGATGAAAAACACCCCACTTAACAAAATCATATGCCTCATCGGTTAACGGAGGCTCATCTTTCGGTTCCCCAGCTGCCGTCAACGAATCAAAAAGATATGCGCTTAACAAATAAGTAGGAACAGTAAAGAAACTAGTCCTAGTATTACCAACATTGAACAACTGCTCATCGCCCAACACAAAAGAATCCCTATCCCTACCACCACCCGGCCTTAAATAATCATTATAAGAAGAAATCTGGAACCTAAAAGTAGCAAACTCACCATCATGTAAACCAACAACAGCATGTATCCCAACCTTATATAACAAATCACCCGGACCAGTAAAGACCAAACTATGTGGCACATACCCTTGCACCCTAGTTATAATATGGCGAATCGAATTGTAATAGCTAGTCGTTGTCATCTAAATCCCTCTTAATGCTATCATCGGACAAATAAGTCGTAAGAGCGATCCTAAACACGCCCTTGTAATCCTTATCTTCCATCCAACCTAACAGATTATCAAGGTCCCGCAACCCACTATCAGAAGCAGCAACCTCATCAATCGTCTTGCCCTTATTATCACCAAAAGGGATCCTAAAATTTTTAGCCTGTTTGAAAGTCATCCAAAAGACCTCGACACCTTAGGTTTAGGACTAGGAGAAACTGATTTGGGCCTGGACAAACCACTACGGTGTTCCTCAATTATCTTAGCTAATGTTTGCCCTTCATCATAGGACACATTCTCACCTTTTTTCTTGAACCTCTCGCACAACTGCTCCGCATTAAGGGTGTCCCCCAATTGACCACACATCTTCTTCGCTCTTACAGCAAGCGCTTTCATCCTCGGCGTCAAATCCCCACTCGGCATAATCTTGTCCTTTCATCAAAAACTTGTTAATCCTCATTTTTCTAAGGAACTCAACAGACCACTCCCCAAGCCCGAAATTGACCCCATAAAAACTCACATTATCATCCACACAACACTTAGAAATATAACGATCAATAACAGCATTAGTCTCAAACTTACACGTAGGAAAAACATCCACAGCCTCATCAGGTCTCAGATAATCTATAGAAACATCCCCAGAATGACCACGAGCATGCTCACATTGTAATAAAGCACTCAGATATGGGGCATGCGGTACCACATAATGTGAACCAGGATGACAAGACCTAGAGACCGTCTGTAAAGAATCTAGCACCACATCATCAGCATAAACCAGCCCGTTATCAGACCGCAACAATTCTCTAAAGCTAACACCAGCACAACAAGTGGAAATAGTCAACTTCAAAAGACCCTCTCTATCATAATTAAGAAATTCGGATAACCTGATGTAAATCAGTATCGTCGGACCCATACGGGTTAACGTAGAAGCCACACACTTAACACGGCGGTCATAACTCCCATTAAGGAATTTCGTATTCCAAGATGATGGCATGAAAATAATGTTTTTGACCGGAGATGGCGGCACAGGACAATGTACAACTTTAACAACTTGATCTGAGAATTCATCCCAGGTTCTATCCATCCATTGTTTCGGTTTCATATTGTGCCTCTAAATCTTCCATTTCGTAAACATAATCACGTTGAGCCCTTCTAATATCACTCTCGAGCCGTTCCTCATCCGCTCTTGCTTGTCTCTCTTCTTTTCTAGCATTCACATCAATAATTACATGCTTCTTAAGAACAGAATCATCAACCTTTTGCGGAGCTGGCAGACTCATAGCAGGATTCAAACGTTTAAACAAAGTGGAAATAGCATTCTCATTCTGCATCATCTCCAGAACTTCCTGCACAGTGGGAATCGATTCCAATATCTCCTTTGCTTTGGAGCGAGTCAACCTCCCAGTTGTAACCAATTCCTCTGTAGCCCTATTCTCAGCGTCATTAATAACATGTTTTACTCTATCCTTGCCTTGCTTCAGGATACTGGTCTGCATCCGGACTTTGTTTTCGATCTCCATTTCCTGTTCTCTACATGCGGCATATTGCTGTTGTAGATCAGATCGTTCTTTGATCAAGTGAGAGGCCAAATCCTTCTTTATAGAATTAACAACATCAGCCCTCTGTTCACGCAAAGCTTTCTTCTTCTGAGTCTTTTCCTCAAACAATCTCTTAATCTCTTCCTTGTGCCTTTCTTTCATTTCCTTCTCTTTACGTCGATATTCGTCATCCACATCGGCAAGCTGAATATCTATCTGCGTAGTAGCTGATTCCTGGTGTTTCTCCACCAAATCGTCTATCTGGGAATCTTTTCTGGTTATAATGTCTTTTAATTGCTCCGATGTCAGCGTCAACCCAGCCTGGAGCCTAAGGCGATCCTCCAGTGTACTGGTTCCTTCTAGTTCATCTGACAAGGCCTTTCGAATGGTGTCTGCTCTGCTTTTTATGAGGGATTTAAGTTGGTTTCTTTCCGTAGTGGAGGTTATAACTTCTTCTTGTACTTCCTGTACTTCCTGTACTTCCTGTACTTCCTGTACTTCCTGTACTTCCTGATCACCAGTACATTTCTTTTGATGATTTGTTAGAGCGAACTTCTTACTAAACGACCTATTACACTTATCACATACGAATTCAGACATGCTTATCTCCTAGCATTTCGGCTGATGGGCATTTGTATCTGAGTGTTTCTTTATTTAAAGTTATAACGCCCAGGCGTTTTTCTTGACGGGGTCACCGGGCTTAATTTCCTGGATCTCAATATCGAAGCTATCGGTATTATGCTTTTAGCGAAGAACAGAGCTTGTCTTTTACAGTATGTCTTTAATTCAAATCCCTTTGTGCTCTGTAAAATGACAACATCTTCTTTATTCGTTACCGACCAATGCCAGTTATTATCTTGTCCGACATAGATCTTAATCAGATCCTTTTTTCTCTGCATCTTTTTTCTCCTCCCAATATTTCTTTATCTCTTCCTCGGATACCGGAAATGATTTTATACAAATTTCTAATTTAACCAGATTCGGGTAATCCATACCTTCGCGAAAATCCTTCAGACCCTTATCGTTTGGGTTCTGATAGGCCATTACAACCCATCCACTAGAGAATCTTATATTTCCAAGTAAATCAGATAACGTTAGAGATTTACCTGTTTTTATATTAGTCAACCATTCTGCATCAGCCCCTGCGGTTGGTATGAACGTTCCTTCTATTTTAGATTCCATTCTTCCTCCGAACACACAGAAGGCCGAGCGATCAACCTCGGCCTTCTGTCTTTGGGTACCCAATATTTTACCCTAGAACTTTTACTTCGTCTAGCGCATGTTTTCCTCTAGCGGTCCTGACGAATCTGGCTGTATTGTGTGCTGGCACTGGCAAGCAACTCGGTCTTTGTTCTGGATTAGCATAGAATGCGTGATCATCAAATTGGGCTGGATGACGGTAGTCCTGCACAATGAGCACAGAGCGAACCCTACTAGGGGGCTTCGTCACAATCTTATTCCCAACCTTTTTAACACGCCTCTCCAACCTAGCTCTCTTAAATCGACAAATTGTAATGGCCTTAACCTTAAGACTCGCAGAAATATAATTTTTTCTTAACCTACCAAACCTCAAAGACTCGCTCGGGATCGCTGGACACACATAATTGTCTTCTGGAAGAATCGGTTGCTTAGCCATACTAGCCTCCTATTATATATTTACAAAAACAACATAACCTACACCCATAATAAGAGCAGAAATAATCATACCATCGCCAATATCAGCTAACTTCCGACCATCTCCATAACTATCCATACGATATAACCCATAATTATGAACAAAAAGGCCAAGGAACAGAATGAATATAATGAGACCTATTATCAGATGCTCTATTGCGGAAATCTGATCTCCGGTCATTCTCTGTTCTTCCTGATGGTCTTTTCGCATCCTATCTTTGTATCATAAATAACCAAATTATCATATAAATTTAATAATATCTGGAGCACGATAAAATAACGCAGAGCGTTACATCACCCATTATAAGGAGGGCAAATCATGCCTAAACAACCAAAATTCTGTAAGTGGCTAAAGCGATACAGAGAACGCAAAGACCTGACCCAAAAGGAAACCGCAAACACCCTAGAGGTCTCCACGCCAAGAATATCCGAATGGGAACGAAACACCCGCTCCCCAAAAATACTCACCCAAGAAGGAATCAAAGCAAGACTAATCAGCAAATACGGAGAATAAATTTCACACCGAGCAGAATCAGGTACGATACAAACATGAGATACCTGATTCTGCTCCCCCTGCTCTGCACCAACCTCTCAGCACGAGGAATCCGAATAACATACCAACCAGAAATAAAAAGATACCCAATAAGGACCCGCATCCAACCAAGCACAGCATCAAGACCACTCTGGCCAAGTCCCAAAACACCAAATATAAAACCACTACCAAGACTCAAACAACAAAAACCAAAATTCGACGAATACAAATTCTACAAACTAAAACAAAAAATGGGATACAAAGAATACGACGACCAATACAACCGCTGGAAACAAAGCACACAATATTTAACATATCTAGACAAGAAAAACAAACCAAAACCGACTAGAAAAGAAGATATCAGAGAAGAAGATATAGATAAGAAAAACCAAGCACTAATGCATGCAATAACCACAACACCAAAAACCAGAAAAGATGAACTAGACGACATAGGCGACGAATAATCAAAGCCACCTACATAATCCAGAAACATTATTCGCTTTCAATTCTTTACCATCACCAGTCCTAACACCAGCATCACTCAGCAGAACCGCCAAATCCGCACAGGAAAAATACGGAGCAGCAAGTAATAAAAACTCCACCAACTCAGAATTAGCCCTACCCAAAGTCAAATCAGATAAAAGAACACAGAACCTATACTCATTATTACCCTTACCAATAACTACCAGCTTATTATACTGATCCAACCATTCTGGTTCAGAATCAGACAACATGGTCTTAGCTTTATCAACCTCTATATCACATAATCTACTACCGATCTGTGCAAAAAGCATTTGTCCATCCCCCATTACTTGACCTTGATTTTTCTAAAACTCGTCTTGTTACTGACCTTGAATATCAAGTCATCCTCACTAATAAATAATACACCACGAACCCTAAACCATTTGCACTCGATACAAGGATTGATCTTCCCAACAGCATCCTCCGGACATTCGGCACGAACGAAAATCTGCTCATCGATACTCGGACCCTCTTGCGGAATGACCTCGTATATCATTACCCACCTCCCGCGTAATGATATCAACCAACAAACAACAAAGAAATTAACTAAGAAATATCAATTCACAACACCCATCCATATCACACTCAGGACAACAAACCCTAGATAAATCCTTACTCTCGACATATCCCTTCGGAGCATGCTCCGGACAACAACCGCCACAGACAGAACCGCACTTCTTGCAGACATAGACAGCAATATTCTTATCCGGGACTCGCACATCCCCCAGTGGTGTAACAACCCTATCAATTAATCCTTATCAAGAAAATATTCAACAGTCTTCTTTAGAAGACAATCCGACCTATTATTTAGAAAATCAATCAAGAATTTCTTTTGAGCATTAACCTCCTTAATATGACGCTCAAGCTCATCTAACGGAATATCTATCTCATTTTGAACAATACCACGACATTTATTCATAAAAAATTTATAATGGTGATCGAATTCCTCCTGGAATCCAATCCAATCCTTCCATAATTGTTCCCTAGGATCAGAACTCATTTCTTCTCCCTTTCCTCTGGCGAATCCTTGGGAGTACCATGTTTAATCACCTTAACCCTAATAGGACCACCCTTAGACTTCTTACTCTTATTATCCAAAGCACGATTAATAAGCCAATTCAACTCGCGCTCATCAATCTCGACAAGAACCACATCGCCAGTCGGTTCCCCAGATTTATCTTCCATAGAAAATTCAGAAGGCAATACACATCTAAAGGACATCCCACAATCCCCATCCTTTTTTGAAAAAATCCTATCTCAAGTGAATTAATCGACAATTCCGAGATTAGATATAATCTCCCTAGCCCTAGCCTTCCTCGCATCCTCTAAGAACGCCGGCTCACAGTTCTCCTCGTTGATCACGAAGCCGTTGTAGATCGTCCACGTGATCACGTGGTTGTAACCAAAGATGATGCTTGTTTCGTTAACGTGCTCGATCGAGAACTCCTCCTCGTAGCCCTTGAAGTAGCGCTTGGCCTCACGGTACACGCTGGACATCAACTCTTCGATATTGTCCGCGTAGAACTCCAAGAACTCGTCCAGCTCTTCCTTCTCAAGCTCCGCCTTCGTCTTCTTCCCCATGCTTCGTCTCCTCACGCGCCGGGCAAGGCGTCTATGATCATATCCGCATCAATATAGACATTCCAATCATAATCAGAACCTAACTCCCAAATCTGAAATTTCTCATAATTTGGAGGAAAACCGGGGAACTTCGCCTCATCAATAACCTTAAAATCAGCACCAATACGACCAGCCCAAGACCTCATCAAAGGAAAAGTAATATTACACAACTCCGGAAACCAATTATCAATAGCAATAGTATAAACACACTTCTCCATAATCCCTACTCTTCCGATTGTGCCACAACCTTATTGTCCTTAACAACCGCATTGGCCTTCTCCAAACATTCGCTGCAAATCCTAAAATATTCAGAAAGCGAACTAGAAGATCTGCGCGACGACATTTCAGCATTAATAGAATAAACAATATCAACTTGTGGCTTGCCCCTCTGGCCACAAACATGACACCAATCAGAACTATTATGTTCAAGAAACTCAGGCATTATTCTCCTCCTTTTCGAATGCGCAGCATGAAATACCTTTAGATTTATCTTTATCGGTAGCCGCCTCATCAGTCATTTGACTCGTAATGGTTCGTAATGGTGTTTAATCTGATGCAAAACCCCTGGGCCAACAATACCCCAATCCACATAAGGACGCTTGCCCGCGTTTAACACCAAAGGACAACCAAAAGCGGCATCGTCCACGTAAACCCTCGCGTACGCCTTCGGGGACGTCGTCCAATCCTGTGGGTTACAATTGGCATGTGTGAACAAATCGACGTTACTCATGCTTTGGATAAATTTCCAAGCCTCATCTAACATGTTCCCGCCTTCTTGCCCGTTACTCCGCATCGTCCACAAAATCAGCGTAGCGCCCACATCATACCACTTCTCCAGCCAATAAAAAGCCCCAGGAACCGGTGCCCCAATACGGGGGAACTCGTGCTCAACGATAGTCCCATCGAAATCTACCGCTACAGGAAACTCGGCATATCTTGGGATCTTGATTTCATCAGCGTCCCCTTTTTCGTTAGGCATAAACACTCCTCTTTGCTTGACAACTCGAACCCACACAAAGGACCGGGGACCGGAACAAGCTCCTGCTTGTAACTCATGGTCCCCGCTCCCGTCTTACAGCAGCATCTCAGACCAACACTTTCATCTGTCTTCCTTTCTGCGCTGTGCTTTCCAATCGATGCCAAAATCACCCGATTTGATCTTGACCATACGTCCATCTTTGTGATGCCAAACAATTCCTTCAATCCCTGCAGTTTCCAAGAACTCGCGAATGCCATCGAACGTCAGCTTGAATTCCATGTGGATGATGTGCTGCCCGTGCCCCAACAATACATGGTCTTTCAGTCCATACGGATTCCCTTGGACCTTTGGTCCGACAAGCTCATATGTCCCTGGACGCCACGTACTGGTTCTGTTGAAAGCTTCCCAGTGCCATAGATCTTGAGAGATGCTGCCATTGTTTTCTGGTCCGTTACTGACAGGCACCCACCCATGCTTGTTGCCGGTCACAGGATCTTCAGGACCGGCCTGGACGAAGCCTTTAGGCGCATCCTTGCCCTTCTTCAACTGGTATCGCTTCCAGTAATTCTGACTCTCGTCAACCATGCAGGATGTTCCATCCCATTTGACCGTCGGAGTTCCTCCACCAGCCAAAACCCATTCAGATCCTGGAACCACCTCATCGTAGACTTGTCGGTCACCATCGTAATTCCGCTTGAACAAACTAGGAATCTTCTTCATCATTCTATCCTTTTATTCGTCCATGACCGCTACAACTCAATACGTGCCACGTTGATCTTTAGGGTATCGATTGCGCCGTTGAGATCTATTATTCTGTCCCGCAACTCCACCGCTAACGGCGTGGCATCTTCGAAAGCCTCCGTCTTCTTGTTGGCATCCTCCGGCGTATCATCCTCACGCATAACCGGCCTCGCCGATATCAACAAACGCTCATTCAGCTCCCGCAACTCGGAAATAGCCTTATTCAAATTGTGCAACTGCCTCGCTATGTGCCCCTCCCGCTCCGGATCCGGATACGGCTCGCCCCGTTCAACCAAACGATCCTCTTCTACTGTAAAAACCTCCCTCACTCTGCCCATAATCATGTCTCCTTAACCATTGGCTTTGGGACTTCATATCCGGGTGCTCACGCAACGAAATATGGTTAGAGATCTATCTCGTATCCGTCTGCTGTCTACAAAGTATTATCTCCATCATCCTTCTCCCCGTTCATTACTGTTAATTAACATTAATCGGAAACCATATCTCGTGACTCCAAGCTGGGTTTGTCGCCTTCGTATCCAGATACTCGAACAACGAAAATAATTGACGATATCACTTACCAAATATAAAGATCGGTTCGAACGTCCTTTCTCGGCCCATAAAGCTAGCTGTCTTCATATCCACGGTCTTGATTAGTCTCCTCTTATTATTCCTGGCTATCTTCATACAAAGATCGGAATGTCTGCGTGGGACATTTAAGGCAACCAAACCCTCGAAGGACATAATATTCTCATATATTCCCTCAGAAGATACACACTGGGAATCAAGACCACAATAGAATTCGGTGTCATCATAAGGAGGACTAGTAAATAACAAATCACCTTTCACGAGACTCAATTTGGAACTGTCGCCGTGAATAAATTCAGGATTATGCTTAACTCTACAACCAACAAACTTCCTCATGTCTCGATGAGAATCAACACACAATGGATTCAGGTCATATCCAACATATCTATAATCACTGTCCATAGTAGCTAAAAATCTGCCGCCCCAGCCCATACAAGGATCAACAATAACTCCACCATTAGGTAAAAACTCCTCGTATATATTACGGGCAACCCAAGGTTTGAACACAGATACGCTAGTAAAATCTTTAAAATACTTCGCAATGTACGAAACTAAACCGTGGATATTCACCTCGCGGTCTCTATTCCATAAATTATTCAAAGCTTTTCGTAAAACAGATGTATTCCCAGCTTCCCACACTGAAGAAACTGGCAAGTAGTCTTTGTGATGAGAACTCCAAAAATGTTGTGAGAAATGTTTTATGAAATCCACAACCGGTTTATTGGGATAATTAGCATTTAGACTCCACCCGTTCTTCGCCTTATAAGCCTTACATCCCTTAATAGCTCTAGTCAGTACACCTTTGCGGAACTTAACACCTTTAAAACCATAATCTAACAACCAGTCACAACAAGCGTCAGGATCATTAAATATCAACTTCCAATTAGGACAATAATAGATATCGATATCTTCTAATTCAAAATCATAAAATTTGCCATTCCAAACTTTGACAATGACATCGTTCTTGAAAGCAACCAAATATTGTTTAATAAGCCTAGACCTATCGACACCAGGAATCTCAGATTCCTCTCTAGACTTCACCTCGTAATAATCACCGTTGATTAGAAAATCAATAAAACAAACACTACCATCACTCTCGAACTCAGCATTACGCAGAATTTCGCTATCTGGGGAAAGATTCATAGATTTAAGAAATTTCTTTTCTAATTTGGTATCAAGACGCAGACCCTTAAAATTGAAACTTTGGCTTCTTCTATTCAACAACAATTTGGTATATTCGGCTTTAGATCTTGCCTTGATACCATGTTTCTTCAAATGGTGAGAAACATTACCAAGCATAGTACCTACTTCATCTGCGATATCGGCCATACTCCTTTGTTTGTTAACGTACTGGTCAAACAACCAATCCTTATCGTTCAGCTGATAATATTTGGAGGGCCTAATAACCCCGCCTTGTTTCCTAATAGCAAAACCAAAATGCCTCAACCTATTGAGGACTGCGCTATATGACTTATTGAAATGTTCAGCGATCTTAGAAATAAGCCATCCCCTATCAACATACAATTCTTTCAATTCATCATAAGTAACATCGAAATTGCCAAAAGCAAATTCGGATTCAACACCAAATCTCTTAGCAGCCATACATACCGTATTAGCACGAACACCCAACTTATTAGCTATCTGTCTAAAAGAAAACTTTTGAGCCTCCTTAATAAAAGCCGCTTTATCATTCAATAAAGTAGGTCTCTTTGCTTCGTCCATATTCCTGAATTCCATATCTGGATAAGTCTTCTTTAATTTCCTCTTTAAAGTAGGAATAGCAACATCATAATCTTTTTTAAGGCGATCCAAACTAACGCCAGAATCATATTTGGCCTTTATCTCTTTCAAAGGAAGCTTCTTAGTAGCCATCTTGGACATATGGCTACTCTTAATATTATTCCTCTTAGCGAAAGCCGAAACACTGCCTACATTACAACCCAAAATCCTGGAAACCTCGGAAAAAGATTTCCCCTCAACCTCAACCATTTTTCTAATCATGTTAACATCCATAATATGCCTCCTAACGCATGTCTCCTGATCGCACTTATATCGCCATATAGAATCGCGTAAATTAATTATGACACGGTATGGTAAAAAGTTAATGTCATAATATCTCAACAAAATATTCTGTAGACAATTTATGATGATTCAAAGGAGAAAGCTCAACAATATCACAATCATATCTATCACGAATCCAATCACGAATATGTCTATCAACATGTAAAACAATCTTACGACCAGTATTACGTTTAATTAAACCACCAATAAAATTCTCACACCAATCCTCGAATCCTCCGTAATCAACACCATCTAAATAATCTTCCTTGTCATGAAAAGGAGGAGAAGTAAACAAAAAATCATAATCAGACCAATCCAGATCTTCCCATCTAGATCCAAATAATGAAAAAGAAAATTTCTTCTTTGAAGACAACCACTCACCTAAATTAGTAAGATTCTCATAAGTATTAGGGTCAGTACCAACATACTCAATATTACCCAAACAAGAAGCAATTAACCTATTACCCCACCCAGCACAAGGATCAAACCACCGACCACGTAAACCAAACTTCTCGATAACAGCCAAAATAACAGGAACACTCAACAAACTAGCCCTACTAAAACCCGCAAATAACAATTCCCTAACAAACCTAGACGGATACAAGCGCCTATTGGGAATTCCAAAAAAATTCTTACAAGCCCTACTAACCATCTTAGGATATTTAGATAAATTAGCAACAGCAGGACCATTCCTAGAGACGCACCAAATATTAGGACAAAAATCCAAAACAATATTATTACCATAAGGAAAACTATTAACGATCTTATCATCCCTCAAATAAGAATTCAAATCAATCTTATTGAGCTTTTCAAATTCAGCATCAATATCATATCTCGGATTAATCCAGCCGGACTTAACCACGAAACCACAAAACACAGAACGAACAGCCTCAACCTCCACAATCTCATTCGACTTCATATCGAAAGAAAAATCTTGAATATTACGGAACCTAAACGAACCACAAACAACAAACCTAGACCTCTTTCTAACAGAAAAAACACTACAATCAGAATATAACCAATCACCAATCAGTTTAACCTGCCTATTCCCACACCACCTGATAAAACATCTAGAACTACGAACCTTAACCCCATTCCTAGAAACACCAACATTAAAACAAACAACATCCTCTACAACACTCAACGCACCACCAGAAAACACAACAACGGCACAAACAGAACCATTGCTCTTAGATCTCAAACAAACACGACCACCACCATCAAATAACCCACGAACAAAATGACGAATCAAATCAGAAGGAACAACATCAAACAACCCAGAACCACCACCATCCCTCCACTTCAGCAAACCATGACCAACCAGACAATCAGACATAACAACGCTATTAAAAACAACACCACAAGAACCATTAGAAAAATGAACCTTACCCTTATACTTAATATCAGAAACGAATCCACGTATAACACACTCATCCCTGACAGGTAAAAAGAAACGAACAGACCTCCTAGAACCAGCAGACTTAGCCAAACAACCACGAGAAGCCAGAAAACCTAACCAATAAGCCTTCCTTTCACAATCAATAACATCAAAATAATGATCATCTACATCAACCTTAACGCCAGAAGAAGACCCAGAAAGAGACAAAACCCTCATCCTACGTCTGACCGTAGATAAACTAATGCCAAGCTCAGAAGCAATCCTCTTTTGAGAAAACTTCTTCTTATATAAACCAACAATAACATCATCTCGATTCATAATTATCCCTAATAACAGAAAGAAAAGACAAAAACTCAGAATCAGACCTACGCTTCTTAGCCCTATTCAAGGCTCTAAGAACCAACCTCACATTACCAATAACATGACCAACATCATTATCAACCCTATCAACAGACAAAGACAAACAAGGATGTCTATAACAACACATCCTAATACCAGACAACGTACATCGTCCACCCTGTTTATCAAACAAATCCAATAAAAAATCCGTCGTCAAATCAGAATCCTCACCACGCATAACATTCCTTCTTAAAGAAGAAACGAAATCTCTAGAAACACAATCATCAGGAACAAACAAATCAGAATTAATCAAACAATCAACCAAAAACAATAAATCCTCAGTAGAACCCGTATTACGAGCCAAATTCAAACCCATACAAATTAATTGAATATTACCAATAATATGACCAACATCATTATCAATCCTATCAATAGAAACAGAAAACAAAGAACCATCATATACAAGCGGGGTATTAGAGACACAACACCGACCGTTATTCTTATGAAATAATTCTAGAACATATTCTCTATTAATAGAGAAATCTCTGCCTTTCTTACGATCCTCAAATTTAGCCGTACCAAGACATCTAGTAATATAATTATTCAAAGAAGTTTTATATCTATTAGAATCCCTATAAATCTGAGAAGCATTACGCCGTGATCTACTTTTCTTTACATAACGTCTATTTCGTTCTTTCCTGTCCATAACATGTTCCTAATAAAAGTATTCATAAACAATAAAAAACAAACAATATCATATTTTTTATTTAATAAAAGTATTCACAGAATCGTAAAAATTGTTCTATTAGCCAATCAAACCAACATCACTAACCCGGTTATATAGACATTAATCCATCAGACAGACCAATTAAATACAGATGAGCTAAAACCAAATACAAAAACGGCCAGGATTTTGTCCTGGCCGTTTCCGTTATCCAAAAAACCTGTAAAATATTACAGATTAGAGACAGTGACAGTTCCGTAGTATAAGCCACCATCCTCGATAAGTTTCTTACCGTAACGGGTCATGATGCCCTTATTCGGCGTGAAGCTATTCGGGTCAAGAACCGTCGGCGTACTCAGCAGCGGAATATACGGCGCATAGAAATAACCGCTATCCAGCACAGAATTACCCTTGAAGCCCATCAGGATCTTACAATTCGGGAACAGAGGATCCTTGTACAGACGCAGCTTGCCCTGGATCGTACCCGCAGAAGTGATACCAATATCGATACCATCCTGCGCCAGAGCATCACTACCACGGAAATCATTCAGCTGCTCAAACTTGCTGGCGATATCCGCAGACGTCACCATCCAGTTCGCCGGACCACGGAGCGTAGTACGATGAATGATGTTCGCAACCTCAAGGACCTTGTACAGCAACGCAATGTTGCGATCCGTGAAGTTAACCGAAGCACCAGCAGCCGTGCCAAAATTATGCGTAGCACGAATACTAGAAGCGATAATCAGATCGTTAATAATTTCACGATCGATCTCCGCAACCATCTCATCCGCCATCAGATCCGTCAAGGTGCCCTCAGCGTCGATATTATGAACCGACTTAAGGTCCTGAGCAGCTTCCAAAGACCACGTGGTCTTCAACTTTCGAGCCACAGCACTCACCGAATCACTATCAATCGAGAGAGTGATCTCGGGCTGGAACGGGTTGTTCTCCAAATCGTACTCATAATCCGCTCGGACGATGGCCGTATCCGGAAGAGTACCGCTCGCCAACGTGATCACAACCTCACCAGTCTGGTGATTGAACGCCGTCGCACCACTAGTCGAAACATCAACCTCGACCGACGGACAATTCGTGTTGTCACCAGCAAACACGTTCTCGACTTCACCGGTGCTGTCAAAAGTGACCTGCAGACAGGGTTCTGCATCTTCACAATTGTCATCATCTTCGGCGTAGACGTTCACGAGCACCGTGCCGGCGAGAATCGGCTTATGAATCAGCGTGCCGCGAATCACCGTACCACCGCTCTCGATATCAAGGCTTTCACCCTTTACCGTCTGAGAGCTGTAGTAAGGATCAAGTGCCCAACCATTCTGACGGCTGAACTGCTGCGCCGTATTCTGACGCATGATCTGCGTACCGGCGAGCGTCTGACCCTTATTCAGAGCATAGCGGTACCTGATGTAGAAGATCAGGCTTGCGGGGCTGCTCATGGGCTGTACACCGACAAGGTTATCTGCGATCAGTCGCGGATAGCTCTTGCGGATGAGGGGAAGGGCAAACCGGGTAAAGTCGGCGATGTTGCCGGTGGTGGTCGCTTCTTCCATTATCGGCGTGGAGTTGGCTTGGTAGCCATGCTGGTTTTCCATCATGGCCGCCATGAGGGCGAACTTCGCGGGCTTGATTTCGGCACAGCGTTGCAGCACTGGTGCCCATTTTTCGACGAGTTGATTGCGTTTGGCCTCATGGATGAGATGGGCCTGGCGCTGTTGTCGTTTGCTTTCTATCAGGGTTGGTCTACCCGAACGCATTTCGTTTTCTCCTGCTGTGGTTTGTTTTCCCGAGCTGTTACTTCAGGTAAGCTGGACCCGAATCGATGCTTTTGGCAATTTCGTTAACTTGCGGATCGCTGCTAGTGAAGTTGCTGCTTCTTTTTACAGGAGCTGCCACAGCGTCCTCGTTTACCAATTTCTTCGTCTTGGGCTTGGACGATTCAGTCTTGACAACCTTTTTCTGGGGTCTTCCGACTGATTCGTTGATCTTGGGCCGTCTTGCCGTAAGCATCTTGTTTGCTTCGAGCAGTTTCTTTGCAAGGCCGTGACTTCGGCTTACTTTCTGCTCTAGGGCTTTTCTACCTTCCTCAAGTTTAGCAACCTTGAGGCGCAGCTTTTTGTTTTCCTCCACAGCCTGACCATCTTGGATGTCCAATTCGACGCCTTCGATCAATCGTTTGATGCCGGATAGCGTCTTGGAGTCCTTCGATTCGCCAATTGCCGTTTGCTTCTGCGCTTCTCGTGTTACCGAATTAACCCGAGCCTCTAGGAAGATCTCTACCTTCCTAGCCAACTCGGCCTTATATTTCTCAGTACTCTCGATGCAGACTGCTTTCGCTTTCTGCAATCTATCCTTGAAAGTTTCTTCAAGCCGCTGTTCCTCAGACTTAACATAGCTCTCAACAGCCTCAATAAGACCGTCGGCCATTTCCGCAGAACCACCCAGCTGCTTGACCAATTCTCGAATCTTATCCATCGAGATCTCCCTTCAAAAATTAGTTTTGCTTAAGAATTAATTCTTAATTCTTTAAGCACCTCGTTCACCAACGCACACTCACGTAAACGACGCAAATCCCGCTTAGGCTTAGACTTAAGACGAGGACGTCTCCTATTGTCTTGGGACTCCATAAGACGAAGCTGAGCAGTCAAAACAGAAGGCTCAGCCACAGCATCAAAAGTTATAATCGAATATCCAGGTTGAACCTCATAACACTCCTCATCGCCCTCTCTAACAAGGTCCATATCACCAACACCACGAGAGCTGATTCCAACCGGGATCTTCTTCTCAAACATATAAGCCAATTGTGCGCCATGCGGAGCACGAGCATCATTAAGGATCTCAGATTCACCATATACAGTCTTGCCATCCATCCACAATTTTGTTATTAGATGGCATATCTTATCCAAATGAATCTTCGAGTCACAATTACCAGTCCAGAACGAACAACCATTCTGCTCCATATAAAAATTGCCATGCTCAGTAGTCAAACACCAAATCTTGCCATCATACTGAGATGACCCTATCTGCAAAAAACGATCATCAAGATGGATACCAGTAGTATGAGACAAAGTCAACTGATGAAGTGGCTTCTTATTCTCAGCCTTAATTATATGACCAGCAAACTCATAATATTCATTAGTCGCAATCATCGTCCTATAACAACAATGACCAGCTTTGACCCAACACTCATGAAGATCATTAATCAACTTTTCAGACACACTAAAAACATTAGAACGACCATGTTTCTGTCTGCCATCACCAAGCTGGAACCAATACACTAACTCCTCAAGATATTTCCCATCCAATTGCTTAACATCTTCAGGAATAAACTTAGAATACTTATCTCCAAGTTTTTCCAAATAAGTAGCTAATCGTCTATCAAAAGCTCTAAAGCCACGATCAGTCTCTACCCAACTCTTACCAGGAAGGACCTTCTCAAGAAGACCCCTAATCTGATCCTTGTAATCATCTTTAATCTGACTAATTTCAACCCTATAACTTCTAAGGTTCTTATCCGTCGCTGTAGAATCCCTATGAACACCACCCTCAGCAAGATACAGGCCAAGAAAAGCTGTAAAGACCTCAGTCGGGATTTGTAGAGGTTCGGACTCGTGTGCATTGGGAGAATCTACGCCAGGAATAATGTAAACTTCCTCATCCTTCCCAATCCATTCTGCTGTTCTTGGTATACGATGTTTGTTGTATTGTTTACGGTTTTTATAGATGTTATCTGCGGTTGTTTCTAGTTGCTCTTGTACGTGATTCCCATCAGAACGAGTTACTGTAAGCACCTTGTGTGGTGCTGTGAATTTGGAATCAATATGTCTTCCTTTGAAATGATATACCGTACCACTATAATCTTCGTCAATTACGGCATGTACCTTAGAAGGGATCATCTGTCCATTAACTCTGGAATAGACATAATCTCCTTCTTTGATATCATTATAGTCTTTCCATCCAGATGTAGTAAGGACACGAATCGGCCCATGATCTAAAGTCAGACATGGATGATCCAATTCGCCCAAAACCCTACGCTCATTAACAGGCTTCTGGAGAGACTTCACAGCCTCACGCATAACATCCATAGGATAAATGCGCCCATTCTGATTCTTCTCATCAGCAACCTGATAAATCCCCGTCACCTTCATGACGGGGGTCGTCTTAGTCCTGCCATCCACATCCTCTTTGATGGTTCCCTTCTTCATATCAACGATCTCTAATTTCCTAGCATCGTTGATCATCTTATAACCATTGGGAATTATACCATTACAGGCTAAATCCCGTACCTCGGAGATGGTGTAAAGCTTACGCATTCTTGATCTCCTTAGTCCTTCAGAGGACGAGCTAACTTAGCAGCCTTAGTGCCATCATAATCTTTATCAGAGAAAGTAGGTTTCGGATTCATCTGCTTACCATCACCATCCTTGCGAGCAGCATCCGCACTGTCATGTCCAGAATCCTGGGGCTTACCAATATCATTGTCCTCAGAAACCGAACATTCATCTTCCTCACCCTCACCATCTTCCTCACCATCTTCCTCACTCATAGAGCACTCATCAGTCTGAGCAGACCCGTCATCCTCATCTTCCGACTCGCCACTCTTCTTAAACTTATGCTTCTCTAAAGCCGGAGGAAGCTTACCCTCGCCAAACTCCTCAGGAGAGGACAACTCATTCTCCTCATCCTCCTCTTCCTCATCCTCCAACTCCTCTTCCTCACCCTCCAATTCCTCTTCCTCACCCTCCAACTCATCCTCCTCACCTTCAATATAATCTTCCTGATCATCAAGGAACTCTTCCTTATCCTCAAGATCATCCTGCTCCTGATCAATTAACTCATCCTCATCGCCCATCTCGCCCTCCATATCCCCCATCTCGCCCTCCATATCCCCCATATCATCAATATCCGGAGGAAGACCACCATCCTCAGCACTATTCAAAGCCTGAACAATCTCATCAATATCCTTATCCGTAACAATCGTCACAGCCTTCATCTCTTCCGAGACAGTCCTGCCACGACGAGAAACGGACTCCTCCGTGGCATTCAAAGTAGCACGACCCTTAACAGGCATCGCCATCCGGCGTCTCCGAGTACCATCCTTGTACTGATCCTCGGAAGCCTCACCACCACCAGAACCAGCAGACTTGCCATCACTGCTAGTCATAGAAGCCGCAGCAATACTCTTACCATCCTGACCATCCATACCATCAGACTTGCCACCAAAACTGCGACCATCACTATCCTGCGTACCACAACCAGTCACACAATCCTGAGGGCCAATCTTCTCGATATCGACCTTCTTACCACCATCCCCACGACCATCGCTCTTGGTCAAAGAACGCTGAGCAACACCCTTACCACCCTGGACATCCATCTCATGCCCAGCTCCGGCAATATTCTCAGCAATACCAAGAGACTCCTCTACCTGAGTATAGATGTCAGCGCCACAAGCCGGGCAAACCGCACCATCCTCAGTAAGAGCCTCAGCTGGGTCGATATCCCCCTCACTACACTCCGGGCACACAATATTCTCACCAAGACCAGTCTTCTTCGGCGTATCGCCAGAATGACCAGCATCCTTCTTCACGTTCATCTCCGGCTCGCCCTGGCAACCCATCGCATCACCCTTGGAGGGCTCTTTCTTGCCCTTCTGACCACCTTCCTTCGTCTGGGTAACCTTATTGGGCCAAGTAGAATGGTCTTCGCCAAAGCCATACGAACCGATCTTGACATCTGGGCTATCATAAGCGTACTGATCCTCGCTCATGACCTTGCCTTCTCTCTCAGCGGACTCTAGAGAAAACTCTTCCTCTTCTTCCTCTTCTTCCCCAGGCTCCGCAAGAACACCAGCCAGATCCTCATCACCAAGATCTTCTTCCTCGCCCTCTAAGCCTTCATCACCAAACGGCAAATCAGCCCCAGGAGAACCACCAAGACCAAGGTCCTCATCACCGGCCTCATCACCCAGGTCCATATCACCGAACTCATCAGGCTCAGCATCTGGCTCAGGAATAGCATCGAAATCGGACAACGTCATCGCATCATCCAGAAGATTCTCGCTAACAGACGCAACAAGCTCCTCAGCCTCCATGAGCGTCGCATCATCAATCTCATTACCCTGCTCTTCCATACGCATGATCAGGTCTTCAAGAGATTCAGTTAATTCCTCATCTCCACCGCCAGAAATAACATCACGCATATCCTTGAGGGCAGTCAGGTAGATCTTAGCCTTTGCAGTGCGTGTATCGACATCTTCGTTAAAGACCATCCCCAGGAATATGCCATAATCGCTGGCGAAATTCTTGCTCTCACCAAGAAGCTTGACATTCTTAACCAACGGAGGATATTCTGCCTTACGAGCCGTAAGCTTCCAATCTTCCAGAATTGTATCGTGGTTGGCTACAGCATTCGTGCGATACATCAAAGTGCCCAAATCGTCGGCCAAACAATGGTTCATACAACCCTGTGCAGCCAACGCATTACCTACGAGGTCCTGTGTTTCCTGGAGAGTAAGGAGACAAAATTCCTGGGATTCTACAAGGAAGGGCGTCAAATTCTTGATAGCGTTCTTCACACCTTCTCGACCCTCGGACACCAACGACGCACAATGCTTAATCCTCTTCTGGAAACCATCTGACTTATAAGCCTCTAGAGCAACCTTCTTCATCTTCCTAGCAATAATTCTGCGACGTGTAAACTCATTAACAGGAAGCTTAATAGTAGAATTATTAAAAGTTCCCTCAACGATACGCCCTCGGGAAACCTTAACACTACCTTCTAAAACATCACAAATCTTTTTAATGATTTCAGGTTTTTTGTGTTCGTCAATGACATTAGTACGCATAGGAACAAAACGGTTAATACCATCTCTGGTAGTGATAATACCATGCTCAGGAATCACGCCTCGCTGGAAGCGAGCCATTGCGATCTTCTTGAAGTGGTTATCAGCTTTTTCGATATCGTCTTGCTTGATGGATTCGATGAGTCCGAGCAGGCTCTCTACGTAGTGCTTTTCTTTTTCTTCAGACTCGACCACTCTGACTTCTCTGATGCTCTCTATCTGCACCTGTGAGCGGCTTTTTTTGTTGATACTGGCGGTGTAGTACTTGCCTGTCGATTGCTCCTGGAATATTAAGTTTTTGGGCTCAAGGGATACGAGCTCCCAGTTTTCGTTGACTTTTTTACCCATTTCTCGGATTCTTTCCGAGAATACGGCTACCTGACTTTGTGCGCCTGCGTTTAAACGCCGCAGAAACTTCCTAGCATCCATCTCGACTACGGATACTGGTGTCTGTTTCTGATTAGCGATTTTCTTCGACATCGCAAAATCCCCTGAGTTAAATGGTTATGTAATCCCTGGAAAATACCAGAATTTTCAGAGTAAATTTGATTTTAAAGTAGGCTTGAAATAGTGAGATCACTCTGTGGCATAATCAGAGGTGTATTCCTCGACACCCTCGGCAATGGTCCTAGTCACCGGTTGAGACATAACAAAGGAATCATCCATTCTCTTAAGAGCAAGCAAATAATCTTCCTTAGCCTCCTCGATGACCTTGGTATCAACACTAACAGGACCAATAGACCCCTTCTCAATACCATCAAATTCATTCTTATTAAGGAAGGACTCAACAGACAAACCATAATCCTTTTCCGAATTCGTCTGTTCCTGTATCTTCTGAGCCTCATAGATAGACTTCATAGTCTCATTTAGAAGCTCCTTCTCATCCTCATCGAGATCCTCTTCCTTGATATCCGGCTCCTTCAAAGCATTATCGCTGTTAGCCTTCAGAGATAATATTTCATCAGGAGTAAGATCTGTAAATCTCTCAATAATCCATTCTGGAGGAAACCACCCAAGGTCCTTCAAATTACCCATAATATTAGACCTGGTATTCCACGTCTCGATACGATACAGCTCATCTATAGCTGAGGCAGCCGTCATATACAGGTCAAACTCACGCATATCGCTCACATCATGATTGCGAAGAGCTAGATGCACTAGACAAATCTTCTTAAGACCCAAAACCACTTCACGTTGAATCCACTGAACACTCTTAGCGAACTCAGGAGAAACAGAAGACAAAGACTTGCCATCAGATTCGGAAGGATCGCCAATACCAACACGGCTAAATGGAATCTTCAAACCAGAAACCATCTTCTTCTTGAAATATTCGATATCAGCAATCTTATCCAAATTCTCAGCACCAGGCAGCGTGTCTATGGACGGCCCGGTCCCATCGGGACGCTTTGGCATCCAGAAATCATCTTCCTGTATTAACGGATTCCAACGTTCATTAATCTCCCCAGTACCAGGATCTACAAACCTATGCTTCTTCATCTGTCTAGCAAGAAGCTGGATATATTGGGGTACTTGGTGCGGAGGGATCTGGCCAATTGGAATATTAAAAATTCTCTTTTCAGGAGCGCGGGTCTGATGCGTATAAATTCCGTTATAAATGACATTATGAACGTCATTCTCGACTGTTACATCATAAACCAGATCTTCTCCGATTTCTTCTACTCCGAGAATTCGTTCGTGTTCTGGTAGTTCTTCTTTTGTAAAATAAAGGACCCACGACTCTGTATCTGGCATTGTTCTATTGGTTTTCTTATCTATAATATGTCCACCATCTCGTTTACGATGTGATATTAGGCCAGCAGACCAACCCATTCTATCAATAAGTTCTTTGAAGTCTTCGACAAGTTTTTCATTACAACATTCTATTGTATGCCCCTCAGTTATGCCACCTTTGAAATATCTGCTATTTCCATCCGCGTCTAAATAACCATCAATAAATGCAATTTGTATTTTACGTGGTGATCTGTAGACCCAAGATGGTATTCTCTTGTTTTCCGCTCCTTGTATGAAGCCATTAATCAACATAAAATCGACAAGATGTTTGGAATAGACGTAATAAGATCCTAGTCTATAATCTTCATCCTGACCAAATGATACTTCCGTAACTATTTTCTCGAACAATTGTTTATATTGTTCGTTTATTTCACGGTCATCACCTAGGGCAAAACCAACCTGTTTAATTCGTCCCCTGGTGCTTACGTAACCGTCCCCTATCATGAAACCAAACCATTTTGCAAAATCCTCATCAGCAACTAATGGAACATTATATTGCCGACAAATTCGCTGAGGAAAATTATAACACCAACCTTTCATATATTCGAGATTTTGTTTAATATTAATTTCTTGTAAAATAGATTCGGCTAAATCCTTCTCAATATAGGCATGCTCGCTTAAAAAAGCTTTTATTGTGGTATTCGAGTCCTTCCCTATAGAACAATTTACAGGTTCACTTAGTCTAGCATAAATCGGAACATCCGGGTGTTCTAATTTTATTAATTCTTCGTTTTCTATTCGTGGCAATAAGAACCTATGACAATAATGCTTAGCACAAGTATTTTCTAGAGTTTTTAAATCTTGTGTATCAACATATTCTAATTTATCATGATAAAGTACACCATCTTTCTTATATGGCGATACAACAAGAATAGGATGAGTCGCATTCGTGAATATCTCGCGATGTCGTGAAAATACACGATAAATTTTATGTCTTCCATTACAAACACAGTTAATGATTTTTGTTGGTTTTTGCTCTATATCCCGATCTAAACAAAAAGCTGTATCGCCGACCTCAATATCTCTAACATGCTTATAACCATCTGGTGTAGAAACCCTTGTATCTCCACGAACACATACCCTGTAGATGAGGGCTGCATCTTCCATAAGGCGCAACCTCTTATAATCTTTCCGACCTCCATCAAGAATAGAATTATGAACTACAGCACCATTTGCTACGAAATTATGATAATTGGATTCGACTCCGATATCAAACACTTGCTTATTATCTCTTTTTTCTATTCTGCTGATACCCTCTACAACAATATTGTCCTTCTCTGGGACTATTATCATATCCCCATGAGACAATTCATTTACTTGCTTATAGACAAGATTATTCCCTTGGTAAGTCATAACAGGATGATTGGATGTAAGATCTAGTCTCCTGCACGATGTGTGGATGCTATAGGTCTGCTTATACCCATTATCCACAAGATCTATAACTCTTGTAGGTACATTGTGCATACCATCAAAACTATAGACAATCTCCCCACTACGAATTTCCTCAATCCTCTTTTGCCCATTAGGTGTGTCAACCAGAGTGCCCTCAATACAACACTTACCATACGGTTCATAAATATTCTCCAAACTGGTCAGACGCATATGCAGCACTTGCCAAGGGTACAAGAATTCAGGCTCGCCGGCAACAGCGTTTTGATAATAAAAACCGACTAAATCATCATATTTAGTATGAATTCTAGTAAAATTATAAATGTTCATGAAACGATACCCAGAAACACCATTACGGTGTTTCGTAGGCACAATCTCTGCAGCAAAATCACCAAACTTGCACAAATATCTGATAATAGGACGAATTTCCCTATCAATCATCAGAGTATTATACAGAAAATCTTCAATTACCTTCTTGACTTTCTTGTTCTTTGCCTTAACCAACACACTGTGCTTGCGTTCTGGGTCAACAAGACTAGACTCATCTGCATAAATATCCAAAGCTAGAGAAATTTCCCCAGTCTGGTCCATCATATCATAATCTTTGTAGCGCTCTAACCTGTTAATCTGTAGGTTGGTCTGTTCCAACAAAGCAGACTGCCTACCTACATTTAATAATTGACCACCCTGAGTGACCCTCTCAACATCATCTTGGTCGGAATATAGGTTGTCCACCCGATATAGGTTGGCTTGCTTGAAGTAAGCACGTATCCGATCCCAAAGCTGAAAACTAGGCATAAGTATCCACCTCTTATTTTATGTATTTTTATTTCAATTTAAGGTGAAACTTGGACAAAGGAGGCGTTTTGTACTTTCTATAACCATAAGTACTCACAAATTCGGACTCAACCATATGAGCAGAACGAGCCTGATTATACAACGTCTTCTTATGCAACTTCCAACCATCCTCATTAACATAGAAATATGAAGGGGCAGTATAACCATCAAAAACCCAATTCGAGGCCCTATAGATCGTACCAGCATGTCCAGCAGAAGGATCTGAAAAACTAAACAAATAACGAATATTAGAAGGAACCAACTTGACACACCTACTTAGAAAATAAGAAGCAAGATTCTTATTCCTAACAAAAGGAACAATAACAAACCTACTCAACTCCATAGCTTCATCCTTCCTGCAATACGATACATAAACCTCCCTACGGATAGGATGAGAAAAAACAGCACCACAAACCAACTTATCCCCAATATAACCACCAACATAAAAGCCCCTTCTGCCAAGAGAACCCATATAATGATAATTGCACATCAAATATTGCATTTCATCTTCATTAGCAATTTTAATACTTAAATCTTTAAGATCAATTTTCTCTGACTCTTTATAAAAACCAACCCACCTCTTCAACAAAGCTTGCATCTTATTAAAATCAAATAACTGATGCTCCCAGACCGTCTTTAACTCATAACCATCGAGCGTAGAAACATACGAACTCTTAGCCTCATCTTTCCTGGCAACATCGGGTCTGCGGTGCACCCAGTGGCTATTGACTTCTAACAGCAAATCTGTCTCGTCACGATGAATAAGGAAATCGAAAGTATATGGACCCAAAACAACTTGATGCTTATACTCAATATTCAGAGAATCAAGAATCTCCTGCATCCTTTTCTCGGTATTTGGAGTACTAGTGAGTTGCTTCACTAAGGATACAGCGTGAGCTTTTCTATAATTTTCATCCATCCAAGCCTTTTTAGCAGCCTCGGAACACTTCCTCCTGGACTCCACATCCCGTACTGACTCAGAGTGTTTACTGCGGTATTTCTCGTCTTTCCATAATTCTTGGGACGATTTCTTTCTCTTATCGACATAATCTTTCTTTTCCCATATTTTCTTTTGTATCGTGGAGTGTTTCTTTTTTATGTCTGGTTTATTACAGGCACATTTATAACATAACCAGTCAATATTATTGTTTCTTATGCGTGATTTAACTCTGATGGTTAGGTCTCTGGTCGCATTACAATTATCACATTTGGCTACTATTTTAGGACGTTTTTGGGACAGGTCTACGTTGCCGAATTTTTGTTTGGTGAGATTCCAGTCGATCATCTCATTATGGGTCCGCCGTTATCTAATCGTATGGTTTTGATTTTCTGTGTTATCATGAATCTAGGATCGACCAATTTAGAATTAGCTGGCAATCCTCCGAGGGTCATAATATATTCGTTGAATTCTTGTTCTGGGGTCTTATGTTCTGATAGTTCTGGGCATAAAATAACAGGAGCTAGAGCGTGTATTCCACCAGAATCGTTCAGTTGGCCTATTTGCCGTGCTGCGTCAGGTGGGTCTATTACGTCGTTGTTTAGGCTGGGCACATTGTGCACAGGTATTAGTGAGGCGTGATCCGATATCACAGCCTCCGGAAGTCCAACCAGGGACATCCCCAGAGCCATTACGATATCACTGTGATTTCCTGGACCTGGAACGTGTCCAATTTTATTTCCACCTAGGTGTATAAAGATGTGCAACTGGTCTACGAGTTCTGCGCTGTATACTCTAACTCCATCCTCTACTCCGATGTTGTCTAATATTGCTTTTACTAGCGTTGGTTTGTGTGCAGGTGAAGTTGGAAAACCGACTTTGGCTGTTCTTTGTCCTTTGGCGGTCTTCATGTGGTAGACGTTGGAATATCCGAAGTTATTGTAGAATTGCTGGCATACGGGTATCCCGAGTCCTGTTCTTTCTGGGACCACAAAGGCATTGTTGAAGTATCTGGCCAAATAATCCATCATACACATTAGGAAATACGGCTGAACTTGCATGTTCAATTCTGCTACTTGTTCACAGTCATTACAGTCGATTACTACTATTGCTGATAGGTCGTTATCTTCTCCGCTGGAGATATCGACGCCCATACTGTAGGTGTGGCCTGGTGCGCCTGGCCGTATTATTTTGCCTTGTTCTATGAGGTCTGGCTGCGGTTTGATTGGACGCTTCCAGATTTTGAGTTTACCATCGAAGTCCAGTTCTAGTTCTTCGCTTGTGGTTGGGTGTATATAGGGGACTTTTCCTACTACGAAGTATTTCCGTCCCCCGTTGTTATCCAGGTCATCTACTAGGTATAACAGTTGATTTCTTGATAATACTGTGTTTCCGGTTCCTATGAATTCTGCTAGGATTTCTTGTCTAAAGAGGTGTGCTTCTCCTCTTTGCTGTAGTTGTCTGTATTGTTCTTCTAGCCAGGGTGAGTAGTATGGTCCCCATTTTTCTTTTTCTTCTTTTGTTCTGCATTTCCGGATTCCGTCTGTGGGGCATATTCTTCTTTTTTGACCTGTTTTTTGATCCTCGAATTCTATGGACCAGTCCATGTCCCACCAATTGACTATGATGGGGTTAAAGTCGTTTCTTTTCTTTTCAGCGTCACTCCATGTTACTTCATACCAATTCCCTACTCCGTTACATGTACTAATAACTATCACAGATCCACCATGTTGCAGTGTCTTATGACTTATAAAACCGTTTGCTATGTAGGTATTGTTTTCGGGCACGCTAAGATCTAGAGTTTTTGCTTTACTTTCTCTTATAGACTTAACTTTCATAGGCACTAGGCCATTACTTAGTATTCTACCTAGAGCAGTATCTTTGTTATCATCACAGAGCAGGTCTATTGCTCTGTTATATGGTATTCTATTATTCCTTTGATAGTATCTGGTTATAGATTTTTTATTTGATTTTCTACAAAATTCTTCAACTGCTTTATGTCGTATTGATAATCCGTGTTCCTGTTTAGGCGCATCTAGTATTACGTTCTTTCTATCTGATATGAATCCTATTTCGTTTATAAATCTTATATAATTTCTACGATCTATTGTTGATAATCTGTATGATTTCTTGCTGTTGGTAAATCCTCCTCTTCCTTCAGATGTTCTAGTTATAATGCCCAATGAGAACAGAGATGATCTCACTTGGTCTATAAGAACCTTCGATACAGACGAACAAGTAATTCTTTTATTTGATGACGAGCCATCGGCTTCAAAATAACCTCTCAAAAATGCACATATGATTTCTGGGCCACTTGACAAAATCGCCTTTGGGATTCTAGCGTGATATACATCTTCCTTAATCAATCCATGCCTAAACATCCAGTCTACAAATGGGGCATTATAGACTTTGATATCAACCGTATGACACGCATATTCGGTTTTTGGATTTAGTCCGATATTCTTTAGTTTAATTATTAATTTTTCATGTAGCTGTTTGTCTGTAGGACAGCAATGCGGTTTTATTCTTTTCGGTCTAGAGACGGAGGAACTTCCGTCTCCGATATAATAACCTATAATCTCAGCAAGATCAACGGTCATTATATCTGGCAATTTTTGTGGCTTATGATGTACACAAGATGGACAAATATATTTTTCTTTCTTCGATTTCCGTAAAGTTATAACCTTGAGAACAAATTTTTTGTAGCACTTATGACATATTACCTCAGTATGATCTCTGTTCTTAAGGTTCCCAAGATTAATTAGGTCACATTCCGGCTCTACAAAAACATGTGGCTTTCCTCTACACGTATTTGGCAATAAGCAAACATAATCATCCTGTTTTAATTCTCTTAATTCTTTCCAGACATATTCTCCTTGTTCGTTAAATATTCTAAGTTTATGGTGTGGTGTTGCTTCAAATTCATAACCCAATTCGGTCTCAATATGTAAAGTATTGGTATATCCACTATTGAAGATAGCAGAACATTGCTTATCTCCAGAGTCCGTAGGGAGATCGATATCTAGATTCCCAAATTCCCCAATTCCAGTATTGTCATTAAGCATCTCCTTTATCTCTATCAAACCATCGTTTGTAGAGATAATTGAATCGTCAGAAACACAAGGCCAGCCTGCTGCCCACATCTCATCCATGTGCGGCATAAATCCAGCTTCATCAATAATATTCAAAGATGAAGAATTAGATCTCAGTGTTTCTTTAGAGGATGTCAGACTACTGATCTGTGATCCATTCGGAAACACGATCTCATGTTCATTGTATGTGGGTGGTGGATCGCCGTAGATCTGATGGAATTCTTTAGGCAGGTTATCATAGACGAATTTGATGTTCTTATCTAGGAAGGCTTTGGCGTCTCTGTCTCTTTTTGAGACGATTAAGATGGTTTTATGGGAGAAGAACATTCCATTCCATAGGGCATATGCCCCGGATAATGTGCTTATGCCGCAATTATGAACAACGGCTCCATCTACGATATAATTATGAGTTTCTGGAATCGTAAGATCATAAACTTCACTTTCTGTATCTACTGGTTTAACAGATTTAATCTGACCCTTAATTCTATTAAATATAAATCCTTTTGTGATTTCTTTTCTTGGTTTTTTGCCAAATATTCCTATATATTTTGTAAATAATTCAAAATCTCTACCACCTATAATCCTTAATTTAGATATGGTTCCCTTACCAGGATAAATTTTAGAATTTATCCCGAATCTACTAAGAAGTTGTTTTAATTGATATAATATTATAACAGATTCCTGAGCTATTCCAGCTTCATTACAATCCTTACCGCTATACCACCCATCTCCAGAGAACATCCTGTTTATCAAAGTAGCTACTGAGTCATTGTTCCAAGAAAAAACTTCTGCTGGTATTCGTTTTTGCTTGCCTGTTTGTTTGTCTATTCCAAGAGAACGCAACCATTTTCTAGCTTCAGAATGATTTGTCTGCATCCTATAATTATTGCTATCTGGAGCAAACGAACTAGAATGTGGCCTGATCTTCAGACGAACACCAAATTTTAATTCAAAATGCTTCTGGAATTCCAAAAGATATTTCCATCTCTTATTTGTAAAATTAATCCATCTACCATAACATCCGTCCGTGATCAAATACCCCAACAAAATGGCATCGGACGTCATCCGGTTATTATAACAGCAGATGTCCGATACCTCTACAAGTACATCGTTTAAAGACAGATCAATTGCTTTTACCCAACCTTTGCTTGTTAAGAATTGATGATCGCCCGTACATATCGACCTATGGCCAGTTTTAGTCCTAACTTCGTAAAGATTCGTAGAAATTCCATTATTATGAACATCAGATACTTTCTGCACATCGAGACGGTTGTCTTTGAGAGTATATACGATATCACCCTTCCTAATTTCTTCGATAGGACAAGGTCCGTTTGGCGTCCATACCATACTCCCTTTCACGAAGCACTGCCTCGTTTTTCTGTAAACGTTAAATCTGTATTTTTTGAAATCTTCTAAGCTCTTCTTTTGGTAATCAAATAATCCAAATGGTAAAATACCAGCAACCGGGTGTTTGATCTTACAAAAATTCTCTATAAAATACATTGGGCTTCTCTGGCAACGCCGGAGAAGATCGGACATCAACTTTTTTCTATTCATCTTGTTTCTTCGGTTGCGATAGAAGCGCCACTAAATCAAGATCACCAGTAATATGCTCACCCCCCTGTACATTAACAATCACATCGTTGTTCTTTACAGAAGCCATCAACTTCGCAACCGAGTCCAATGCCCTACTAGCATTAGAATTAATATCAGACTTAACCTGCAATGCCTTAATATAATTATCAAGTAAAGGAGTCAACCCTTTTTGATCAGAATTCTGTAACTTAGCATTCAATGCACTCTTAATAGTCTGTATAGCCTCTTCCACCTGGTCTCTATCACTTCTCTGATTATTGATTATCTCGTCTACAGACACGGAGAATTTAGTTAACATCTCTGCCACACCCTGAGAGAATTCTGATTTCTCTGGTGAAGCATCAATATCTAAAGGAGCTGGAAGCGGCTCGAAGTATGGATCTACTAATTCAGGTTCAGCTACCTGATGCTGTAGCGGCGGTGCTTCTGGTGGTGGATCTGGACATTCTTCTATTTCTTCTAGTATATCTTGCAATTCATCTGGACTGATACTTCCTTCTTCGAAATCGTCTGGATGCGATTCTTCAGACATCACAAGCTTCTCTGAACTTATGTAGGGTATCTAAATCAAATCTGCATGGTCTTCTATTTCTTGAGACCAGCCACCCTCTATTTATATCCCAGATTGTCTTATCTGCTCTGTGGCCACTGCCGTTTTCATAAGATTCTCCTATATCCCTCCATCCGCCCATATTTAGGGCTATGATTCTATTGACAAATTTTTTGAGCGTTTCTGTGTGTTTGAATCCAGATAAAGATTCTCTGATTTGTGATATGGTCTTGGTGTGGTTGTCACACAGAAATAATATTGCTTCTCTAAGGTTGTCCGCTACGTCTCGCTGTATTCTGTGTCCGCTTCTGGTTGGGTCTGTATCTGCTGATTTCTTGGGTACTATTCTTGATTTCATATTAATTGTCTTTGGTCTTGCGTTCTTCATTCTTGTTTTTCTATACATTTTTTCTCTGGCCGATTTTGGTGTACTTTCTGAGAGGGCCTTGTCGATTTGTTTCATGTTATCGTCCAGTTCTTGTCCTGAGGCCGAGATATAAGACCATAATATATCTTTTAGTAGTTTCTTTTGATCAGTACTCAGGGTCTTGCTCATTGTCGTCTGACTTCCTTTTGAACATTTGATCTTCTTCGTTCATTGGGGAATCAGTAAATTCCTCTGACCTAAGACGTATAAATTTTAGGAAGTTTGTAATGGTTTGACGACTCAGATCAGTTTCATCAACCAGTTTCCCTATCATGCCATCATGTGCGCGGTCGTCTTTGTCATAGAGCTCCTCTAGAGCTTCTATGATCCTGTTATATTCCTGGTTATATTTGCAGATTTGTTTGGCTTCATTTAAGAAACGCTCAAGTGCAAAGCTTTTGTTTTGTGCTTTATTCTCTAGGTGATTTTGTAGAAGAGGACTGTTTTTCTTATCTCTGTTCTCTTTCTTAATATGGGCCAGAATCACGGTTCGACCTATCTGCGACCACAGGTTGAATATCTTGGAGGTGCCTCTATAATAAATATTACACTCAACAACTTCCTCATCATCACGATCATCATCAAAACCCAACCAAAGCGATTCTATATTACCACGCGTGAACTTATTACCACACTTTTTGCACCTCTTAAAACGCTTAACAACATCATCAATAAATACAAACTCATCAGCAATCAAAGAATCATTTGGCCTCTGAGTATTATAACATAATTTACAGTGTGGCCTAGCCTCATACTTGTATAAAGCACTCTCTATCTGCACCCATGCAACCTGATAGAGATCATTAATAGACGCATCATCCTTACCTGGGCATATCTGCCCCAAATTATGCGCTTTGATTAAGTTGTCGATGAGATCACCAGCTGAGACCATAATCTGGTCTCTCAAATCCACATCCGTGCAGCTTGTCTCATGATATCTGTATAATAACCTCTCTACCTTCTCATTATCAAAATAATAATTAGATTTATATATTTCGTGTCTGTGGCTATTTTTTCGGGATTTTGTACCTGGACTTGATGAACTTTTTGCCATCTATTTCTGCCTTAGATGTGATAACTTTTGTTGGGTAACCCATCTCGACCACAGTCTTAAGGTTTTCCCTAGAATGCTTATATAAATATTTATTTGTGAGATGAAAGAATCCAAATACCCTTGCCCAACCTCGTTTGTTCCTACGAACCGACCTACCGACCTTCTGGTCAAACTGAGACCATTGCCCACCACCCCCAATAATAACCAAATTCTCCACACCACACTTCAAATCAAAACCACGACCAACAATCTTACTACCAATCAAACACTTCAAATCTCTACGCTCAAACGCCTCAACACACTCTCGGCGATACTTCTTAGAAGATTTACCATATATAAACACAGAACCAGGAATATGCTCCTGTAGACCAAAACCAAGAGGCTCAATAGGAGAAGTATCAATCAAAATAAGCGTACCTTCCTCTCCAAACTGCAGAGGAATAGTAGCAACCAAAGAATGAAAATCATCATTATCAACAATATCTTCCTTCAAAGCAATATCATAAGCACGACCATCACGCCTATCCCCATCCTCGATAGCAATGAAAAACATCCTAATAGGAATAATCCGCCCAGCCGCCTGAACCTCCTCCCTACTCGTCTCCGAAATAATACTACCCATATGCTCCTTCAAAATCAAATTCTTAACAGGCTTAGAACGCTCATAAGGAGTTGCACTAAAACCAAACTTTCTACGCCCCTTAAAATACCTCTTAAACAACTTAGCATACTGCTTAGTCGTAGCCAAATCCACCTCATCGACCAATAACAAATCACATTTCGATACCATCCCCTGTATTTCTCTAGCATGTTCCAACCTAGTCTTATAAGCCTTCATCCTAATCTCAAAATCAACCTCAGCACAATAATTGCGGAGTAATAAAGAAACAGGACCACTTAACTCAGAAACAGCCTCCGGATTATCCAACAACGCCTCACCAACCGCAGTAGGCAAAGCCCTGCGGATATGTCCCAAAGCATTCTCCGATTTGCTAGACAACCATCTCTCCAACATAGACAAAGCACGCTTGACTTTCATTTTCTTGCATATATCATCAAATTCAGGCTTAGTAGGAGAAGATAAAGACTGAATACTACCTATAATCACCTGATTCCCATTCGGCATATTCCCAAAACAGAACATACCAACATCATTATTATGGACAACATTACGAAGATTAACTCTCTCTACGATCTGTTCGAGAACAACAACCTGCTCCGTAATAACCACAGTAGGACAACGAAACATCTTAATCAAACCACAAGCAACCTCGGTCTTACCACTGCCCGTAGTCGATTTGATAATACCTATTTCCTTCTCACAACACACCTTAAGAGCATCAACCTGATACTTCAGAAGCGTAATACCATCCAACAGCGTCTCAGTTATCTGATCACGATTAGGAGCCGGATATTTCGGCGCAGGTCTCTCGTCAGAGATCTCCAGAGGTATTCTATTCTGCTCACAACATATCTTAAGTTCATCTAGGAAAGATAATTCAAGTCTAGCGTGTTTCTGGTTGTATTTCCTGACCCACCCATCCCAATCGCTTGTGGAATATCTTGCTCTTGGGTCTAATACTGAAAAATGGGATTTAACTACGTCTTCATTGTCTGATGTTAGTTGCTCTAGATAGATGTGTCTGTTATCAATTATCCTTGCCAGCACGTTTAATCCCCTTCTTCTGTCCTGATTGGGCCTCTGTATAGTAGCGTACTTCTGTGGCGTTTACCCACTTGAAATCGCCCCTGATGTTTGGTATCAAGAATTCTGTGCGAAGAACTTCGTCTTTTTCATTAGTTACAGTTTCTATTTTGAATACCGGGAAGAGTTTACGTATAGCAAAACCATAATCTTTAGCAGTTTTCTCGTTCTTGAAAACAACCCGACATATCGGGTTGTGTATCGGCGCATCCATGTTTCATCCCCAATATAAGAAAAATGGTCAAAAGCACAAGAATAATCCAGGCAAAAATGACCTTTTTGCCTGGTACAAAATATTCCCTTATGCCTATTATTGGCGGTTTTCGACTGTAGTCGAAACTATATGATATCCTTTTAGAAACCCTGAGTAAATTATTCTTATTATCTTGTACCACAGCGTGCAGAGGGCAATCCATCTTGCTGATCTCTTCATCTAGAGCAGCAATAGCATCCTCAGAAGAATCGAACCTATCCCCTAATACGTGTTTGACATTATCCTTATCAGTAATAGAAACAGACCATCTCATGACTTCTTCCTAGATTTAGTCTTCTTTATACTCTTAACCGGATTCAATAAAGCAAGTTTAAGCTGTACCAAAATAGAAGCAAACTTCCCCCTAATCACACACTCATCCAAAGTCTGCAAAACAAACTTAGTAACATCATCACTAATATTAACAACCTCTTTATCCTTAGATTCTTCCAAAGATTTACTAAGTAACAACACCTTATCGGCATCGCTACCGCGAATCTCGGTATTCTCAATGATTCTGGATAGAAAGTCTTTCTGGATTTCACTTATATTATAATTAGGCATATCAGTCTCCCTAAATTAGATACGCCTAAACAACTCATTCAGAATCTTTCAGAATCTTCCTTAACTCATCATAAGTAACATATCTTCCCTTAGCTTTCTGCACATCCTTCTCCTGAGCAGCACGACCAACCTTATGCACATCGGAATCTTTAGCCTTACCGACAGGCTTCATGGTCGTATCTTCCTGCTCACTAATACTATAATCATCAACAGAAACATGCAACTCCAAATTACCACACTTAATAAAACTACCAAACTGCTCCGTAGAGACTATCTCCGCCTCTCCTAGCAAATCCGGAAGATACGCAACAGCCTTCTTGAGACCCTTCTCATTCAAGAATTTTTTACTCATCATCACCCCACAGTCAAATTAAATCTTGGACTAACCCTAGTCTCGCCATTCGGTAATTCAACCTCAATCTGATAAAGATAAGTCCCTCTAAGAAGCATACTAGTATCAATCTTAGTTTTAAGAACAAAAGGATTAGTCCTATAGGAGCCCTGCCTCAAACCAATATCCATAGGAATATCCTGGAAATCCTCGAGAACCTCACAATTCTCCGTGAAGATAGTCAAAGTAGCACAAAGACGAGGCAAAATAGGAGCAATCTTATTATAATCGTAATCATATAACGGAAGAGGCATCAAACCGACCTCAAGATTCCTAATCTCTGGTTTATGGAATTTGACATCTAGAGCCTCAAAACCAAGTCTAATAGTGCTTAGGTCGCTATCACAATAAGTGCTATTTGGTTGTAACCAGAACTCGTTACAGCATCTTTTCCAATTATCTTCATCATCAAGAAAAGCTTCCTTTTCCTCCGCAGACCAGCTATCCCATCCTTCCGGCTCTTCTGGAATATAATTCCAAACGTCAAAATAAATCTCAGGAGCAGGTAAATCCTCCGGAACATCCCATATCAGACTAAATTGCCCAGGAAGTATATTATCATCTTCATCAATATCACGCGTAACCGGAGAAGGATACCCCGTCTCATCAGGATACAACATCGGAAATTGTGCTAATAAATTCTCATCTTGAACAGAAGTCCTATAAATATCCACACGACGTATCGCGAATGGTTCTGTAGGTATGCCATTCTTATAAAAGGTTACATTCAGACGTAATTTACTACCGGTTCTTCCGCTAATACGCGTCAGAACATCAGTGTCAGTTCCTGGACATGCCATAATTATACCTCCTGTGATATGTTTGAATTATCGGGAGGTATTTTTGGTAGCTTCTTTGTTCCTTCTCTCATTCTCTTTCGAAATACGATCCAACCACCACTGACGGGTCTCAGCCGTCATAGTATTAATCTCAAATAGGGAAAGGTGCCCATACGTCTTAAGCAAAAATTCCTGCTCTAGTAAATGTTTATATTCCCTCTCGCATGCCTCGTGATTTCGGCGTTCGAAAAAAGTCTGTCGTAAACGGCAACCCCATTTTCATATCCTCATCACAATGTGGGCAAGTAACCTCTATATCAGTATCAATACCAGGCATATTATCATCCATAGCCTGCCTGATTACAGAAGTGTCCCTAGCATGCATCTTCCTAACAATCTGAGCAATTTTGCCCCGATCATCATCACCATTAATACTAACAATAGCTAGATCCAAATTCTGTTCAATAGTCTCATTCAACACAACCGGAGCCTTTTGTTTAGCAAAAGGCCTAGGACCCTTGTGCGCCGTTCTAGCCTGCTTAGGCATAGAAGCAGAAATAGCCTTGGTGCGCTTAGTGATCTCCCGCACATCCCTCCATCGCATAAACCTAACAGCAACATAAACCCTTCTACCAGTAATCTCAGAAAAATAAGGAAGATCGACCTCAAAAGGCTCATTCTTAGAAGGACCCTTCAAAGTATCAGCAAGTTCATTCAGATCATACTCATGCACACTATCCCGAGCACAATCCTCATTCGTGCATTTGACCGTGAACTCATAAATATTACCATACGAAATACCACGAAGATAATAAAGAAGAAACGTCCAATCACCAATAATAAGATCAGTAGAAGAAAAACCATTTGGAAATCTAACATGATTATCCATAATATAATCTAAAGCTTGTCCAGAACCAGTTAACCTAGATGTCGCTAATATCTTGTCAGCTTTAATAGTCATCGGGAGGACTTCTATCTTACCATCCGGAAGCCTATCAGAATAATATCTGCCCTGACTTGGGAGAGTAACCTTCTCCCACGGAATAAGCTGCTCCGACGGAGTATTAGCTATAAAATCAACTAATTCAGCAGAAGACAAACTAGATTGCGTCTGCAATTTGTTAGTACTGGCCTGAAAACGCAGACGTGCTTTTCTAGCTACCTCGGCATTTTCTTGGGGAGCAACGGGATCTACAGGATCCGTATCCACAGAATTAAGGTCAATCTCTTTTTCTGACATATTCTTCTCCTTATAATTCGATAATTATATACTAATCTTGCTTTTCAATCTGTGCATCATCATAAGACAACGTAACAGTAACTATTTTAATCTCCGAATTCGTAAACGATAAATCACCATGAGAAATACGATATGGCCAAGCACCGCTCAAAGTGACCCTAATAACAACAACACCAGTCCCATCCAGCAACTCAAACCTGCAATTCTGTTTATAATTGTTATGTAACTTTATACCAGAATCACTTTCATAGACCTGATCCTTCCATTTTTGGAGTTCCTGAGTAACCTCACCATCATCATAAAGCGTAACTCGCAAATCTGGCCAATTAACAGATTTAGCATATTTATAAACTATCAAACCACCAAGAATTTCTTGTTTGTCTACCAAAGATTCCGGTAATTGCAATTCCTTGGCTAGTACTAATGGAAATCTCGATACCGGACCTAAGCGCGCAATTCTCCATCTGTGATTGCGTAGAGTTTCGATGGTATTTGCAGGTGTGTTTTGGTCGCCAACGCTACCGACAATAAACCCTGGCATCGTTACACCTCCGGATAAGTAAAGAGCCACCCTAAGGTGGCTCTCTTATCTATCACCAAAACAAGAAAATTTTAGGTTGCACGATTAGCTCTATCAAATCTCATCGTGCACTCAATCGTCTGAATCTCAGTATCAGTATAATCCAAACCACCCCAATCAATATCTTGCGGCCAACATCCAAATAATTGCCAACGTTCACTCTCGCTTCCATCACCCTGGCGCATAATAAGGCTACCTTCCTGCTTATAAGCGCTAGGAATATACACCGGAATATTGCCAGTGTGAATACCAATCACACCATTCAGCCAATACCAGATCTCCTGTGATACGTCATTAGGTTGCTCGCCATCATACCACACCAGAGAAATCGGATCCCAATGGTGCTTGCCGGCGAAGTACGCTTGTTCTTGGTTGTGGTGCATCTCCGGCTCTTCGATGGTCGGATGAGGCCTAGACGCTTCCTTGAGGATCAGGAGAATCTCGCTAGGGAATTGGCCTGTGCCACCCCCTCCGGTGCCTCTTCCGAGTGTCTGGAATATCCACCTATGCTTGCGGCGCGTTTCCATCTTATGGTCAGGACCTTCGCCGACACCACCAATTATGAATCCAGGCATGATCTTCTCCTTAACATTCTATATTATTTTTGCGCACTTCTCATACTCCTTTATTAAACTACATAAATTCGAAATATCCTCAATAAACTTATCCTTTCTAGATTCAACACACATGTTCCTAGGAGAAGGATGATAGATCGGATATACATCCACACCAAACTTATCAGAATGAACGATACTACCTAAATGATTACTCATCTTCTCATCGTCAAAAAACACATCGAAGCCGACGGCACCCAATGTGATCACCAGAATAGGTCTCAATAAAGTCAACTCAATTTCTAAGAAAGGACGACAACGTCCAGATTCCTCAATAGAAGGTTTCCTGTTTTCCGGAGTATAACATTTTACAGAATTCGTAATATAGAAATGATCTCTGGAAAGACCGAATTTTTCTACGGTTTCATTAAAAAATTTCCCAGCATCCCCGACAAATGGAATTCCGCACTGACATTCGTTATAACCGGGATTCTGCCCAACTATAAACCATCTCGAGACGTTCTTTGTGCTAAAAACATGCGGGTCGAAATCTTGTTGTCTACCAAGGCTACACATTGTGCAAGCATGGACAGTATCGCCCAATGGTCCCAACATTTTCTCTACTCTATGCATTTTATTGCCTTTATTACATTGAAGTTTACTCGGATCCCAATGGAAGTTAAGTAGCTCCTGCCACATAGCTTCGTCCCTGGCGTCTGCCTCTTCTTTGAGACGCTTAAACTCTTCTTGTTCTTGTTTTTTCTTTTTGCGTTTGGCAAGGAAATCAGCAGGAAGTTTCATAAAGGGGCTAATATCGGATAATTATAAAACGACAATACCCGCTCTGGCCCCTAGAGCGGGTATCGTATTAAGAAAGGAGGAACAAACGCACAAACGCGCTAAGCATGTTATTGGGTATTCGGGACCAAGGCGAAACCCCACACAAAGGCACATGCAAGCCCTGCGATTATCCGCCTCACGAATCTCTTAACAACCTGGAGATTTCCGGGTCTATCAACTCAAGGACATCCGGGTCTATAGCATGACCCTTCTCCAGGACCTCAGCTACCCATTTGGCCGTCTGGGGATCGACCGGAGTAGGGATATCTACACCCCTGATCTCTTTCGCAAGGGAATACAGACCGAAACCAATCAGACCAATCCCCGCCACAGCAGCCCAACAGGGAACCGCTAAAGCAATCCCATGACCAACAACGCCAAAAGCCATCATCGACTCCTTATGACGATCTCACCCTTGCTGGAATGACACAAACACAACAGAACAAACAACAACAAACACAACAAAGCCACGATATAACCCTCCGTTAACAACCGACCACTACCCTGTTGTATCGACCAAGCAACATGCAGACAGTTAGAGAGCGTCGTCACCATAACACCGTTCATCCATCTGCTCCCCAGTCCTCATATTAACCCACACCTTGCGCTCATGATCACACCAAATCGCAAGAGTCGAACCATTATCTCGTTTTTGCCACTCCTTAACCCACACCCGAGATTGCCTCGTCTTCCACTCATTATAAGACGGTTTATCGTCAAGTATAGATCTAACCTCAGCACAGCCCTCCTCGTCATCAACAGCTCCAAAAACAGCATCAAAACTTTCCTTGTAAGGCTGCATCGGATCAACAAAATATTCATCAACCCCAATTTCAGCAAGACGTCCCGTAAACTCAGCCGCGAAAGATTCGCTCCACACAGGAAGAATAGGGCTCACATTCACATGAACCCTAATACCAGCTTCCTTAAGCTCACGTACAGCCTTAAATCTCCGTTCCGTTAGGATCGGAACTGGTTCTAACTTGGTCAAGACTGATCTGGGGAAAGGCGTAATGGTGAAATGGACCCTAGCCCGAGGTAGCTGTTTGATCAAGTCAATATCATCAAGCACAAAAGGTGATCTTGTGAAGATGCCAACCTTGTTCAGTTTGCCGTGCTTCAAAATAATTTCCAAAGCAGCGCTGGTCAATCTGCTTTTGCGTTCTTGGGGTTGATAGGGGTCAGTCATCGTACCAAAGACCAACCTCATGCCATCATATTTCGGCAATTCCTTCACGAGTTTGTCTCGGATATGGTCCCTTGTCCGTACGAACTCCCCCCAGTCGTTGTCTTTGTCCTTGATGAAGAACCGCACATAACAGTATGTGCAGCCAAATTGACACCCCACATATGGATTCAGACAAATATCGTAATTCTTGAATCCAGATTTGGAGATGAGTGTGCCTCTTCTTGCCGTGACAACCTGCATGCTTTGGGCCTCCCAGCCTTTGCACGGTTGTATCGTCGAAGAGTATCACAGAAAGTTAATTATGCTCTATAACTCTTCCCTAATACCTTCATAATAAACCGCCCTCTTCTCAACACCACAAACAAAACGATACAAGAGACCCTCAGCAGACTTTACCAAATTCCGGCCCTCAGAAACTTCCTTGACAAAACCCTTTGGTAACTCAACATCCTCATCCTCAGTCTCCGTCTCAATCTCCGCAACAACACCAACCTTATCCTTCGGAGACCGAATATCATCCACGACCCAATCACCATAACGATACCGAGTCTTCTCCATCCTAGTAGCCTTAATAGTCTCAGGCCACAACTTATCAAACATTTCTGAAGTAATAAAAGTCTCAGCCTCATCACTTTTCTTATAAAACTTGCACGTAATACTATACTCCGGGTCGTTCCCCTTGGACTTCTCCCTCCTAATACGCAAACTAAAACCAGGCTTATCAAAGAGCAAAGCCTGTTTGATCTCGGAAGGTTTCCCAACGCCATTCGGGACCTCCTTCAATTCAAACCTCTGCTCATATTCCTTAGTAACATCACCAGTAACCTCTTCTAAAATCGAAGAATATAACAGAGGAACAACATCTGGGAATTTATTATTGACCTCTTGGATATGTTCAGAAATATTCATTGAAGCTCCTTTTACAAATATATTTATATGACAAAATTTGAGAAAAAACTAGACAAAATACTATCAGAAATGCTCGGGACGCATATAAAAGCACCAACACGAGCATTCCGAAGAGCAGGACTAACACTCAGAATAGGCAAAAGATTCGACGGACCGCCAGAAACACGATACAAGAAAATGATGACAACAAATTTCAAGAACCAGATGACATTCTACATATAATATATAAACCTTTTCTTCTCATACCCCCATACCTTGTGATATCCGAACTTCTCACAATATTCTGATTCAGGCATTCTCATCTTGGATGCCTTATTCCACAGTGTTTTCTTATGGCAGACATACCCGAGATGATCTACATACCAGTAACTAGGTTTTACTATGCCGTCCAATCTCCAGTTAGATGCTTTATATATAGTTCCATGATGATTAAAAGTTAGATCTGCAAATGTAATTAAACATTTTATATCTGAGCGGTAAGATTTTATGGCTTTAATAGATCGTGAAATCATAAAACTAGCAAAATTTTTCTTCTGATAAGAAGGATGTATACACAACCTTGTAAGTTCCAACATTTCTTTTGGTTTAAATCCTTGCTTATCCGCAGATTCTTTGCGAGTTAAGGGACCATAACAAACGACTCCGATTAAAATCTCGTCACAATAGAAGCCAATATAGGTCCCTCTTTTACCTAATCTACCAGAATAATGATATTTTCCGACGAACAAAGTAGCTTCGTCCACATCAACTGGCCTAATTACAACATCTTTAAATTCAAAATCTGTCTTCTTTACTTCCCCAATATTCAACCAATATCGGATTGTGTCCATGACCCTATCTTGGTTATCAAATTCATGCTCCCATATATACTTGATATCATACTTTGGATGATACCTTTTGGTGAATGTGGCTTTAGACCGATCTTTTGAAACAGTATGTGGTAAAGAATGCCAATAATCTCCATTTATATCAATCAATAAAGGCCTATGTATACCAAGTGATTTTTGTGGATCTATCCTACAATCCCAAATATAATAACCAACTTTGCACATCTCTGATGTATCGTCGTGATATTCTATCCCAAGATCTGCTAACATGCTGTAGAATACCTTCTGGATCAAACTTGTTCTAGGTTGGTGTAACCTGATTATTGCCATTTTCTCCCTAAATGATGATGAATTAATGATCTCTAACATTTTGTCTCTGTATTCCGGATCTTGCCATCTCTTTTTAGATGCCAGAGAAGCTTTTTTCCTCATAACATCATCACGCCACATTTCCCGTGATTTTTTAGCAATTCGTTCCCATGGTATCGTCTCTTTCCATTTACGGACCCATTCTGGATCAGAAAATAAAAGTTTATTTCGATCAGAACTTAATTTAGCCATCTTCTTTTTATATTCTGGATTAAGCCAGGGCATCTTACCATATTCTGACATCTGTTTACGAAAATCATCAGTAACCAGAAAATCTCTCCAATTTCCACGCATATTCCTCCAGAAAGTTGAAGAAGATTCACTCAACTTCTTCTTAAATTCCGGAGTATAGATGCCATCAAATTTCCCTTCTTTATGTGCTCTGGAACCAGAGCAAGACTGACACGAAAAACGACCATCATTTCTACGTTTATTAGCTAAATAATTTCTGTATTTAAGAGTAATTTTACTCTTGCAAACACTACATTCTCTGGTGATAATATCAGAATGCAAAGTCCTCCCAGAATCCTTGGCCTTCTTGGCCAACTTCCTACCAATTGCTTTTCCATTTTCTTTGACTTTACAAGAATGACAAACATATTCTTTTCTTGATAAAGTATTGACATAATATCTTATTCGCATTACCTTAATCTCTCGTATAGAACCACATCTCACACAACCCAAAGGCACTTTATCATGACTGGTAAGGTTCTCTATCGACTTTATCTCAAATATTCCTTTTGATGTCAACATGTTCTTTATCCTTCCTATGTCTTGTCACGTCCTTGATGATTCGGTAAGTATATACATCAAAAAACCCAGCCTGTTGAGCTGGGTTTTCTGTTAAGCTGGATTTGAATGACAAAATCCTAGGCAGACGTAACAACACCACCAGCCTGCAAAACTTCCTCACTGCTAAAGCTAGCCTCTGTACGGAGAACTACCAAATTAAGCTGGATGAACTCAGCAGCGCGCGTCGGCTTAAGGAAGTAAGCCACGTGTAACTCGTTCCTATCTATTCTCTCCGGAGTATTATTGCGCTCATCACAAACCACCAAGAACGCAGTCAACCCACGGCGAGCCTGAATATCAGCCAAGAAAGGATTACTCGCACTAACCACCCTGGCCCGGGTAATCGCATCATTCGGCTCAAAAACGAACTCACGCAAGAAATTAGTAGCATTCTTCTTAATGTAAATCAACAACATCCGAACATTCACACGATCCAACGCAGACTGACGACGCTGCAAAGTCCTCTGACCCCAAACCGTAATCCCATCCTGCGGGAAATTCACAATCGGGTTCACAGCATTACCACTACCGTACATCAAATCCCGCTCGCCCTGAGTCAAATCAACCTCAACATCAAGCGGAGTAAGAAGACGACCACGAACAATACCAGCAGGCGCAAACCAAGTCTCAGCAACATTCTCAGTACGAGCAAAAACACTGCTCACATGCCCACTCGGAGGAATGAAAATATTCCCACCATTGAACTGGTCAAACACCTTCAACCACGGATGATACAAAGCACCATAACTGGAATTAATCGTCTGAGTCAAATCACTGAACAAAATACCATTATGCCAATCAACAACCTGCTGAGCGCGAAGACCAAACGGAGAATCCACAATGTACAAACAATCTCCACGACCCTCACAAAGCTGCAACCCCTGGCCAATCACAGCACCAGAAGTAAAGCCAGGAATCACCAGAACACTAATATCATAAACCTCCGGATTGGAGAAAGCAAAAATCCCCGTCTCCAAAGAAGGATTACCAATCACAGCACGATCAAGCTCAGAAGAATAAGCCGGATCAGTCGGAATACCATCAGCCTGACCACTCATCGCAGTACGGAAGAACGAACCAGGAGTCCGAATCTCGAAACTAGAATCATTAGGATCATTATTCAAGAACGAAGGTCTCGGAATCCACTGAACGTACGAATTACCATTCTCACCACCGTATCGAGAACCTTCATTAATCACATTACCAATGTAACGATCATCAGTAGGATTAAAAGAAATATCCTCGATCCGATCTAGAACCTGAAGATTCCCATCCTCAATCAGCAAGACGAACCGGCCAGCAACATCACCAGCAGCCTCGCCAGCCGAGAAAATATCCAAGCTATACAACAGATTATCAACCCAAGTACCCGGAGTCTTAGCAACAAGCCAGCCTACAATATTCTGGAAGTAAGCCGAATCCAACGCACACTCATCACTAACCGGATCAACCTCACAAGAAAGAGGAGAACTTGGAGTCGTAGCACCAGCATCCGGAAGAGTCGTACGAGCATCAAAGTAAACCCGATAAGCTTGCTTATACGGGAACTGGATACCCAACGTCTCAGCAAAACGAAGAGTTTTGAAATTAGAGGAAGTAGCCTGTAATTCTAATTGATCAAATTGATGACCAACCGAAGTCTCAACCACTACCTGCACTTCACCACCAGGAGTTATGATCGAGTAAACATCGAAGTATCTGTCCCCACCAGAAATACCACCAAGATCAATAGCGTTAGCTACCTGCTCAGCAGTTTGGGACAGACCAACCGGGATACTGAACTCGATATCCTCGGTTTCTTCTTGGCCTACCACCTTGATCCTAACTCGGTTGTTCTCGGTTGTGATGTCGTAATACTCGGTTATTGTCGAGATGAGGTTGGACCTGGGTATGTCGTAAGCATAGAGCGTTTGTCCAACTTCCAGAGAAAATCCTTCTGTACTCACCAGCTGGATGCTCTCACCTGCCGTATCGGTCCGGAAGCACACTGTGTTGTCGGATTGTGCTACCGCGATATATGGTTCGCTGCTGGGGATGAGGGCGTTGATTGCGTCTGCGAAGTCCTCTGCAGAGTCAAAGGAGGTTCCATCAGCGATTGTGTATTCGTTTATTGTAGACGAGTCTTGTCTGTCTACGTTGAATGAGAAGATTCTGTTGTCGGGACGTACGGTGAAGGTGAAGGTGTCGTTTGCCCCGATCGGTACGGTTCCGGTGACGACTACGGTGAAGACGAGGCCGTCTCCGATGTCGATTGGTTCACTGGTTCCGAGGGTTCCGCTTTCTACGAGGGTGTCTACTAGGACGGTTATTCCGTCGGAGTTTCGGATTACTTCGAAGTCGGCTCCGTCAAGCAGGGATCCTCCGGTTTCGGTGGGATCGCTGGTGAGGATGATGGTGTAACTGTCGTCGATTGCACCTTCGTAGGCTGTGGGGTCTGCGAAGACGAGCGTGGCGGATGCTGGTCCTTCTGTGGTGTTGATTTCTATGTCGTTATAGTCGATGTTGCCGACGTCTGCTTCATGGAAGTTCAGGGCGTTGTCTTCGTCGATGATTCTGGTGCAGATTTTGCCGAAGTCGATGCCGGTGAATACGGGTACTCTGCCCCATCCTGATTCTCTGGCTCCGCTGTTGTCGATGCAAATGTCGGAAAGTTCTTCCGGTTGTCCTTCTTCGCATTCGACTCCTACTCGGAGTATCCAGGCACGGGAGCCCTCTTCGAAGTATGCTAGGGCTGCGTAGCCCATAAAGCTTTCGGGAAAGGGTTGACCGAACGTATCGATATATTGCTGTGAGTTCGATACGAATGTGGGCGTTTGTAATGGCCCTCTGTTAGCTGTTCCTATAAACGCAGGGGTTAGCGCTCCTGTCGCTGTCGGAATTACGCTGAGGTCAATTTCCCGTGTAAAGACGCCAGGCGAGAGGTATACTGCCATGATCAATTCTCCTAGTTCGGCATCAAACCGCCGTTAATCATACTTATATTTGCAGAGACTTTTTAAGATGATTAACTAGGAGAAGTCATGTTATGATTCTAGGTTAGAGGTATCCAATATTACTCTGATCATTCCTCTTTTAGATAAGCGCTCGATTTGCGATTCCCATAATCTGTCTTTAACGACCTCGATATGCTGATTTGGTCGTATGGGCTTATCCACAGCACCTAAAAAGAAATCCACTCTCTTGCCGTCTTCTTTCTTTGGAGATCGGAGATGGATGGTTACCAACTGCTTGGATGTGTTCAGTATACGAACAATATCAGCCGTTTCTTTCTTGGCTTTTCTGGCTTGCATTTCCCGTACTGTTAATGGTCTCTTAGCCATCTCTCCTCCTCGTTTCGGCTAAAGGTAGGTCCTTTTTGCCGGAAATTGTTCCTAGTAATTCTCCGGTGGCAAGTTTGCCATCACCTTCCCGTAGAGTAGTTACTGTGCCGAGAATAGTAGGAACAACTTTATTCGGAAGAGGAATCCAACCTTCCATAGTAATCCTATAATCATGACGTTTATTCTGACGTTGCTCCGCAGGAACCTCATCATCAACAGCAAAAGTCACACCATCATACGTCATAAACACCGAACCACGCAAATGATCATCCTCAACAAGAAACTCCGCAGTAGGGAAAAAACGCCTATGCAACTGATAACCAATAACCTCCAAATCCCTCTTATGCTCAGCCCACACAGACAACAAATAAGAAATCTTAGCCGGTATAGGACGATATACAAGAGCAACCCTACTCGCATCCGAGTCAAGATACCTCTTATTCATATAATGACCCTCAGGACTAAACTTCTCATAATGAAACTCACTAGACTCCCTAGTAATAGACATAACAGGAAGACTAATCCTACCCTTCCTAAGATCCTGCGCCCAAACCAAATAAGGCTTATCCCCACCACTAATCCTAACCTGCAACATCCGGACACTATCCTGCGTAGGAACAGGCATACCAGCAAAATAATTCTTAATACCCCTATCCATAGTACGAAACCCAGGCTCCATGATCTCATGAACTTCCTGGGAGATGTCTACATTCTGTCTCTCAAATAGAATATCATCCCTAGCCGTACCCTCATTCTTCATCTTCTGAAGCATAGCAGGACGGGGCTGTTCCAAACCCTTACCATCCTTCGGCGTCTCATATTGAGACGTCTGAACTATCGGATTGGACTCGTTGAAGTCAAAATCATATACTGGCATTATTTCTTCCTATCAACGAGGTCAATGATCGTAGACTTCTTAGAAAGACGTTCAAAAGCAAACTTCACCGCCGAAGTCTGTTGCTCCACCTGCTGAGCCTTAGAACCAGACGGATCCTGCTTGGTTTTCGGAATACCAACAGTCACACCGCTCGGCTTAAAACGCACTAGGGGCACCAACCTACCCTCTGATTTGGTTTTTATTGTCTGTTCTGCATCCTTGGCCGCAGACACAATGATCTTCTTTTTAAGATCTTTCATCTTAGCTGTAGCTAATCTTCGTATATCTTTAGTCGATTTAACAATTATTTTGGACATATTATCCTCCTTTTTATTTTTGGAGGATTACGTGACAGGAAAACCCGACCCGATATGCAGTTTAAGTTTACCACGATCTAATTCCAACATCTCCATTCCGGCTACCTTAGCTGCTCGAGACGCAATAGAAACTATTTCCTTCTCCAATGTCTCAGACATACTGTCCATCATATCCTGAATCTTTACTAACTCTACGATTATATTCTGTAGGTACTCTACAGAGAATTCTGGATCATGAATTTCTTTTATTTGTATCGTAATGACAGAATAAGACCCTCTTGGCTTTATTTGTAGTTCCGTATCTGTAAGTCTATAAGAGAAACTATCTATTAGGAATTTCCTTGTAGCATAACGCAATATACGCATTTTTGGTATTCTTTTAGACAATTCTTTTAACATATGAAGATGTACTTCAAACGTCATTTTAGTTTCATTTAATATTTCTTTTATCTTATTTAGAAAGATCTCGACATCTCTTGTTTTTTGAACCACATGCGTAGAGATCTTGATTGGCCCATTCTGATCTACCAGGACATGTTCCAATCGGATCTCTTTCGTTGTTTCCTTCAATATAATCTTACTTCTATCTCCCGGTCCAAATACAGATTTACTGCTAGTTCTATAGCCTTTCTCTTTCGCGGCAGATAAAATATGTGCAACTGTTACTGGTTTCGCAATCTGTATCGATTTCGTCATACCATATTATATCAAGTTCCGGTATTCTCGGAATTTCACTTTATCAATAACTTAATCTGTTCCTGTAATTGTGTTATCTGATCTGTCAATCTAGAATTCTCTTCCTCTGTTTTTCGAATCACACTCTGGATAGCGGCCGCCAATATCGGCGTAACTCGTGCATAATCTACCATCTGATACTTAGGATCGCCATCATCATCTACCTCATTCGGTTCCCCAGTAACAGCTGTTGGGACAACCTGCTGTAATTCATCCGCTATAAACCCTAATTGCACAATATCTGATTCTTTAAATTCAAATAATCTGGGTTTTATCTGCATAATCTGTTGTATCGCTTCGGAATCAGATAGATCATGAATATTGCGCTTTAATCGCCTATCTGACGATGTGTTATAAGCTATATTGGTGCCATCTGTCGAGATACTACCTTTCAACCCGCCGTTATACCAAATCGCCACCAGATCCCCCGTAGTAGTTCGTCTACCTATATTCATACAATTACCACTGTCTCTAGATAATATCGCGTAGCCATTCACTGGCTGAAAACCAACGTAACTACCAGTATCGCTTATTATACTCGGAACAACAGCATACCCATTGAAAGTCACATCACCAAGACTTGTAATCCGCATACGCTCAGTAGGTGATGATGCACCATCCGATGACGTCCAAAAAGACAACCTACCAGGCATATCAGACCCATTACTTGGCGTATTATCCACATAACACCGTATACTACCAGCATCCTTAAACCCGGTTCCATCATTACCACTAAAATTAATACCCCCAATATTATCACCATTTTGAACTATCGTATTATTACCAACCACACTACCACGAGATTTATTAAATGACAGAAATGAGCCAGTAGCACTATTCTCGGTAATAATGAAAGCACCAGAAGCTGTTGCAAAATTCGTACCTTCAACCTGGAACCTAGAAGTCGTAGAACCATTAAACAAATTGTTACGCAAATTGCCTATCCCAAAATTACCATTAGTGTCAAAACGAGCACTCTCAGTAAACTCACCCCTCGTAAAAATAACACAACTGGCAGTACTAACATGAGAATCTCCACACACCGTAACACCAGCACCCTTATTATAAGCAGTACCACCATAAATAGACAAAGCATTATTATCAACATCTCTAAAAACATCTTGCTGATATAACCTCAATCCCAAAGTCTCGACTTGCATAACCGTCTGAGGATTCGTAGAATCCGTCAAATTATTAATCTGCAAATTACCATTATCACTAGTAAGTTCCCATCCCGGAGAAGTATTATCTTCCTGGATCAGTAGGGATGGAGACGAACTGAATAAGGTCAAGCTCTCAAGCGTCGGATTTTGGTCTAATGGACCTGCTGGACCTGTTGGACCAGTTGGACCAATATTGCCAGTCTTCTCAGAGCCGTCAGAAGTTATAATTTTCATGGATTGTCCTTATCCGTCAGCTTGATTTGCCTTCGTAGGAAGAAGAGAAATGTCGCCACTGATATTTTGAACCAAACAAGACCAGTAAAGCCAGCGATATTTGAAATTTCCTGTATCACTAGACTTAATAACCCTATAAGTATCAATACTATTACCCTTATCCTGCCTCAAATCCGTAAACTGGGTAACAGCTAAGGTATTATGAGGAACAATTAGAACATCACCCTCAGCAATCATCCTCCTACCAAACAACCTCAACACAGATGCCCTAGAGAAGTGCACCGTAGTCTCATTCTCAACATCTACGCCCCACTTCTTGATCTCGATCTCAGCGGGCTCTGGCTCGAACATCCCCTTCAATTTTTTGGGGGCAAGGTATGTTGGATCAGCATCTTCTTCCCATACTTCGTCTCTACGATCTGATCTGGTTCTTGGATAGATTTCTATCCATGCTCCAGATATGTTCACGATCTCTTCGGCTTGTCTTTCTGCGAATGAGATATCCGGGCTACCATGGTTATAGGTAGAAAGTAGAGAATTTTGCTTTTCCTCATCAGAACGATAATCGGGAAGATTATCCCTAGTATCGTATTGCTGATTAAAGTCGAAATTTATAATAGACATCAGTAGAACTCCGCACTAAGCCTGCCCTGTGGATCAACAGGTTCAAGTGGGCCAGGAACTGGCGTCAAAGAAGCCCTCAGAGGATCATTTGGGATCAGATCCGGGTCTGGTGCTCTCCTGAGCGGATCTTCTGTGGTAACGCACCCCGTGAAGTTAGACCCTTCGCTACTGCACAGTGGGTCTTCCGGATTTTCTGGTTCTCTTACCTTGGCATTATCTTTCAGAATTTTGTACCAATCCTCGACACAATTCTTAGGACAAAAATTGCCGTTTGGGGGTGGTCCTTCCGGTAGTTCAAAAAAGATCCCGGTGCTATTCTGTCCTCTTGGGAGTAGAGTTCTAACCAATCTGGATCCTGGTATAAGCTCTAGTGCATCTTCGACTGGTATTATAGAGGCATTACAGTTGATGTTTCTACTTAGGGCTAGTCCTGTTAGACTGCTTGTGGGTTCACATCCTGGTACTTGTAGGACGTTTCCTGGTTTGACTTCTAGTTTGTTTCGTATAGTTATTGTAGTACTCATATCTTATCTTTGAATATTATCGGTAAGCTCCAACGCCTCTCTTGTATCGAACAATCCCCTGCGCAGTAGCACTAGGATTCATCAAAATCTTAGCAGCAATACCAAAATGAACATTAGACTCAAGATCCTCAATCTCAATATTATCGCTCGGATCCACATCATTCTCTAAAAGAAAATCACGAATACTAGACAACTTATCATCCGTAAAACCATACATCTGAAAAGCATTATTCTGAACCCTAATCCACCCCATCTCAATCATAGCATAATCACGTGGATCAGAACCATCCCTGAAAAACTCCACGGCTCTCTCATCAGCACCATTCTCCAGAAGCCACTCCGCAACCTCATCAGACAGAGGCTCCAGAGGTATAATTTCAGGCGTATCTGGATCATCCAAATCCACACCGAGAGCACTGGATAAAGCAATCATCATATGATTATAATCACTAATATCCCCATCAGCAAAGGTCTCTTGACCACTATCATCAAGCCACCATTCGCCGGATATAGACTCAGCTATCTGCCACATGTTCATGTCTTATGTTTGTTTATCCGAATCGTAAATAAGCTAGGAACAACGTTGTGGTAACGTTGTTAAAAGCTAAGGGGAAAGAAATGAAAAAACTGTCTAAAGCCAAAAAAGAATGGATAAGAAGCACCACAGGATGGGACCAATACTCAAATTCCACCAAATTCTCAATAATTTATAGAGCATTATCTGGAATACGAAACCCACACCGGACAACAGAGACATTATTGGACGAGGCTCTACGAGCAGATAAGCTCCATGACGGGCATCCTCAGATAATAGTAGAAGCTATAGAGGATTTAATTCCTGATTTCTTCAAGGATCTACCTACGGAAGGAACCCCGGATATGATCAGGAAAAAGGCTTTTATTTCCGAGTTTATAACCTGTGAAGTCCGGAACGGAGAGACACGATACGATAAACCGAACCTCAGAAAAAACAAGTCAAAAGCGAAATGGGCAGATGATTTCTAACCTTCGGACTCTGCTTCCTTTACGCCTAGCCCGTGATATAGAAGCAGAAGAGCAATACCAACTTCTGGGTCTAACGTTAATATTTCTTTTCTCAAGCGCTCCTCGAGTTTGTTCTTGAATCTCAACATGTCCTCAGTAACTAGATCATATACTTGCTCTTCGATATCATCTAGATTACTGATGTTTAAACCAGTAATCTTTCTTGCATCCCTGACCAATTCGTCATAAAATCCTAGGGGGTATTTCGGGATAATGGTCCATTCGCCGGTCTCATCTGGGTCAGTATTCGGGACGACTATGTTAAGATCCATCTCGTCGCGAGGTGACAATTTACCAGACTTTCTAAGATGGTCCGTGATCTCGTCTTCCGATAGTTTGGTAATCTTCGATATCCCTCCGAGGTCAAGATTGTTATCCCAAAGCAGAGCCAAGATCTCGAGAGCTTCTTCTTTCTTCATGCCACCACCCTCCAAATGGAGAGCATGGACGAAAGTCCATGCTCTCTCTATATCATCGCTTAATGACGATGACCTCGGAACTGCTCGCAAGACAGCAACCAACAATCACCCCAAGTATGAACCAAGGCATGACGACTCCTCACATTTTATCGATGTGCTTTCTCGCAGCCTCCCTGATGGGCTCGGTGGCGATAAGCACAAGAACAACGAACCAAGGCATGGCTATCCCTCTACCCAAAGCAAGACCGCAATCGAACACGACAACAATCAAAAAACAAACGCGCCTGTCTATGTCGTTGTATCGCCGTGTCATCTAACAAACAGTCATCGCCCAATCCACAAAACACCCAACAAACATTGGCGTTCAACCCATAAACCAGATGAAGGCAATCCTGCTAGATACGCAAGAATAAAAATGAAGACTTACGAAGACAACTAATGAAGAATGGGACCCAAAGGTTCAGAATGCAAAATTGCGTCCTGAACTGTCTTTTCTTTCTCCTGTTGTCCCTCGGTCCTCATCTGTTCACCATTCAGACTCAAAGAACCACCGCCAGGAGCAGGTATATTACCGAACTTGCTCCTGACATTTCCAATCATAATCTTAGCTTCTGCAATCAGAGCTCTCTTAGTAAGTTCTCTAGCCCAAGGGCTTCTGAAATGGTTAACAACCGGGATGTATTCTATAACTACAGGAAAACTGCCACGTGGTGTTGGAAACAACCTAATCTTATTATCTCCTTTAACTTCCCATTGTCCCTCGGTACCCAATATTCGCTGACTGAATTTGCGATACGATAACAACATGTGGTAATCAAGGAGTAAATTCTGAATGCCAGTAACGTTTCCTATATTGAACAGGAAACTATTATGTACGACAAAATCGTTTGCAATTAAATTATGAAATTCTTTGGTTTCAAAATCATATGTCTCAAATTCACCAACTTCTACAATTGATGATATTTTAGCTAAGATTACAGTATCTGATTTCCTCATATAAAGGCGCTGATCAACTGTGAGGTCCTTTGCTAACTTCCAACCATTTTCACTCATAAACTTATGATTAAATGATGCAACAACAGTAGAATCATCTGCGGTTATCTCTAAACATTTCTTCATACCTGATTCTTTTCTACTGATAATCTCATCTTCTACAATATTGCCGTTACTATATGACAATATCTTAGACCCTACCTGTAGGTCTCTCGCTTGTATTTTCCCATCATACAACGAAATAAGACAATCACCGCGCAGACATTCAGCTCCAAATATGTCACCAATACGCGTGGTCGCCGGATCCCACGAAACATTCTGAACCCAATAAGCGTCCTGGGGCAGATTATAACCATTAACCAAAGGCTGAGTATTAAAGTACGCATACTTCTGTTCAGAAGGAAAGTAAGTAGCTATAAAATCACAAGTGGATCTTATAGCCTGTTCCAATTGCGGTTCTGTAATCTCATTAGCAATTACAGGGTGGCCAAGTGTCGATAATACCTCGAATTTGGTCTCGTCGTTGTTCTTACGTAGTACAACGGGTAATTTATCAGGACCAATAATAGCCATTCAAAAATCCTCCTTTCCTATTTTTAATTTACATAAAGAAAGGAGACAGACGAAAGGAGAAAATATGGCCGAATACAAGATAGAATACCAGAAAATAGACCAAGCACGATCTTTCCCGATACCCACATGGTCAGAAAAATTCGAAAAGATCGACGACGAATGGCTATGGATCTGGAAACAAGACCCAAAATGGTCCTTCCCCCTACAGGAAGTAAGAGACAATTATAAACTAGCATTACAATGCTCAAGAGATATACTCGACATATTCACAGAAGCAGCCGAAAGAACAAAAAGAGAAATATCTCTCAAACACAAATGTCCAAACTTCAACTTAACAGAAATAGAAGCCGGAGAAACAGGAGCAGAATTCTGCAGATGCTTTCCAGAATGCGAAAACAGACATGAAAAAGCCGAAAAACTCGAAGAACACATCTACACCTGGTCCGAATTACTCTGCACCACCATCGGGGTCTAGCATGATTGGCGGGATCATCATAGAAGTAGCAGAAACAGACAACAAAATCTTCGTAGACGTACATAGCACAATAAACACCCAGACCATCGGAATACTACTCGAAAAAGACGAAAACAGTTCCCAAATAGAAATCGGGGACCTGGTTTGGTGGCATGGAAAATATGCATTTTGGACACCAGCAGAAAACCACACCAAAAGCAGAATGCAACTCAAATGCAACTTCGACTATGACGTACAACTAAATAAAATAGGACCTAGCGGAGTGATATTGCCCAACAGACCACAAGACAGAGTATATAAGGGATGAAATGAATACCAAAATACCAGGCATATGCGCCAAGAAACTCCACATAAAGAAAGACTGTGTAGAATTTAGAGGGAAACAGGGTGTTATATCAAACAGGAAATATCAGAATGTTTAGAGGAGTGTATAAATGAGGACAACAAGAATTCTGAGGTGTATGTAGTTGTGACAGTGAATCACAAGGCCACCATGGCTCAGCGGTAGAGCAGTGCCTTAGTAAGGCTCAGGTCGCAGGTTCGAATCCTGCTGGTGGCTCTTTAAATTGGGAAGTGAAAACCACCCTCGCCATAAATAACACCATTAACTTCCATCTTAAATACATCTAAAGAAATTATAGATTCCAATTTATTCTTTAATTCCGTTACGATAGCGTCAAGTTTTATATCAGGCTGTCGGAAACCATTATGTAGACTTGGCCCAGTCTTGAATTCGCCCGAGTTTATAACAGTTTGTGTTCCTACTGGAGTTCCGGGGACTAGGGTATCGGCCATAGCACAATAATGCCCACTTATTGTGAAACGGGCTGGTCTATCACCGAATTGTCTAGTAAATGCGACTGGTTTGGCGAAGTAAAAGGGCAGGTCCGTACATACGTCATCATCAAGCAGAGCTTCTATTGTGTCTGCTTGTCGTTCTAGATCACGTATGGTCTCGAACCTCTTGCCACGTATCGGAACCACCCTAAGATATGCCGTAAATGGGACCTTCCTGTCTAATGGCCCATGTGGCTTCGTTCCTGGTGCTTCTGATAGTTGTTGTGGCATTGGTACACCTTACCATTGTCGGAGCAACGTTTTTACACGTTGCTCCGTTTTTATTCAATGGTTAAGAGGCTCTACGCAGTGAAGGCGTCGCTGGGACAAGCAGTCCGAAGCTCGCCGTACAGATCGTCAGTGATGTTGGCCTCTGTCTTCTGGATTTGGATCTCACGGGGGTTGCCCGGAAGACGTACCGGAAGATCAAGACCGCTGACGCCTGCGTATACCTCGCTAAGGGTGCACGGATCACGCGGCGCAACAACAACCGGATGACCGTAACGGAACGCATCCGTCCGGAAACTGGAATCACG